TAGCTTGTGCGTTCCTTATACTCCCGAACACGTTGCTTATGTTCTTCCTTATGTTCTTGATAATACTTTTTACTGCTAGCGGGTGCAGTATATTTTTTCAAATGAACCTTCGTTTCTTCAAGTTCAGTTTTGAGTTGTTCATTTTGTTTCTCCAACTCGGCAATACGTAATATTAATTCTTCTTGGGACATTGTTAGTATATATGGTAAGGATATTTTTATATGTCTTTCACAATTTACTTTTGAACATAACTTTTGTTTCACTTAATTTTGTCTTATTTGGTGTATACATTTTCAAATAGACATTCGCTTCTGTTAATTGATTTTGAAGTTGTTGGTTTCGTTTTTCCAATTCAACAATACGCAATCGCAGTTCACCTTCAGACATCTTTACTGTATATGACCTGTTATGTTTATCCCATTTTCAAAAAGTAAATCAAGACATACATTCAAATTCGCACTTTGAATATATTTCATATATAGTATCGTTCATACTCCAGCTATTTTCTTCCATAATATCTTGATTGAAATCATTATCTTCATTATCATATCCATTACAAACATACATCAATTGTTTAATTTCCTCTATTTCTTCAACTGTATACGATTCTTCATTTTGTATTTTATGTTCAAAATCCCATCCCATCCCTACTTCTTCTACTGAAGCATTCCAATCATTTACTATAATATGGTCTTTTTGTAATAATTGTTCCTTTTCTTCATCCGTTATTTCAAACTGAAATACACCGTCATCGCATTGCAGTGTGTATAGCACAGTCACACTCTTACCATTGGATAATTGGTTCGTCCAATATTCCGTTGTATATATTGATGATCTATCTAATGGAGATACTTGGTATACTTGCAGTTCTTCCATAATTATTATATATCTGATGTATACTTTATCCCATTTTCAAAAGTAAAATTGAAAGGATACAATTATCATACAGTATACCCAACAAGTCAAGAAAATGGAATGGTCTTATAGTCAAGATAGAATGATGTCGTCTCTTGAGCGACTATGTGAACCACCAAAAACAAGAAAATGGTATGAACATTATGCGTGCTTTATCAGAAAGATTTATTGATAAAATTGAATAAAAATGATCAAAATCATCTGTAACTACCAAACATCGAACCAATCATGAACTACACATTTAACCTGAACACCACTGCGTGTAAACCGTTAAGTGTTACTTGCAACGGAAATACTACAATGAAACACTTGCGAGAATTGTTGTTTGAAGAAATCAAAATAAATACTGTATTTACGGAAGACGACATATTGGATATCTTTATACCGAAGACACAATCAAGCGAAACACTGTCTATACCGACGACAAATGATGTTGTGAAGGACTTTATTCCAATGAATCGACATTTCTTTCCGTTTTCTCCAGATACGAAAAATACATATACGTTGTATGCGATCGACCGGATGTACAGAGAACGAATCGACCCACCAGTAGATACTGCTGTTCAACATAGTCATAATGCGAGAAGAGAAATCAAAACAAACCATTCGGAGGGATTTATCCAATCAACCAAAAGAATGTTGTCTCTATGGTAAAGAAAATAAAGAAAATAAAGAAAATCATAAAATAAAAAATACAATCATCTCATTGATGATTGCATTTTTTAGTTTCCAAAGTAATTATTCACATGTTCAATGTGATGATATTGTTTTACCAAAGAACAGGATTGTAATAAGGGTATCCGCCCCAATAAGGACGATAACCTCCCCACCCCCAACGAGGGTATCTATATCCGCCATAAAATGGTCTTCCGTAATGTCCATGACGCCTTCCGTGATATCCTCGTCTATGCATACTTATACATTCACCTAATACTATTTCTTATAACAAAATAATAATTAGCACACCAGTTATGCTTACAAAATGTAAATAAAAAATACATTATTACTATACAGGTTACACAATTCTATTTTTGTATTTTTCTACTCATCGCTTGAAAATAAACGACACATATTATTTGCTTCCACATTGTGCTCGGGTGTCTTGAACAACTGAATGATCATATTATCATCTCTGAACCGAACGCTGTAATCTTGTTGGATATTGTTGCGACCAATTCTGCCCAATGCTTGAAGTGTTTTCTGTTGCGTCATGTTGGTCAAGTCTTTCCCAATAAATCCATGACAAAACTGATAGTTGGTTCCATATATATAATCCGATGAGGCAATGATAATAAAGAGTCTCTGTTCGGAAGCCAAGCGTTTCATCAGTTCCATATATTTCACATCCACATTTTCAATGAACATACCAATCCCCAGAAGCAACAATACTTTAAAATGATTATCGATGTTCAGCGACATAATATCACGCGTATGTTCTTCGTCCAATGATGCAGTGAACGCATTTTCACACACTTCTTTGTCTGGTGTCCATAACTTTTGATGAGCAACTGAATTCGGTACATATGTCGGATCGAGTGAAATTAGTTTGATTTCTTTACGCATTTTTTCGATTTGGTTCATCCAATGTTGCGATTCATGACATAATCGTCCACTTTCGCGTGCGCTTGTCGATTCGTTATCGGCTCCCATTTTGGTCTCCTTGTTTGCGATTTCTCCTTCCAGATATGTGATTTTGTTAATAATATCGTCGTTCTTGGAAATATTATGCAATATGCTCTGGAACATCACTGTGGGGATATTCGATTGTTGAATGTAGAAATTACCTATCTTCTTTACATCTTCGGATAAGAATATCGTTGGTCCATCGGTTAATGTGTGCGCATCTGACGTAGTGAGCAGTATACCTTTGCTATTTGTATTTGCTTTTGCAGTTTGCGTTGGTTCACCGTGCGTGCTACTTGTTCGCTTCAATGAGGAACCACCAGAATAAGATGATAGACTTTTGGTCTTTCCCAATCCATTTTGTGTAACACTATCCAGGTTGGACAGCTGAGTATTTTTCATATGATGATAAATAGTTTGCCAGTCTTCAGGTTTGCAATGAGACAATACTTCCAAATAGTATAATTTAATTGAATTCATAGTCACGTCCACAATATTTTCGAAGTGAGATTTAAAATCGACTGACGCCAATAGATAATCGTTTGAAGACACGTAATCAATAAATCGAATAATTTCCTGTAAATCGAAATAGCGCAACAAGGTTAAGTGATCTTTGCAATAATCAACGCAATCCATAATGTCCACATAATTTTCATACAATAGATGAGGGAGTACTGAGAAACCGCTTTTGTTTAATATTGGGATCGATTTGCGACAATCATAACTATTGATTGTATGAATTTCTGCAGTTTCAAACTTGCTTTGGAAATCAGAAAATACTCCCGCCAATTCTTGTTCACTCGGCAAAGTTGCGCACGATAATACCATATTCGGGATCTTATTTTCTTTCCAATTGTTATGAATAATGCTATGCAATTCGTGTTCACCATAATCCATTGTAATCGTTGGCTCGTCCCAATATGTGACCAACTTGTCTACTGAATTGAAGCCTAGCATGTAATTCATCGAGATCAAATAAGACTGTACATCACATATCATTATCTCTACATTCGTTCCCACACTATTGTCTACCTTACCAATTCCACCTGAGCGACGGTGTTTGGTGTAGTTTACCGCCGAGAAATAATGCAAACGAATATCAGTTTCATCCTTGCATCCAAATGCAAAAGCAACCTTCTTCTCTACTGATATGCTTGCTTTTGCGAGAGCCAAACCAATGTGCCTAGCCACACATACGAAAATAATGCGCTTTCCTTCTGATAGTCCAACTGGTGAAATCGTTTTGCCCGTTCCTGTTGGTGCAGTATACAACACAAGTTTGGAAGAAGGTTGCTCGTCATCTGAACTAAATAGTTGAAATAGTTTTTTTTGGTGTTCAAATAGGGTTAAATCTTGGTATTTTAATAGATAGGCGTTACGTTCAATGAAATTATAGGCATTTTTCATAATATCGTTTGCGCTCGTTTTTCGCTGTGCATATACCAAATAATGCTCGATGTTATGCAATACGTGCTTGTTTATATGCCGAATACTGTTTTGTTCTAGTTGACGAATAGTATACAAATACAATGCGAATTGCGGTTTGTTTTTGTGCAAATTTTTTAACAATTCATGGAACAACTCCAATAGAACAAATTCATAAATATATTGTTTGTTTTCTTTGATATTTGCCTCCAAGTTTGTAATGCGGATCATGTCCGCACTCTTTAATTTTTTTAGTTGACTTCCTTGCAAGTTGGTGATTTGTACATTCATATTTTTTCCATATTTTTTCATTGTTTTCTCCATTGTTTCTTTGAAATAGCGGTCGTACAACAACAACTCGACTTCATCGGTTTGTTCGATTTTAGTAAAAGAAAACAAGGATTGGTTTTTATTGCTGTGTATATCTAGATGATGAAATCCCTTTATCATCATTTTCAAAATCGCTTTCTCTTCCGAAGAAGAAGGGACCTCAATGGATTCCCATTCACTTTTTGATAACTTGTTTTGACGAAGATCCATTTTAAACGGTTGAATATAATAATTACTTACTATGAATATATCCACTCAATTTGTATAAATCAATTTTATAGTCAGTTAAATGGTTTAAAAATTGCGCCTGCTATATGATATATTAATATGGATACGTCCTATCTGAATTCAATCAGTTACAATGATACCATTCCGTTTGTTTATCCAATTCAATATGGTAAAGTTATCAAAGTATATGATGGCGATACCATCACAATTGCTGCACGCCTACCTAACACAGATGGTCCAACATACCGTTTCTCTGTTAGGTTGAACGGCATTGATACGCCTGAAATTCGTGGAAAGTCTGACGCAGAAAAGGAATTGGCGTATTTCGTCCGCGATGCTCTTTCCGAGCGAATTATGGGAAAAATTGTTGAGTTGCGTAACGTTGCTAACGAAAAGTATGGTCGCATTCTGGCTGATGTGTACTTGGGCGAAGAACATATCAACGGATGGTTGGTAGACGAAAACTTCGCCGTAGTTTATGATGGAGGAAAGAAACACAGACCCACCAGTTGGGATTAAAATCGTGATTTGGGTTTATATTTTAAAATATCCAACAATGGTTTTGTTGTTGGAAAATGTTCATCTCCATAAATATCTTGTAAACATAACCATTCAAACAATCCTCCTTGGTACATAAACACACATTGAAACCCCAGAGAAGTTATTTGATGGTATTTCTTTTCTACAGCACGATCGTGGGTATTTTCGCCATAAATAATTATTTTTTTACCAGAAAAATCATACTGATTCATTAACGCATTTATCTTTTCTTCTTCTTGCTTGTAATACATAGTCGTTGTGATCAAATATTCCTGATCACCTTCTTTCAGTGTATTAATCACCAGAAAATCGTCTGGGTGTTGAATTGCGTATTGTATATCTTCAAAAGAGACAGTTTGTATTTCTTTTTTAAATATTTGACTTAACATTCATTTGATATTAATGTTAAGTTGTTGTTTCTATATTTTTTTCAAGCCCTATATTTTTGTAATTTGTACATTTTTCTGTAATGCAAAATATTCAACCAAGTCGTCGTTTTTATAATCGTCTATGTATCGAATTTCCGAAACACCTGCTGCTAACAATAGGCGAGTACATACCAAACAAGGATAATGTGTTATATACACAACGCAGTCTTTGCAAGATACCCCTCTATTCGCACAATCGCATAAAGCGTTTTGTTCTGCATGGATGGTTGCTTGTTCGTGATTGTCGCGAACAATACTTATATGTGAACAATCTGGTAAAAATCCATTGTAACCTTGGCTTACTATTCGATTGTCTTTTACAAACAAACACCCAACTTGCAGTCGATTGCAAGGTGACCGTCGAGAAGTGACTTGGACTATTTCTTTGAAGTAATCATTCCAATTTGGTCGACTATTTGAAGTCATTGTAATACTGTCTAATATGCGTTTATATGACTTTATCCCCCTATAAAATTGATTTATGTATAGATTTTTATGTAAATTCAGTCAATACAACCATGTTCACGTCCCAGTTTTATTTTACCAGTGCACTCGTTACAATATTAAGTGTATATAGCATCGATGTATATAATGTAACCACTATCGAATCGTCATTAAGTGCATTTGGTTCCTCCATAGATATAAACAACCATACTCTTGTTATAGGTAGCGTTGGTCGGTATTCAAACATAGGGAATTATGCTACTATTTATCGTAAAAATAATAACACATGGGACTTTGCACATAGCACGGAATTATCAAATAAAGGATGGTTCGGTTATGCATTGTCTATAAATAACCATTATTGTGCGGTCGGCGGATATGCTTCAGATAAAGTATACGTATACAAAGAAAATGAAGATACGAATGATTATTCAAACAATGTGTATCAAACAATATCTAAAACAAGTAGTCATGAATATGGAAAATCGTTATCACTTAGTGATTATTATATGATAGTGGGTGCTCCATCTGGGAACAATTATGCATATATTTATCAACTACAAGATGATACATATACTTTGGTGAGGTCAATTACAGAATATTCTACCGAATCGGGGTTTGGGTTATCGGTCGATATAACAGATGACTATGCAATTGTTGGTTCGAATAATAAAGTATTTATATTTACAAACAATGGTCAAAAGTGGGACAATGTGGTTGAAATAGATGGTTATACTCAAGAAACAAACTTTGGGTGCAATGTGGTTATACAAAACGAATATATTGTAGTTGGTGCATATGGCGTAAACAAGGTATTTGTATTTACCCAAACGAGTGAAGGCACTTGGAATAAAAATGCGTGGCGCGTGATTGATCAATATGCCGACACAAGTGAATTTGGTTATTCACTTTCTATCCATAATTCGATGCTTCTTGTAGGAGCACGTGGAGCAAAAAAAGCGTATTTGTTTGATAATTTTGTTCATAATATTTCAAGCGTTACAGTAATTGACGGGTTTCAAGACCAGTCTGGTTTTGGTAATGATGTTGCATTGATAGATACGTATATCGCGATTGCTGCAAAAAATATGAACAAAGTATTCTTCTTTGAATTGCATTATGATGATCCCACTTCTATACCCACTTCTATACCCACTTCTATACCCACTTCTATACCCACTTCTATTCCCACTTCTATTCCCACTTCTATTCCCACTTCTATTCCCACTCATTATAATAAACATACGATGCATAATATAAGCAAACAAGGTAATCCGAATTATATGCTCACAGTTGGTGTAATCATCGCAATTTTAACAGTTACTATTTTGTGTTCATTTTATATTGTTCGTCTATGTAAAAAATATAAAACCGTTGGTGTAGAAGACAACTCGAACCTATCAACCTTCACATTTGCAAGTATTTATAACTTGGAAGAAGGATGGGGCAAAACTGTCCATCCAATACATCCTCAATGCGATTCAGATGAAGAGTCCCAAACGACCACGCCTATGCATGAAAAATACAAACAATTATCTCTTCCATTCATTGTGTAATTTATTCAATTGCCTCGTCTAATTCTGTTTGTATGTCAGATGGTTGACTTTATAATGTATTTAATGAACTCTCTTCCTCTTCCTCTTCCTCTTCCTCCTCTATCATTTTATCTTTATCTACTACATTAAACTGTATTCTATCCATCAAATAAGCAGAATAAAATATATTTTTCTTCGTGTTCACAATGTCGCAGGTCTCCTTTACTTTCAGCGCCATGAATAAAATATTAGTCAGATACACCGTAAATGTCTTATCATCTAAATAATTCGTATATACGACATATCCACTTACACCCGCGTTCAATGCAAACGCAGACAATGCGAGATAGCCAGAATGTAAGTAATAACCATCATACGCCAATATAGATTCCTTTTTATTTGCAGGCAGTTTCACCAATGCTTCTCCTACCGACTCGTTATCGAATGCGAAGTGCTTGTCTACTTCTAAATAGTTGATCAACTTATTTTCACGCTTAATTTCGACTATATACATAATAAGAAAACAAACCAATGCATATGCATTCAGAGCAATGGCGGTATTATAAACTTCGGGTACAACTGTAGTATTTTCAAACATATCACAGATATGGTCGTCACACTTTTGAGGAACAAACATTAATAACATAGACCCCATGAGAACACGATAGAGTTCAAGTACGAAACTTACATATACCGCGGATTTTTGTTTGAAATCTTGGTCAGACACGATTGTCTGAATATTTTCAGACAACTCTTTGATTGAGTTGCGTTTTACCATTTGTGTTGTCTCGTCTTCGGACATTTATTATATATTTAATATAGAATAAAAAAATTGTTGATGACTTCATAACATCATAAAATTGAAATGAAAAATATTTGTTGGATTAATGTATATACAAATTAAGCAACATGACGCTTCCGTTGATCATTAATATTGAGGGGAATATTGGGACGGGTAAGTCAACTATTTTGCAAAAATTAAAGGAGGTATTAGAGGTTCATCATAAAGACAAAGTGTTGTTTCTAAAAGAACCCGTCGACAAATGGGATACCATCAAAGATAGTAATGATACTACTATATTGAAACACTTCTATCAAGATTCCGAAAAATATGCATTTCCCTTTCAAATCATGGCTTGTTGCACACGGATTACAAATTTGAAAAACGCCATTAAAAAAAATCCCCAATGCACTGTTATTATTTGCGAACGGTCCATCGAAGCCGACGCCAATATATTTGCTAAAATGTTATATGATGATGGGGTAATGAATGAAATGGAATACAAAATTTACAACTTATTTTACGATGAACACAAAGATTTGTATCAACCTACTGGGTACGTCTATTTAGATACAACTGCAGAAATTTGTTTAGGGCGAATTGAAAAACGTTCTCGTGACGGGGAAGCTGGAATTGCGCTCGAATATTTGCAGCGTTGTCAGCAGTATCACGACGTTTGGTTGAAAAACAAGGAGTTAGATATTCCTGTATTAATACTCGATACGAACAAAAATGTAAATTATGATAATGAAGACGACGAAGAAGGGGATAAATGGGTAACCAAAATTAGCGATTTCATCACACAGTTAACAAACAAATATTTTCTGAACCATTCAAATCGTTATCAACCCGATAATGCATTTGATAAATCACCGGATTGGGCAATTGCGTTCCCATAAATATAAATATTTCTATTAATTAAATTTTACTATTATTTTTACGCTTTCCTTTTTTATGCATTTGCACGCAGATATGGACAATTCTTCCCGTTTTTTTCTTGTTTTCGACTTGTCGCCTTGCTTTGTCTCGTCAATGCTATCTTTTCTTTTGGATGTGCTGTTACGATTATTCATATCTTGCTCAATGTGTTGATAATGCTGGTCGATGTAATCAATCACATTGTGTTGCAACGCCCATTTGAAAAAATTTAATTGACCCAACGTGGTCTCCATGTACATATTGTTGTTATATGGAATTGAAATGCGTTCCCATCTACAAAAGGGGTCGAACCTTTTCTTGGAATATGCTTTCAGTTTCAACTTGTATTCATTGTATACCTTGAACCGAACATTCTCTTCCTTTGTTCCGAACAATACAGACATTTCATACACTGTAAAATATTTTTTCGCATAATTTGTTACAAACCAATCAACAATTCGCAAGGAAATGTTTGATTCTCCATTCACTATATTAATTATCTTTTGCAAATTTTCAGTATTTGTATAAAACTCTTTCAAACTGTCGAATAATAGATCTTGCTGTGTGTGTAATGTTGTTGTGTGTAAAGACATATTGTATAGAACAATAAAAATATTTATATGTATTATTTTTAAATAAATATTTTTAGATTTGCATCGAATAATGCATTATGTATTTTTATTATAGAATAGTTCCTTTACACAAGCAACAGTTGTTCGCGCACGGACTTTTGGATAAAATGCAGCTTTTATAGCATCCTAGACAAATTTTATGCCCACACGATGGAACAATGTAATTGTTAATGCGGATGCCTTCATAACATATTGGACATTCTTCGTCATAATGCCTGTCTTGTGCAACTTGTGTCCATTTGGCTATCTTGTTTTCCAGATCACTTAACATATTGCGTGTTTTCTGTTCTTCAATGTGCAATCTAACCGGTGTTTGCATTGCATTTATATTGGATCCATAATCTACATTTGAATGATAGAGGAGGTTGTAGGTTTTGTGTAGTTGATATATTTGTGTATTGCTCATGTTGGTATTTTTGACTACTTTTCACAACAGTAGAGGCAGATTGATCAATTTTATCCTCTAAAAAGGTCATAACAAGCCATTCGTTACAATGCCGTCCAATTTATATTGTTTCATATAATTCAATATGTATTCGTCCGTACAAGTATACGCATACACATAGATACCCTTTTCGTGTAACATTTCGATGCTTTCATGGTCCAGAGCGGTCCAGTCTACACATACGAAGTGTACGTTCTTACATAACAATTCAAGTTGGTTTTTATCATATAAGTTCGCAGTAGAAAACCCTATTTTTACAGGCAATTGAGATTTTAATAATGGTTCAACAAATTTGCAGTTGAAACTGCTTATGTAAATACGTCTTAACTGTCTACTAGAAAATCGAGAACGAAGCATCTCTATCAGCGGATAAATTACATTCTCGTCGCCTTTGATATCCAAATATATCTTGATTAAATCTACTTTCACCATATCCAATACTGTATCTAACGTCACTATGTCTTCGTTCAGTAATTCTTTTCGTGTATAATTTTGTATGGGTTTGTTATGCAAATAGGTATCGTGGAATATGATAATTTCACCAGTTTTGCATAACTGTATATCCATTTCCACCATATCAAATCCATAATAAATAGCTTCTAAAAAGGATGGTATATTATTGTCTCCACATTTATCGGAATATCCTCGATGGGCGATCTGTATCATGAATATGCCTTATTATATTGATGATACAAAATAAACGAGCAATAAATGAACACGAAATAAAACGAGCAATCTCAAAAAATTTCCCGATGATGTAAGATAGGGGTCCTTAGCAAAGGTCGTCTACCATAATTATAAAAAACTAATATTTTGAAAAAGACGTGTCAAGGATAAATTATAAAAGGTTGTATTATTTTTTCAAACTCTCTAGAATTTTTTGCACTTTTGGACATTCTTAAAAATGTCCAATTTTCATTTTTGTGAGAAAGTCTTGAGAAAGAAAAAGTTAAAAAATGGGTTCATAGCATAATGCAGTGATTTGAGTTTTTATATAAAACATTTGGCTGCATACTTTTTTTTATAAATTATTCAAAAACGATTTAGGCATTTTTTATGTTGCTAAAATATAGCAACGCACGCAACATACAAAAATGCCGAAAAATGCCGAAATTTATAGTTGTGAAAAATGCAACTTTATATGCAGCAAAAAAAGTAATTATGATAAACATTTAACCACAGCAAAACATAAATCGGCAACAGAATCGCAACCAAAAAATGCCGAAAAATGCCGCTTCATATGTGATGGGTGTAATAAGGAGTACAAAGACAGAACTGGTCTATGGCGTCACAGTAAAAAATGTAATTTACAAATTCCAGAAGAAGTTTTATATGAAAAATCGCAAGTCGATATGGATATTGTTCCGCCTAATAGCAATTCAAACATTTTATTAGAATTAGTTAAACAAAATCAAGAATTAATGACCAGCAATCAGGAATTCAAAGAATTAATGGTAGAACAACAAAAAGACAATCAGGAATTGCAAAAACAATTAGTGGAAAGTGTAAAACATAGTAGTCAGACAATTACAAATAATACGATAAACAATAACCAAAAATTCAATTTGAATTTATTTTTGAATGAACAATGTAAAGATGCGATGAATATGTCCGATTTTTTGGATAACATGACTTTAGATATAGAGGATTTAACAGAAACGGGAAGACTGGGGTACGTGAATGGAATCTCTCGAATTTTAGTAAATAAGTTGCGCGAAATTGATGCATATAAACGACCGATGCATTGTACGGATTTGAAACGTGAAACGTTGTATATTCGTGAAAATGATTCTTGGTCAAAAGAAGATAATTCAAAACAAACAATCAAGGACCTAGTGGATCGCGTAGCGAATAAAAATTGTAAAACTATGCGTCAATGGACAGAAATACATCCAAATTATACAGAAATGGATACGCCAGACAATCAAGAATTTATGAGGTTGTCCGATACAGTATTAGGCGGATTTGGAGAGATGGAATCAAAACAATTCCGGGATAAAATTATTCGAAATGTAATCAAAGATGTGACTGTAACCAAACTGTAATTCGCAGCATATTTTTTTATATTCTTATATCAAAGATGAGATTGGGTTGGATTACTAGTATACTTATCATAGCATTAGGTATCAGTCTGATATATAATGCGAATATACAAGAACCGATGACTTCTACAGAAATGGAACAAGCCATGGCTTACGATGTGAAAAATGAATTTAAGAAAGGTGAAATACAGTCTTCGCCAGAAATTGCAGAATTTGAAGTTGTAATACAGGTTAACCAAAATAATAATAGTAATGCGACACAAGATAATAATGAGTTTAGCAAAAAAAATAATGATATAGTTTATAATATGGGTTGTGTATTAGAAAAAGAAACAGAAGCAAATGTGAGAGAACCATCTACTATAAAAAAAGGAGAAGTAACAAACGTCAAATTGCCTATGGAAACAAATAAGTTGAATAGTTATATTGCTCTTTCTCCCAAAGACGGAAAGTATTTTCCAAGTAGTTTTCAATTAAAAATTACCAACAAGGTAGATGTAAACAAATACAATTACGAACTGTGGGGAACCACTCCTGGAATAGAAGGTGCCCCCTCCAATGGGGTGTTGACCAGCAACAACATTACATCTATGCCTTATCCTACTGATTTATATGAGGTAAAAGGGACCAATTTAGTAATTGGAAATATTGATATAGGCAATAAGGCTTTGAATATCATATCTATCGGGAACATTTTCGATGAAAATTTCAATATCGTTGGAAATGTAGATAGTTTAAACAACGATATCATTATCAATTGCGATAAAGCAGAGAATATCACCGGATTACTTATTTATATTGGTGCCCCCGTTCCCATTCAATAATAATGTTATTATCAAACAACATTATTATATTTTACCTTTTTCGCTATTTACAGACCCTTTTTGTAATCAACCACATAAGGATTGGACTGAAGGTTCAACATCATTTCAGGTGCAGTGCGCTCCATCTGGATATTTGTGTTATATTCTTTCACGTTTCCAGACAATACGCCCATACCAGACACGTCGGGTGCTTTATAAGGCATATTTCCGCTAATTGAACGCTCATTCTTTAACATTCCATCTCGTTCTTTCTGTCTCATATTCACATCGCTGTTCAACAAAGACATGTTGCCTTTTACCATATAACCATCGATTGTACTGGATTTGATATCATTGTTGCGTTGATTGTAACCAGCCTCATAGGAAGTAGTTTGGCGAGCGCCTGCTCCCGCTCCGGCATTACCAGCGTAGTAGAAGTTACCCGTTTCGTTTCTTGTAGTATCTGCGACTTGATGATCGGTAACATTATATGCACCGCCGCGTTGGTTCGCATTTACATTCATATGAAATTTGGAATTTTCGGTGGTTTCGCGAATAGTAGGTGCAGGTTTATCCGCAGGATTGAATACATAACTTTGCGACACAGATGACCCAGGATTTTGATAAGGACGCATTGTACCAATCATATTTTCCTTACGAGAAGGTTTCAGCATATCCAATAATGGCGCAACTGCTGCACCTATACTGCTACCAACTACTCCGAAATATCCATCATTTTGGTTAGCAGAGCGATTGTTCGTATATGCCTTATTAGAACGAATGCTGTAATCATTATCACCTGCGCTACTGCGACCTCTCGCATTCGCAACGCCTACAGGTACAGCCCCGAATTGTTGATTATGCGAAGGCATATATTCACCTGGAACATAGGCAGCATCGTGTTGAGCACCTGCAATGCCTGCATAATCGGTGCTTGTTTCAGGACGCGTGACGTGACTTTCAACTGGAATAGAACGAAGAGAATGTCCTTTTTCTAAACCACCGGTTACGAAGAGTCTTCCAATGTCGTTTCCTCCGACATTACGTTCATCCAATGCGAATGCACGTTCAGGTCGATGTTTTTCCATTATGCCCATTTGTTCAGCAGTAGCAATGTGTTTGATATGACTATTAGCAGGGCCTTCGTGGCCCATGAGAGACACACCAGATGCTCTTGGATTGCTATCAACACGAAGTTCATCCACCGTTTTCGGTTGCCATGCCTCGCGGTTCATCATTCCCGAGTTGAAACCGTCCGCACCTTCCGTTGTATATCCTAAACCTAATCCAGGGGCAACTTGTTTCTCTTCAAAAGGATTTACATTGGACATTTTCATACTGGGGTTGATGCGAGATTTTACAAATTCGGTTTGATTAGGTGCTCCGTGTGCCCATTGCAGATTGTCTTCTGGTGTAAATAGAGGCGATTGTTCTTTTTTGGTAATGTCTTGGGAGCCAGTGCCTGTATAAGAATCCAATAGACCTTCGTATGAATTTGCGTCTTTCACCGTACCGCGAATATTTCCGCCGAAATAAGGGGTCATGTTGTTATGTTCAAAGTAGTTTCCAGAAACACGTTGACCATTCATTGAAACGTAGTCTAGATTGTTTGATTCATTTGAACTCGATTGAGGTGGTTGAAAATACTTATCCGTATATACGCCAGATTGGTTATTGAACTTATTCAGAACAGTTAATTCAGCGGTATTGTCCAAATCAGATGATTCCACGCGATCTGCTTGCAAGTAATTTGCGTCCGGGATATTTGTATTGGGCAAGTCGTTCTGATTTTCAAAATTTTCTTGATTTTTTTCTTGTTTGGTTTGTTTATCCACTAAATACAAACCTGTTAAAGCAAATAATGGTACAACAACTTCCATTTATATTATGTAAATATAAATTTATATATGATATTTACAAAACATTACTTTTCGTTTGATACATTGCATCTTTATACACACTTGTCGATTTTGCCGTTTGTGCATATGGAGGAACCAGTCAAATAAAATGGATTGCTATTTTGAACAACTGGAACCTTGGGTTTGAAATTGTCTTTCTCTAAAATTCTAGATTGAAGATTGTTAGGGAATTTTTTCTCGAGGTTTGCTTGCGGATTCAGAATAGGTTCTTCCCATCGCATTTGTTCTAAATCTCTGTATTTCCAAGCGGGATGCGTGGATCTCGTTTCATCAACAAACGGAGCAGATTCACGATAGTTGATTGAAGAAGATGATGCAGATTGTAAATGGTGATTATTTTTATTCACTAAATCACGGTTCAAGGGTCGGGTTAGACCAAGCAAGTCACTCTCGAGATTAATAGTGTTATGTCGAAGGTTTGCTCCCCACTTTTGTAGTCTTAATTGCGGGTCCTGTACAAAAGGAAGGTCAACGCCTTGTCCTGGGGTATTCAACATATATCTTCCAGTGTAGGTAGTTTCTTCAAGTTGTTTTTTTATACGGTAAGGGTCATCACGAAACCGAGTAAATGACATATTTATAAACTACTATATAGTTAGAAAAAATAAAGTTAAAGAGTGTTTTTTATCACTACATATAAAAATGCCTAAAATATGCCTGAATATGATAGTGAAAAATGAGAGCAAAATTATCACACGATTTTTTGATTCGGTTCTCCCGTTTATAGATGGCTACTGTATATGCGATACGGGAAGTACAGATAATACTCGTGAAATCATTCAGTCCTATTTTCAAGAAAAGAATATACCAGGCAAGATCGTTGAAAAAGAGTTTGTGGATTTTTCTACAAATCGAAATTATGCTCTGTCTGAATGTATTTCAATGAAAGATATGGATTATGTCTTGTTATTAGATGCAGATATGAAACTATGTGTCGGAAATATGGATATTTCTGCATTCAAACAAAATATGCATCATGATACGTATTTTTTATTTCAAGGCAATGATCAATTCTTCTATAAAAACGTACGCATTGTGAGAAACCGCCCCGAATATAGTTATTGGGGAGTTACACACGAATATATGAGTACACCCAATGGTTGCAAACAAGACACTATACAAAAAAACGACATGTTCATCCACGATATTGGAGACGGCGGTGCAAAAGACGACAAATTCGCACGCGATATCAGACTACTGAAAAAAGGATTGGAAAGTAGCCCGAATAACGAAAGGTATTTGTTCTATCTCGCAAATAGTTACCTGGATTCTGGACAATACCAAGGCGCAATTGATACATACAAACAACGGATAAAGGTAGGCGGATGGAAAGAAGAAGTGTGGTATTGTTATTATTCTATAGGTAGGGCATATAATTTGTTGTTCACGTCAGACAATATGCGCAATTCGAATTACATATTTCATGCAGTACATTATTGGATGGAAGCATATAACTACTATCCTGATCGCATTGAGAACCTATACGAAATTGTAAAATTATATCGAGAACAAGGCAAATATAATTTGGCGTATCAGTTTTATTTAATGGCGGATTATCAACGCAAACATCATTATAGCGACGATCACTTGTTTCACGCAAAATCCATATATGACTATAAATTAGATTACGAATTGTCTATTATGGCGTTCTATGTAGATGTAAAACCAACTGATATTCATAAGAATATTTATCGATTGTTATCCAACAACGTGATTGACGATACTATATTCAATAACATCTTGTCTAATTATAAATTTTATACACCTCGTCTACGTGATCTCGACAAAGGAGAACATCCTCAGAACAAAATACAAGATGTGTGTCGCGAGTTTGTAAAAACAAACCCGGGGTTCTCGATGTCCACTCCTTCTATCGCTATGACCGAAGCAGGAGAACTTGCAATGAACGTCCGTTATGTGAATTATAAAATAAATGAGAAGGGTGAATATATCAATAAAGATAAAATCATCAGTAGAAATGTGATGTATGTTCTCGACCAACAAGGGGAAAACTTGAGAACCTCCTTCAATGTCCAACATGACGCCCAGTATGATGGATTGTATGTTGGCTTAGAAGATATAAAATTAATAGACAATGACGGCCATTTGACGTATATATGCAATCGAGGCATACAACCCAATAAAATACAAGTCGAATATGGCTTGATTGAGGCATCAGGAGTTTGCTCATCTAGACTGTTAGAACTAGAACATCAACATCCAATAGAAAAGAATTGGGTTCTCTTTAAGAACAAAAATAACTCTTCTCTACAATTCATTTACAACTGGTGCCCTTTGCAAATAGGAACGTTCCTAGACAAGTCAGAAACCAATGATACGAGAACCCATAATTCATTTATTTCAGAAAAACATAATACGCCGCGTCTATTTCAACGAGTAAGGGGGTCAACAAACGGCATTGTAGTAGATAATGAGTTGTGGTTTGTATGTCATGTCGTGAGTTACGAGAACCGAAGACAATATTATCATATATTTGTTGTGTTAGACCCAGAGAATGAATACAAATTAAAAAAATACAGTCAATTATTCACTTTCGAAAAAGAACACGTCGAATATACGACTGGATTTGTATACAACACGAATAAAAAGAAATTCGTAATCGGTTACAGCACGAATGATAACACAACGAATTTCGTAGATATAAGTAAAGAAGATGTAGATAATATGTTTATAGGATAAATTTTTCGCTATGACCTTTACAAGGCGCGTAGGACTTGCGATGCCACTGTGTAATGCCGTGTTCTTGGATGCCTTCTCTGTGTGTTTTGGTTGCATAACCCATATTGGTTTGCAATCCATACTTGGTGACGAGTTCAGGATATTCTTCACATAGTTCAACAACATAAGCATCGCGTGTAGTTTTGGCTAATATGCCTGCAGCGGCAATTCCCATAAACCGTCCATCACCTTTTTCAAAAGTATATGATTCCATTGAGATGATCATCTCTTTTTTGGGATCAAATACATTGTAGGGTTTAAAATAATTTCCGTCAATCAATGCTGCGAAGTCGTCTATGGTTAGTGAGGGGTCCTTGGATTTAAAATGCGAGATGGTTTCACGAATGCAAGTATGCATTCCTAACATGACGGCTTGTAAAATATTGACCTTGTCTATTTTACCAGCATCTAAGTGTGTTGTATGGTAATATAGCGCGTGTTCTTTGATTGTATTGGCTACGACCTGTATTTTCTTCTTGGACGTGAATTTTTTACTATCTTTGATGTTTTCCCCAGGAAACATATTTTCATCTTTAGGTAAAACGACACATGCTACATAGACATGACCAAATAAACATCCACGACCGGCTTCATCAATGCAAATTTCATATTTGTGTTTGGTAGGTTCATAACATCTGGCTAACATCTTTGTTTTATTTTCAATATACGTAGAAAAATAAAACAAAATCAATTTTCATACAAACTATTTTCGGGTTATAAGGTATATTGCAAATATGAAACTCAACCTGAAATTTAAAATGACCCCGCTGGTTATATTTTTAATATTATTAATCATATTAGTCATTTCGATGTTTATCGGAAGTTCCATTAGAGAGGGCCACACGAATGGACTTATGAAAAAGACGGTGAATGAATACTCATCCACAAAGGAGTTGTACATATTGAACGAGAATATCTTATTCGATAATACAAACGCAAATTTAGTAGAGGTGCAAGGACAAGACGGTTCTGGAAATGACGTGTCTGGAAACATTTTCATCACCCCTAGGTCTGGTTCTGTTACATATTATACTGATGGTGCCGATGAAACCAAAAATACGAGTGTTACCACGAGTACAGTGAGCCCTTCTCACGCTTCTTGGGAATACCCCAGTCAAACCACCAATATGAGCGATAAGAACGTATATTACATTGGATGGGGAGAACAAACATATTTGATGGTTCTCAATAAGGACGAAAACAAGTTAGCAGGCGCTTACTTATTTGACGGCAAGGCAAAACATTCATCTGATAAAACCGAGACACCTATTATGTTATCTCACTATCGCGCATTGTCTAACCCTTCTAACAATACCCTCGTGAGCGAGCCTTTATATAACGAAGAACGCGACGTGTATCAAATTTCCGAAAATGTGAAATATGATTTCAAGACTGGTGATCTGATTGTGAAAACTGGGTCCACCGAAATCAATATTTACAGACGCGGCGAAGGCCTCATTACCACTGACGCTGAAATCATCAAACAGCGCACGAACGTAACGATGTCTGAATTTGAACCTATGTATGCACTTGATGAAATTGGTCAGAATGTAGTGGTCTATTTACCCTACAAACAAAACACTATGGTAGTGTTGCTCGGATTTGAAGGGTCTGCGAGCGAAGTGTTGGTTATGAAATCTATTACCAAATTTTCGGAAAAGGGCACGGAAGGACCCGAAGGCAAACCAGTGCTAGAATTAAAGAGTGCATCTGGGTCTGCAAATGGAACCGATACACAGGCCACAGAGAGTGCTCCCGATGTAACTTCTGAAGATTATATTCTGAAAACTCAAATCGTCCCGCCAGTTTGTCCTACTTGTCCGTCTTGTCCCAAGGAAGTGACGTGTACGAACTGTGGTGGACAAGGAGGGTCAGGAACCATGGGAACAAACGGCAAATCTTTAGTAAAAGAAGACAAGAAGGATGTTGGTTCAACCATTCAAAAATCCGCAGGAGGCATTGTTAGAGGTACTGGAGAAGTGGCTGGAGAAACTGTAGGTGCAGTAGGAGACGTTGCTGGAAAAACTGTAGGTGTGGTCGGCGACGTTGCTGGAAAAACGATTGATACCGCAGATGATTTGATACGCGATACTGCTGGAGCCGCAACTGGATTGGTGAAGGATACGGCGTCTGGAATAGCGGGATTGTTTAAAATGCGCCCTACGGGTGTGGAGGAAAGGAAAGAGAAGAAGGACATTATTCCTGGACTACAAAATGGGTTAGGAACTCGTACCCAAAATACTGCTCTTCCTAGCAAGAACCACCGTTCTGCCGAATTTGATTACATGGGAGCGGTCCCCCAAAAGAAGGCTGCTCAATTCATGCCTATCACAGCAGATTTCAGTGCGTTTGCAAAGTAAATAACAAGCAAATCACAGAAAAATTTATTATATTATTGAAAACACATATAATAAATTACAAAGAATATTTCATAAATGGCGAATGCATTCGTAATGAATGACGCGAATATACATCTAGAAAGAACACAAATAGCGAATGAATTAAAAACGTTGTTATTGAATTTCGACAATTCAATGAACGATTTTTCATACAAAAGGGGGTTTTATATCTATGGGTCACCTGGTTCTGGAAAAACCAAATTTGTATTGGATGCGGTTCGTGAAATTGGATATGATGTAATTAAGTATGATGCAGGAGATGTTCGGAATAAGAATTTAATAGATACGATTACAAGTAGCAACATAGCGTCTCAAAATGTATTGCAAATGATGGAAAAGAAGAAAAAACGCATTGTGATATTAATGGACGAAATAGATGGTATGAACAATGGCGACAAAGGTGGAATTAATGCGCTGATAAAACTGATACGACAAAAGAAAACAAAGAAACAAAAACTGGAAAGTTGTACCAAAAATCCAATCATATGCATCGGGAATTACAGCATAGATAAAAAACTGAAAGAATTAATGAAAGTATGCAATACATTCGAATTGAAATTGCCTACACAGAACCAAATACATCAATTGTTTACACACAATATTCAACCCTACAATCAGATCAATCCACCCGAACAGAAATTTATTTTGAACTATATCCAAGGAGATTTACGGAAATTGGAATTTGTAACCAAATTACTATTGAATAAACCAGAGTTGATTAATACTGGTAAGTTGAATATCATCTTTAAGCGCAAATCTGTAAATGAAGATGCGAAAAAAACGACAAAACAATTAATTAATTATCAATACAAACTGGAAGACCACGCACGAATTATGAATGAGACGGATAGAACGATTATTTCCTTGTTATGGCATGAAAATATAGTTGACGTATTGGAACAACAACCGAAAGAACGTAGTTTCCCATTGTATTCGCAACTGCTGAACAATATTTGCTACGCAGATTACATTGACCGAATTACATTCCAAAGTCAAATATGGCAATTCAATGAAATGAGTTCTTTGATCAAGACGTTTTATAATAACAAATTATATCACGAATATTTTGATAAGAAACCTGCATTTAACCCAGATGAAGTACGCTTCACCAAAGTGTTAACAAAGTATTCTACAGAATATAACAACATGATGTTCTTAATAAATTTATGTCAAAATTTGGACCTGGACAAAAAAGATGTTTTGGCTATGTTTCAAGAATTGCGCATATTCAAAGGAAAGGATTTCTGCGAAAAGAATGAAATATTGAACTCGGTGGAGAAAATGTTCCAAGACACGAACATTACAAAATTGGATATCAAACGCATGTATCGATTTTTAGATAAAAATGTAAAAAAAGATGCATTAGTTGATGAGTTGGACGAATAAATATACACACATAGTGAGTATTTGTATATTTATTAAGCATGCAGAACAGGGTCCGACTTATTTATAGGTGGGCTTTCATTCGGTTCTAGGAAAGAAGGTGGAGTTGGTGGAATGTGCACAATATTTTGCATTTCTTTCTGCAATGCTTCGTTTTCTTTACGCAAAGAAACGGTCTTATTATGCAGTTCGACCAGTTTTATTTTCATCAAGTCAGACATACGGTCAAATTCTACTCTATCATTCTTCAACTGTAGAATCTCATTTTGTTGTTGCTTGATAATTTCAACTACTTGCTTGTTCGAGAGTTGGACCGAACCTTCAGGACGGTTCAGAATAATCGGTCCATTTTCTTTATCCTTCTCGATCATTTCTTGTTTCATTTCTTCTCGCTTGGCTTCGATTTCCTTAATTTGTTTCAATACATCAGGTTTCATAGTAGGATGTCCTGGTTCATAATATTTCAACATGTTATCAATATCGTCCATAAAAAATTTCTTGATTGTTTTTTCACTCTTTCTGCGAATGAAATTATTGACGACCTTGCCTGATTCTTTAAAAAAACGTGGGTCTTGTTGCTGTTGAAACATTTTACGCTTATCAAACGTGTTGTGTTCATGCGAAAAAACCAGAATTGTCTTCATTGGGTCCAATTGGACAAAAGGTACAGTATAATCTTTCAAAAATGCACGCTCTTCGGCCAATGCTGCGTGGTCTTCATATTTTGTTTGCTTGAGCAACTCTTTTCTGAAAGCGAAAGTCCCTGCAGTAGCATGATTGGGACCATAAGGTCCACATTGGATCATTTTGTCCATCTCCTTGAAATAAATGTAAATCTCACTCGACCCGGCACATAATGCTTGAGGGTGTTCAGTCAGGGTTTCAACTGCATGCGAAATGCGATCTGGAGGATAATAATCATCATCATCCATATAGACAATAATGTCACCGGTTACTTGTTGATGCATGAAGTTGCGCTTTGCGCCAAGAGGCATTTTGTTATTTACTTCATAATATTTAATTTGAGGAATATCTGCCTCCTTCACGAGATCGTGGATTTTGTCGGTTCCGTCATCCACAATAATCCACTCAATTCTCGATTTTGGATATTCTTGATTGCGAAAACATTGAAACATGTTCTGAATAAATGGTCTGCGATTAAATGTTGGCGTACACACACTTACCATCGGGAGAGGGCTTGTCTTTTTTTTACCCATAACGTTATTAAATAGTATTTACGTTGAAATGTTTTTAATTCATTTCAATGTAAATATAATAAATGTATTATGGCGAGTCCGCTGTTTGGAAAATATATTCGAATGGGTTGTCCATTAATGTACCAAATCCGATCATAAGGGCTACTGTAAAGGGGATTAACTTGTTTTTTAATTGCTCACTTCTCATATTTTTATGATAATCTAGACCAGCAACGCCAAACAATATAACAAACGACAAAGTATGTAAATTTTTATAACCAAAATGGAAAATACGATGCAAATAATATTTGAAATCATCGAAAAACCCTGTCTTTCTACAATTGTTGTTGGCTGGAATTTCATAGTCGGTCATTTCACTTACAGCCATTTTATGCAATTTATCGAATAAATCGAATGCGTCCCAAAACGTGTAATTCGAATAAAATAGTAAAGAAAAACACGTTACAAACAAAAACAAACCGATGAATAACATGATTGCTACAGGTGGACCCATAAATATAAAAAAAAGTAGTTGCAAGATTATAAACATAACCCACGGTATTGTATAAGGCATTCCCATATCACCAGCTGTATCCACACGTGTTTTCATTTTGTCTTTGTCGCTCCATACTGTAAAATATTTATAACCTAACAAAATCGCCAGTAACGACCCAAGGCTACCGTATCCAGCAGCCAGCTTATCCGGTGTAGACACGTTTTGAACAATGTGTTTGACTAATTTGGGTAAGAAAAATACGGAACTAAACATAATACCAAATGTGAGTAGATAGAGTGCATTTATATTGAAATAATTGGTTAAAAAATCCGGACCAGATTCCAAAAATGAACCGAATGCGTCAGACAAGGCAATTGGTACACTTAAAAAGAAATACAGAAGTTCAAATTCTGGACGAGGCGCATGACCGGTCGGTGGAATGATCATGTTTCTCATATATGGTTCGGTATATCGATAAAGCGTTGGATATCCATCAGCAGAGTTTTTAGTTGCTTCGTCTTTGTCTGCATATGGGTCATATTCAACAAATCCTAATCGTTTTCCATCAATGCGTAAAAACATCAGTACACATATGTTCATAGTCAAAAAAAATGCAACGATAATAGCAAAAAAACTCGTAATATACCCTTTAATCATTTTCTTGTCTTTTTCGTACACCTTCTCATCCGAAAATGAGTGAATAAGAGATTCGACTACTGTATCTCCGAATGTATCCATATTCGCGAATGATGCTTGAAGCTTGTCCCACGTACTTTGTTTACTTTCATCCCCTTCATCTTCATCTTCATCTCCTTGAGTAGAGGTTGGTTCTTGTCTTTCGTAAATATCATCTTTTCCGCCTTCATAGTCATCTTCTTGAAACTTTGCAATAGGACTCGTAGGCAATCCTTCTATGACCGTATTATTCGAATTGTCTACTATCACATCATCATGTATATTTTTTAATTGTTCGATATTTTTATAGTTATATAATTTCTTTTTCTTTTTGACTGTCTTTATCTTGTGTTTCATATTTTCTACTTGGAATTCAGATGTATTATGTATAGGTTGTTTACTAAATGTTTTCTTATTTGATGTCTTTTCTGTAGTATTCATCTTTTCCATATGTAAAATTTCTTTTTTATAATATACACTCTTATAAAAAAGCAGTCAATTGATACTCATTATTTTGCATACAACAATCCGCAATTTCCACCAACGAAAGACAATACATTGTATCTCTCTTCAAACAACGTCAAGTTGTAATTATAATCAAACAATCGCCAATTTGCTTTGCGAATACCAACAGCATTACCACATATATCGCAAATGATGTCGAGACTGGAGTTCGCGCTGACTGGAGGTATATACGTGGTTAACTCCAATTCTATATTTTTGAATTTACTCAGATTAATAGCGCCCGAAGGTTGATAATCAAATGGATTTGTGTTCAAGCAGAAGTTATAACAATATAAACCTTCTCTCGCATTTCCCTTGGTGCGCGTATATTTTTCTACATATTCATATACGCCATGGGTTAATATGTTTTCTCGATATTCGCCATCTAACACAATGCCCATTGTTTCCAATATATGTCGCCTATTGTCGCCAGCAAAGTCACCCGTTGTGTTAATACCTGTATTAACAGAATTAATTGGATGAATATCAGGATAGATGGTAGTATTATCATCTTGTAGAATACCAACACTTCCGCTAGTCACAGCATATGCACTCACATTCACCGGCAATTGTTCATAAGGCCAATTCGATAAGTTATCCCATTCATTGCGTAGATTTACATCGTTGCGCTGAAAATACCACATCCAATTTGCAATCATTCCACTCGTTTCCAGTTTCACTTTTTTCGTTCCAGTTATGTTTTCGTAATTATATTGATGTATATCTTTGACTAAATATACGTGGTCTTTTGCTGCGAACGTTTGGGCTTCTTCTTTTGATAAGAAACAGTATGTCGAAAGTAAATGAACATCCGCATTCCAAGTAGATACTTTGTTTTCGTAATTTGATGGACTTATATCAGGGGAAGGGGGTGTTTGCAGGAAACGATACATCTGGAAACGAGAATCGTTAAAATCAGGCTGAACATAAGGGTAATTATACACCACATCGAAGACATCTCTCACTTGAAACAATTCTTTGATAGGTCTCAGTGTAACGTTGATGGTCAATTCGTTATATTGTAAAGCAACCAGCGGAAAAGCAGAGCCATTGTTTAGACAAAACCAACTGTTCAGTGGAATATACAAGTTCCTTCCACGAATTGATGGTTCGGCTCCTGTAGAATTGGCTGTATAATACGCCGAAGGATACGAATTCATTCGCTGGTGACTGCTTCCAGGGTCAGTCATCTCATTCACATTTCCAGTCATCTGATTGAACAGATTTTTCTTATCCTCACTAAAATCTCTTTCTACCATGGAAGCGATATACTCGCCACTATATCTTTGTAAATTCATGGAGCCACAATTGATCTCTACTTCTTTGATCATCATCGCGCCCAAATTTTTGATCCAACGAAAATCATAGGGGACCCAATTGTTGTTTGTTCCATCCCCATCAGACCCGGAGGAAGGATGATGTATCGGACTCCAAATGTCGGGTATAGTGACCACAATGTACGTATCCATTAACAATTCAGCATAACGTGGTATTTTGAAGGAGAATGTGGACGGCTCATTTGGTCGAAGTTCTCTTAATCCATTATAATCAATACGAAATTTTTGTAATCCGAAGTTACTATATTTGCTATATGTTACCTTGAAAAATGTCTTTGTAGGATTGCCTGTTAAGATTAAGTTGTTGTTTCCTGTAGATACGATATTTAGTAATCCTCCGGCCATCTATGTGATATATATATTATAAGGTATTATATTGTTGTTGGATAAAAATATATTATGTGTATATTATAAATAACATGAAGTTACAAACACTTTTAATCGTCACCAGTATATGCATTTTAGTTTACCTGTTTTCAAAGTTCTTGTTCATCCATGCAAAACAATGGTTAAATGTTCGCGAAACATTTGAAAATAAGAAGTGTAGTATCGATGCATGTGAAGGTGCGACCGAAGGTTTTTTCGGCACTCCCGACACTGAGTTATCGTCATTAAATAACAAAAGCGTCCCTGTTCAAGTGTCCTCTACTAACAAAGAACAATCGAATGAAATATTGCAAGATTATGTTGTGAAAGGGTCATACAACAGTGCAATCACCGGCAATTACGCAAATGAGGAGATGATTAAATATGTGTTAGAGCGCGGTTGCCGTTTTTTAGATTTCGAAGTATTTATGGTCGATAATAAACCCCAGGTATCCTACAGTGTAGACAAAACATTTGAAACGCGTGAAACCGAAAATTCGATCTTATTAGACAATGCTTTAAATCGTGCTGTCTCATCAGCGTTCGCGCGTCCATCGCCTAACTACGAGGACCCGTTGTTTATCCAATTGCGTGTAAAGTCGAAAGACCATTCTATTTACAAAATGATTGCGAAGTCGGTCGATTACAGTCTACGAACTAAGTTATACAAGAAAAAAGTGGACGGAAACACAAAGTTAAGCGACATTCTAGGGAAAGTGGTGTTGGTATTTGATAAATCATATGAATCCAACTACGCCGATTATTGTAAATGTGAGAAAGGCGAAAAGACATGTTATGATTTGACCAAATATATCAACATCGAAAGCGGAACATCTAGTTTATTTTCGAATACCTTTACTGAAATGTTGGCTGAAAACACATATCCTTTAACAATAAAAGACGGATGTAACTTGTGTACCAATGTAGAGAAATATAGAATTGCCCTTCCCAGCAAACGCATTAAAAACGAGAAGAACCCGGAACTAAAAGAACTTGTTTTAGGACATGCAATTCAAATCAATCTCTTTCGTTTTTATTTGAAAGGAGACGAATTAGATGAATACGAGGAGTTTTTCAACAATTTCCAATCGAGTTTTGTTCCACTTGCTTCTATGATTCAATATTACAAGAACCAAGAAGAAATTGAAGAATAAATGAGAAATAAAAAAATAATGTCATACTATATAACATTATTTATGGGGAAACAACAAACAAGAAAAAAATACAATAAATACAATCATTCTGTATGCGACAATAAAATGACGTTTGAAGATTGCGAACTCGCTATACTACGTCAAGCGGTGGATGTAAACGAAGAAACCAAAGGCAAAAAGATTGTGAACACGGCAGAAATAAAAAGCATTTTAAAAATAGTAGAAGATTTTCTGATTAAGAAGAAGTTGATGTGTTATGGCGGCACTGCTATCAACAATATATTGCCTTCGTATGACCAATTCTACAATCGTGATGCGGAAATTCCTGATTATGATTTTTATTCTCCTGACGCATTGAAAGACGCAAAGGAACTGACCGATATTTATTACAAACACGGATATACTGATGCTGAAGCAAAGGCTGGTGTGCATCATGGAACCTACAAAGTGTATGTAAACTTTATTCCTATTGCAGACATCACCCAATTGGAGCCCTCTTTGTATAAATCGTTATTCAAAGAGACATTGCTCGTCGCCGGCATTCGGTATGTGCCTGCAAATTTCCTGCGTATGGGAATGTATTTGGAATTGTCCCGTCCTGCGGGAGACATAAGTAGATGGGAAAAAGTATTAAAACGTTTAACGTTATTGAATAAACATTATCCATTGAAATCTGGGAAATGTGAGGAAGTAGATTTCCAACGCAAAATGTCGATAAATGATGATATGAAGAGTAGAATATATTTCACTGTCCGAGATACACTCATTAACAATGGAGTGGTATTTTTTGGAGGACACGCATATCGTCTATATTCTCAATATGTATCCAAAGAAGAAGCGCATTCCAAAATAAATAAACATGCACCTGATTTCGATGTATTAAGTGATGATATACACAAAACCGCGCTTATCGTACAAGAACAATTGCAAGAAATTGGCGCGACGAACATAAAATCGATTGAACATCCTGCATTGGGTGAAATATTACCAAAACGCGTTCAAATTATCGTAGATGACGAAACAATTGCGTTTATTTATGAACCAATTGCATGCCATAACTATAACGTGATCAACGTGAAGGGAAACAAAGTCAAAGTCGCAACAGTAGACACAGTTCTATCATTCTATTTAGGTTTCATTTATTTGAACCTCCCAGAATACAATGTGGACAGATTGTTATGCATGGCTTCTTACTTATTCCACGTACAGGAAAAAAATAGATTGAGCCAAAAAGGGTTATTGAAGCGTTTCAATATTGAATGTTACGGAAAACAACCAACAAAAGAATCCATTCGCGCAGAAAAGGCATCCAAATACAGAGAAATAAAGAAGGGGTCCAAGCAATACGAAGAATGGTTTTTGAATTACAATCCCGCAAACATTGAGCGATTGAAATTAGAAAGGAAAGAAAAAAGTAAAACGAGAGAGAAAAAGGAAGAGGACAAACAGAATAAGACGAAAAAGAAGTCGAAATTCTTCTTGTTTTAAATCTCCATCAAAAAATAAAAGAAATTCATAAACGTATAATAGATAGAACCGAATAACATACTTTTAAATCCAAGTCCATAAATATTGAAATTGCCGTCTTCATCATAAATGCTTAAAAAGGAAAACTTTTTAAAGATTTGCGCATTCACAACCGGTAACTGAAAAAGAAAATATAACAAACTGAGAATAATCGGCACTTGAAACTCGTGTATCATCGTTTCAAATCGAGATTGCTGTTTCTTTGCGCGTTCTTGACTTTGTATGTCGCGGTCAGACATATCGTATTCATTTCTCACATAATCTTTTTTCAAGATTGACTTGGGCACATAGTTAGTGTGTATTTGTTCATCATTGGAGTATTGCGTTGGGTCCATTGGGATATCGCGGGACGGTAATCGTTGCTGTGATTGCGATGCAATAATCGCATTTTGTTGGTCTTCGTCCAAGTATTGTGAGCCAGGAGGGTCGGGTCGAACATGCATGTTTTCAACGTAGTTATTATTCGGAGATTGGGCCATTTCAGGATGGTCCATTGTGTGTTGTGTATTGGGGACACCATATGGATTGGGATGATTATTAATGGCAACATAATTGGTTTGAACACCATCAGGAATTTTGGGTGTATTCTTCTCGGGTTGAATTGGTTGGATGGGTAAATCCATAATACGTGTGGTAGTGCTTTCCATGAACTATACAATAATAATTATGTTTGATTGTATAGTTTTCAACGAATTAGAACAAAATTATTGTTCCGTGCGATTGATATCTACGGTTTTTTTGGTTGGTTCACATTTTGCATGGGTAGATTCATACTTGTAACATTTATCGCCAGATTTGAATATTTTTCCTTCCACTTCATCTAAAATAGGTCCATTGAAATTCAGGCATTTGTCGTCATTACAGACCCTTCTAAATAATGATGCTAAACCTAATCCGAGCAATATAGACACAAAGGCCTTACCTGTTTCTGTGTTTAATAATCGTTTAAAGTTCATAATATATACTATATGAGTATATATTTTGTAATTTATTTTGTAATTTATTTTGATTCGTTACTACGTTCACTTGTGCTGTTTCTTTGATTTGTTGGATTTCTTCTCTTTGCGTCTGCGCGTATTCGTTTTTTTGGCGCGCTTACCACCAATGCTTGTTTTCTCGGGTTCCAGTTGACGTCTCAATTCATCTATCATAATCACGTTTTCAATTTCACTTACACGGATCTCTGGTATCGCAGTTAACTCCCTTTTAATTTTATTCATTAGTTCGATTCTCTCTTTCTCAGTAAGCATCTGAGGGGTTTTGTTTAGTTCATCAACTAAATCTTTTGTTTTCTTTACCATCTCTTTGGATTTTTTGGTTACTTGTTCGACCACATCTTCGGATTTTGCATTCTCCAATGTATCTAACACGACTTTAAGAGAATTTAATTTACCATTTGCGGTTGCAGTCAGTTTGTCCCCGTAATGATTCGCAAAATGATACACTAAATATCCAATCGCACTTATGAAACCAGCAGAAACTCCTTTCGTTACATAAGGTAAGAGTTTGGGGAGGATTTCTGCTAATTTGGTGATGACCAGCATAGGAGTTGCTTCGTTTACCATCGAACCAATGTAATAGAACTGAATAAATAGCATAGATTTGTTTCCCAAATATTCACGTAACACAATTTCTGTACATCCATCTTTGTTAGATAAGAAATCTAAAACCTTCATACTTCCTGCTAATAATTGTGCGAATTTATCAGATGCGATATTCGCTCCTTCTCTCATTGCATCCGCAAGTAAATACATAATCAACGCAGTTGCGCTCATGCCGGTCATACCGCCGTTCATTCTTCTCCTTTTTGTTCCAATTGGTTCGTCACGTAAAGTCATCGATTCAAGTTGATTAAGTAAGTCTTCCTCGCCATCATTTTTTGCTGTAATGGACAATCGGACCATTTCTTCAGTTAAATCGTTAATGGTATTTTTCATATCCTCTATTTGACAAGTGGGGTTCTTCTTCTGAATTTTCTTTAACAATACCTTGGCTGCATCACCTTCTATATCAAATTCGGCGAACTTTGCAGGTAACCTTGTTTCTCTTGTTCTTTTAGTGCGTTCAGTCATATATATAAAACATTACATAATATATTTCTAAATTTCATTAAGTGTGATGAGATTTATTCTTGCTATTACAATCCATTTCGCAAACTTTATATCTTATCGTCGTTATCATTTTTGTCGAATTGATTGTATTTCATTGTTATAGTGATCGGGACATCTACATCATTATCATCGTGTGTACTAATCGATACGCTATCGGAATGTTCATACCCTTCACTATGTGTTTCTAGAACATTTACTAAATTCGATCGTCTGCTATATTTATTGCGTATCTCCGAACGTTTCTCTCTTTCTTTTTTCATTTGATGCCATTTTGGTGATGTGATCGATTCAATACTCGGAATCTTAAAATATTTAGGTATTTTTGTATTGTGTTCTTGTTCAACATGGGTTCTGGTATCTTCCATTAAAGGTGGTGTTAAATAGTCTGTTTGCATCACTGAATATTCTTTTGCATCATTGGAATTTTGCAATAATTTCTCGTACGCATTGAACTTATCGTCTAAAAATGTCTTTCCATCCACCCCTCGTTTGTCTGCCTCTATTTTGATGGTTTTATAAATCTCAAGACTCAGTTTATAATATTCTTTGTGCGATATCAACTCATTCTCCATTTTCTTCTGTACATTTAAGTATAATTCTACCGCAGTAATAATACCACACGCTAACGAAATTAAACTTGTGAGAATTGATATATGTCGCGAGTCCATCGCACCATCTAAACCGACTGCTGCAAAAGTATTGATACCACTCAACACAATAATTGGAATACGGTATGCTTTGGCGACTTCTTTGTAATAGTCATATTTATAACTATGTATTTCACTTAATTCATAGCAATTTACTCGTATTCTATCTAAAATATCAAATATCCCTTCTGTCCATTGTTCGTTATATCGCATATCTTTAATGTGTGTGTTCAAGCTTGTATCATTTATCATTTACAATATTACTATATTTTAGTTGTATCATACTAATATTGTGGTTTCACTTGTGTAATTTCTTTTTCGTTTGTCGGACAATCAACCTCGGTTTCTTTGTATTGAAAACAGTTGTCGGCCTTGTCTTTATATTGCATAATCTCTACATTCTCGTGCGTAGGAAATACATAGATATTTCTTTTTTCGGGAACGGTAATATATACTGCAAAAATACCTATGCTCAGTGCAATCAGAAATATAGGGATGTTAATGTATCTGGATAACATGTATATATTACCACCAGATTAATTTATCGCCAAACGTTCTATCTTGTTTATTTCTTGGTCTTCTTTTTCTTCTTCTTAGATGGTTTCTTATTCGATTGTTCGTTCTTATCTTCTTCCTCCATTTCTTTCAATAAATCGGGATGAATGAACGATCTCTCATGACCTTGTTGTCCTGGAATGCGAAATACTAAATCCTCAGCCTTACCATTGTTCTCCAACGAATACGCTTGTACAAAAGATTCCTGAATACGGATCTGCTCTTGTCTCTGTTGTTCCCTCATTCTCACTTCCTCTGCTATCTTTTTCTTTTTTGCCTCGTGTTGTTTCATAATTGTAGTGCGTTGACCTTGCATTTTCGTCATACGATCGATTGCGTTGGTATCTATACGCATGTTCTTTCCGAGTTTTCCGCCCATAGACTTCGCCATGTTTTTCAACATTTCATTCAAATCTTGTCCTCCTTCCCCATCGCCCATGCTACCTAAAATATCTCCTGCTTCCTTCATCAACTCTTCTTTGGAAATTTCACCGCTCTCCATTTTTGCATTCAATTTACCAGACACTTTCTTCATCAAATCCATCAGTTTCTTGGGGTCTTTCATCAACTGCTTCATTACGTCTTGTGGATTAGAATGCTTGCTCTCCATATCCGCACCAAACACCTCGGTAAAATCATTGGTCAACTCTTCCGCCATTTCCTTCGCAAGTGCTCCAATTTTGCCTTCAAATAGCTTGTTTAATTTCTCCTGAATGCCCTTCAGGTTGGGCAAACTTCCCATTTTCTCCTCAAATCCCTCTTTGAATTTCTTGGATGCTTCGTCTTCCTCCCCCTCATCGGCATCTTTCGTTTCACCTTCAGATGATGCCTCGCCCATTTTGCCAATATTTTTAAACAAATCGCCCAATCCATTCATTGCTTCGCTCAACTTGCTTTGTAGTTCTTCCTGATTAATGCCCTCGAACATAGTAGATGCTTCGCCGAACATGGATTTGTCCTGTACATTTTCTACCACCATGAACAACATCAACTGCAAATATTTCCACAATGTTTTTTTGGTATCTTCCGATACGCCTTCACAAGTGAAGAACAACTTAAAATCGACTCCAGGAAGAAATTCGGTATTCGTATCATCTTGGAAAATCTCTACGTTTTGATACAAAATATCAAAAAATCTCTCTGGAAATACCTTTACCGCATGCTGGTAGACATCATCTAAATGTTTCGATGCGAAATCTGTTTGTTGATACAGTTCAAATTTATCACCAAATTCAGGGAAAGTACTATGCAAATCAGTTATTAAATCTCCGATAATTGAGCCAAAACGGGGCAGCACTTGGGTTGCATCGCCGTTTTCCATACCTTTATAATATATACATTAGTTGTGTTTGTTTATTATGTTTTTGTGGAATATTTATTTATTTGTAGGACCTTTCCAAAATATTCATAATATTATTGGTATGATTATACCGAGTTATTTGTGAATGATTTATGAAATTCGATTGACGCATTAACTTTGGTTTGGTAATTGTTTTCAGGTTAATTTCTACTTCGAGTTCTATTTCTATAGGGGGCAGAATATATGTAATTATCGGCAAACCAGGTAGTTCTTTTTTTATATTATCTTTTTGTTTAGTTGCTGTTTGTTTATCGTCCATTCTATAGTCTTGCTATATATAAAATTGAATCTGTTTGTATACTTTTTACTATATTAACAAATCATTCGCAACACATATTCATGTCACAATTAATATTATATATCCCGTATATTGCGGATAATATCACTCGTTCTATTATTTCTTATTATTTTAGAAATGAAAATATTGGAGATATTGTAAATACACGTATGCATACTAACACAAGCGGTTCACAGAAATATTCCATTGCATTATTAAAAGTACAATTGTATAATACCAAAAAAGCTATGGACTTTTACACTAAAGTTAAGTTGGACGGATACTACAAATTTGTCTACGACGAAGAGGCTGGATATTATTGGTTGATAAGATTGTATGATAAATATGCAGTTCAACACAAAACTTACGACGACATCACTCCTGTGAACAGCGACAATGTTCCATTCGAGTTTACATCTCTAGCAAGTTCTTTTGCAATGAATGACCAACCTACTGCAAAGATATCGAACACGTTCCAAGATTATTTGAATGACTTCATTTCGTTTGAAAATATGTCGAGAGAAATAGGGATGACCATTCGCAATTACACATATGAATTATATGGAGCGTAGATTTATTTCTGCCGAGAGAATATATATAATGTCCGACGATCACGCGTTTAAAATAGATAAATTAAAAAATAATTTTGAAAGTATATTAGCTTTAAAACGCAAGGTATTTCAGATAAAGAATGAAATTAATGAAAAATTGCAACTAGTCAAAAAAAGTTATACCGAATTAATGAAACAAAATACCAAGAAAGTTATGCTTTTTTGTTTAGATGCATTTTTTTTCCAATACAAGTCGTTTATGCTTGAAATCGAAAATATCGAAAAATTCCGCATCCTTTTGAACAATCGTATGTATTGTGATTATTACAAGTTATACACGCTCATTATGCAATATTTCAAAGATAATTCCGTTGAGATTGATAATGACGACGTGAACGCGAAAAGTTTCCCGCAATACAAAGAATTGGAACCATCGCAAGAATATAAACTGGAAGACGTTAAAGGCATTCACGCCAACATACTGTATTTGATTAACACATTGCATACAAAATGTGAAGGTCAACGAAACACAATAACTGGCTATACAGATGAGAGCCAAATTGGGTACTCCATTTCTAATTTTTTAAATACACTTCAATACGAGAACTATGTTCTTCGGGAACAAACTAATTTATTTTTGAATTATTTAGCATTTTTTCACATATCACAAAAAAAACAGTTGAAACGCGTTTTGTCCAAGTTAGAGGATTTCACTAACGAAATGGAACAGAACTTACATACTAATTTAAGTTTTTCCATTGAAGATATTGAAGAAGAAAATGTTAGTCAAGATAACTATTTGCAAGAGGATTTAGAAGAGGATTTGGAAGACAAATTTTCTGAGTATGAAAGTGATAGTAAAAAAACAATTACAAGTGAAACTGTTGTATCAGAAGTAACAGAAATTGGTATGGAAAATGCCGTCAACCAGTTACAGATAGATACCACTATCAACGACGATGAAACGAGTTCAAATGAACCTTAATTATCTTTTATTCTATATTTTTTTACAGGTAGAATATAAGAATACATAGAATGAACCCCAACGAACCCAACGAACACAACGAATCTACTAATAATGTTGACCAAACTGATAATAATAGCATAATCGAAAGCACAATTGCCCCTGCTGAGTGGTCAAAAGAAAACGAACATATCTTAATTGAGTGGTGTGATGTTGCACAGTGTTATAAGTGGTTAAATTTACGCGCTCATACAAAGTATTCGTATTTACATGCATGGTTTACCATTCCCGCGATTACCCTTTCAACCATCACAGGTACTGCTTCGTTTGCGCAATCGAGTTTACCTACTCCTTATCGCACTTATGCTCCGATGTTAATTGGAGCAGTAAACATATTTATTGGTATTTTAACCACGATCCAGCAATATTTAAAAATATCAGAATTGAATGAAGCTCATCGTGTGTCCATGATTGCATGGGATAAATTCTCAAGAAACATTCGAATTGAACTTGCAAAACGCAGCGGAGAACGCGTGGATGCCGGACAATTCTTAAAAATATGTCGCAATGAATATGACCGTTTGATGGAATCCAGTCCCATTATTCCCGATAAAATTGTACAAGAGTTCAATGAGAAATTCCGCGGTAAGGATGGAAGTGCAAAACGTAAACATTTCGACAAAATTCGGAAACCAGATATATGCAGCACCATTATTAGTGTGAGTGAACTATTAGAAGGTGATGAATTGGACGATAGCACCGACCTACTTGAATTAGCTGATACGAAGAAAAATGAGATGATTACGCAACAGACACAGAAAATAGACGAATTAACGCGTTTTATTGAATCGCATAAACAGGAGAAGGCGGATGAAATTGCTGAGAAGAAACGTCTTGTCGACCACGAATCGCGCAAAACACAAGAACGACTCCTGAAATCGAAACAAGCATTTGATAAGATCAATCAATATATCCTAGATTTCAAGAATATGTATGACCGTGACCCTATTCCTGATGAAATTGTGAATAGTGTGGAAGTCGAAGAAAAATATATGAAAGACTTTTTGGTAACTTATGCTGTATAATCGAACCCAATTGTATTAAATAATCATCTATAGATGTTTATTTAATATGCATTCTTATGTGTAATTTATAACAATTCCGTAAACAACAAATAATTTGATATTCCCCAGATAGTCAGGTCCTGGTCTTTGAAGCGAACCAATGAGTGTTTTTCAAATAACTCATTCGTTGGTTTCGTTAATGTGTACAAAGCATCTTGTGAAAAACATACAACTCGTTTTATAGAATAAATGTCTTGATTTGAAGGCAAAATGTAGTTACTAAATAAAAATACGTGCCCAAGTTCATCGTTATCGTTTGGTAACGTGATTAAATAAGTTTGCTCAGTTTGCTCAGTTTGCTCAGTTTGCTCAGTTTGCTCGGGGTCTCTTTCCTTGCTGTAATATATGTTCTCGTATATATCGTTTATTTTGTCTATAGGATATACAACAATGGGCATATCAATGGGTGCATTGTCTGCTTTTATATAGGCAACTGTTGAATTATCTACAAACAACGATGTCGCAGTTTCATGTATGGGTATACTGAATATTTGTTTTTTCGTGATAATTTCGTCTGTTACTGACCATATATACTCTCCTTCCTGATTTGCTATCCCTTTGTCCTTGTTCTCGAATAGAACATACAATGTGTCGCCTTTCTCGACAAAACCTTTGTATGTACTTTCAGCGATAATATCAGAATATCCCGTTTTATCATTGTACAATGCAAATGCTTGTTGCTCAAATGGACTGATAAACTCTGGTTCAACAATTGTAGTCCTGGTTCCAATCTGAATGTCTCCATGTTCTACGGTTTTTATGTCCATACCACCTTGTTGCGTTTGTTCATGTTTGTCTATCGTTTCATTTAAGTGTTGATTGTCCAAAGGCCTTTCAGGAAAACCGTAGTTTTCATCGGATTTTTCTAAATAAAACTCTAAAAACGGCGCATCTAATGTATTATTTATATGATACAATACCAGTTGCAGCGAATATTGTTTTGTTAAATCTCTATTCAAGAGGAAATCGCGGGACAGTTCATCATCGTCTAAATAAGAATAGATTTTCGGTTCTTCTTGTTGAATGTCCTGAATAGACGGAAACGTTTGTGCGGTATCACTAACTAACTTGTTTGTAAATTCATCGGGAATGTTGTCGATTTCTAACGACTGAAGTACTTTGTCGATTTGTGTATGTGTATCGGCATTTTTCATAAACTTGTCGACAATTGACTTTCTTGCGTCCATTTACAATGTATGTAGATTATTTTTTCATATGTGTATATGCATATAAGATTTATAAAGTAATTTAAAGACACATCGTGATATAATGTATACAATAACTCGACTTATTGCATTTACCCAGTTTCGTTTACTGTTGTTATGAACCCTATGGATAATTCCCAGCCACAAGAAGAGCTTACTTTTGAAGAGATGATGTCTGACGAGCCACCTCATCAGACATATTCAGACGATGAATTTACGTGCGTAAGTGAGTCTGACGCGGATGGTTCAAGTAATGCTGGTGGTAATCGTAAAAAAAATAATAAAGGCGACCGAAAAGGCGATAAGACAATTAAATATTACAAGAATAAAAAGATTATCATTGAGATGTTTCCTACCTCGGATGTCTTGGGTGCACCCATTCGAAGTGCTTCAGACGGCATTGTTTATACGAACATCACTGTTGGAAGTTCTGGAGAGAATTTGTTTTTTAAGGTGAGAAGTACCATTCTCAAGGATGGTGTGAAGACATACTACTATTCCAGTCCAGAGGAGTACGAAAGACACTCATTGACCAGTGTTCACGACGATGTCAAAAAGGTCTGGTCAGAGAAATACGCTTATACCAATTCTATTTTGAACGTTTAAAAAATATATCACGCCATTTTATCTAATTATACTATAATATGACGTATACGAACATTCCGCCCATTAGCTATATTTTTGTCACTATCACTACCGCTATATTATCATATGTTACGTGGGCAGAAATGCAAGAAGATAAACCAGAGTTGATGGTTGATTCTCCATCTAACCAAGAAACGATTGCAACACCTGATGAAACAATTGCAACACCTGATGAAACAATTGCAACACCTGATGAAACAATTGTGAAACCTGAAAAACAATCGACTACAATGCCTGGTGGACGTAAACGCAAAGGAACCAAAAAAGGGTATCGTAAAATAAAGAAGACGAAACGCACCAGACACAGAAAATTGAAATCCAACTAATTGATTATGAATATGATATCATATAAGTAATCAATACAATCAACGCGACATGAATAGAATGCGAGAATTCAAAACCAATTTCATAGAAAATTTAGAACAAACTGTGTTTGAAATATCCAATCAACGTTCACTGGCTAGAGTGTATGTATCCATCGGTAGCAAGTTTAACGAACAAACTGTACCAAACTCGTGTGGTTATGAATGGAATTCGAATGCAGTAGAACAAATGTTTCCGGTATTTCTGCGCAATGGTGAGGAAACTTCGAGCGATGCAGACGCTACACTCATTATTATCATGGACCATTTTACTTCGGTGCAATATAACAAAAATGAAGCCCTGCTTATGCCTTATTTAAAAAAGAACAATAATACTCATATGGTCATATTCAACACCTTGTGTACCAGCAAGTTAATCTATCATTTCATACCCTATTTGGTCCATATGTGCAAACAACATTGCATCGCATCACAAAACCTGCTGATCTGTAATTATATAAAATTCTTAAATAGACCAAACAAACAAGAGAAAGGAGAAAGTTATTGTATATCTTCTTTGATCGACAAGTTGCTGGACAAAACTCACGACTATAAATATTCTTTATATGAATGGATTGGATACGACTATTTAATGTTTCATATTGTCTACAATTACAAACATTCTTTCAATATGCAAAGCACAAATGGTTATCGCATATTGAAAAATATATTGCATAATACAACGTTCGACCGTATATATCAAGCAAAAATAGATAATATCGAAGTAAGAGACTTTTGTAGATTTATGATAGACATTAACAAAAAAGGTAGATTACATGAACATTCGTTAATCGTATCTGTATATGAACATTTACAGTAATTCTTCTTTGCATCGATCAAAAAATAACTTCAATTCTTTTTTATCAGATCCACAGTAGACGTCGTCGGGAACATAACGATTGTTTCCTTTCTGGTAACAAATTATACTAGGAATACTTTGTACTATTTTTTTACTTTTCATATAGGCATACACGTCAAAACTTTCATCGATATCCAAAATAATGCACTGTATATCGTCGGACATTTGTTTAATATGTTCGTCTAAATCGTTTTCGATTAGTTTACATGGCGCGCACCATTCAGCACCAAATTTGATGAAGATTAAACCAGGATTACGAGGAAGAAGGTCTAACAATGCTTGACGATTGTCTATTTTATGAATAATAGGAAGGGTCATTGTGTGTATAGTATAGGAAAACATGTTTATTTTCTTTTTGGAAAAACAATGTAAAAATATTTGTGTGCAACTATGTATAGGACCAATGGACACGTTGAATTCGCACAATTTGGACGTAAATATGTATTCGTTGAAAGAAATATTGGAATTGTTTCATTTAGATTATGACATATCCGTTGAAGATTTGAAACGAGCAAAAAAACAAGTATTGTCTACGCATCCAGATAAATCCAAATTATCTTCTGAATATTTCTTATTTTTCAAAAAAGCATTTGATATTGTGCGTCAGTTTTATAATAATCAACACAAGCAAGATATGAACAATGGTCACACAAACACCGTATATTCTGCCGATGGATACAGCAATGAAAATAAACACACTACACGTCAAATGCAAAAAGTGGTTCACGATATGGGAGAAGATAAGTTTAATAACCAATTTAACCAAATATTCGAAAAAAACATGGTGCATAAACCAGATGTAGAAAAGAACGAATGGTTTACCAACGACAATGAAATATATCAAATCGATGAACAAGTTAGTACTGGAAACATGGGACAAGTGATTGATAAAATTCGCACGAATCAACAGGCATTAATCAAACACAATGATGTGCAAGTATTATATTCGAATAATAATACTAACAATAGTTTTCACGAAGACGAAGACAACGATACTTATGTAGTCTCTGATCCGTTTAGTAAATTGAAATTTGATGATTTACGAAAGGTTCATAAAGACCAAACCGTCCTGAATGTAAGTGAACGAGATTATAACAATGTGAAAAAATATGCATCCGTTGATCATTTTATGCGTGACCGAGGAAGTCAATCTCTCACCCCTTTGGAAAAAACACAAGCAGAGCAATTGTTGCAACAACAAGACAGAACCTATCGTGAACGTATGATGCACAAACAATATGAATCGAACCTTAAAACTAGTCGTTACGAGGAAAAAAATAAACAAGTCATGGCTAATTTTTTAAGAATTACAGACAAATAATCTCATCATTTGGGTTTATTGTTTGTCTGCATGTTCATCTTTTGTAGGTTTGCTTTTTGGTTCACTTGTTTCATATACCATTCTTTGTTCATGTCTAACATTAAATGATCATAATTTACATTCTTATTTTCAATATCACTATAACTCTCATATTGTGATACTGTGGGTGGCGTTAACATCAACCATACATGTTGTTGTTGTAGTCTTTTCCAATAAATATCCAATGCATACTCTTGTTTGTTTTTTGGATTTCTCATCAGGCTTGTCGCACTTTCCTTGAAATTCTGGATAAGCGTATCATAAAAGTGTTTTTGCACTACGTATCCAGTTGTGGTTTGACAGTTAAAAATGCGAGCACAATAATCAGACAATTTTTGATAGGGAGGCACGTTGTTTCCACCAATAATCAGCACATCCCATTTAGATTTCATATTCTGCATAAACAATTGTGCACTTTCTTTTAATTTATCTGGGTCTAAAAATGTGATGTCGTCCTCGCATACAAAGACATAATCATAGTCGCGTTCTTTTGCTAACTGTAAACATTGGATATGGCTCATTGTGCAACCAATTGCACCGTTTTTGTTTTTGATTGCAGATACTCTCTCTACTTGCATATTCATTTTTTCAAATTCTTGGAGAGCGTGTTCCAATCTGTCGACACGACTGTCCAAATTAATAAATAACGTATGTTTGAATAATTCCATGTAATACATATATACTTTGGTTTAACTTTATATGTATTTTATTTGTCTATCTTAATTACTCATTCGTCCGATTTATCTGATCGTTGATCCAGATAATTGATTTTGTTTACATTTTCGCGCATCACCACGATTTCGCCTTGTATAGTACTCATAGTTAATGACTGCCCTTCTATCTTATCGTTCAGTTCTCGTTTCATTTGTTCATGTTCTTTTTGAACTCGCTTCAATTCGTCTTTTAATTCCGATATTTCAATTCGCAAATGGTCATGATTAACCGCTTCCACTGTTTGTATCTCATTATTGTTTGTTGGTGTATTGGAAATTTCTTGTACGTCAGTATGAATATTGTTTGTTGTATTATTATTCGGCATTGCTACTACCGGTTCCACATTAGTTAATGCGTTATTCGGCATTGCTACTACCGGTTCCACATTCATTAACAATGGTGGTGCTAATTCTTTCATTTGTATCTCTCTCTCGTGAATGTGTTTGTTGATTAATTCGTCCATGTTATCTATAATCGCATCTTTCTCTTGTTCTTTGAAATCCACTTCTTCGGGAACAGGTTTCGCATACATACGTTCGTATTCTTGTTTTTTTTCTTCAAATTCTCGATTTGTTTGTTCTCCAATATTATTTGGTACGCTCGGTGGCGTCTGTATTTGCGAAGGGTAATTATTCTGTGAGTGCTGTATTTGCGAAGGGTAATTATTCTGTGACTGCTGTATTTGCGAAGGATAATTAGTAGGTGACTGCTGTATTTGCGAAGGATAATTAGTAGGTGGCTGCTGTATTTGCGAAGGATAATTAGTAGGTGGCTGCTGCATTTGTGAATGATAATTAGTAGGTGGCTGCGAAACAAATGCATTCGAAGGCGGAGGAGTTACAGTTTCTTCGCGTTGAACAGGGATGGAATGAACGGATTTCACCATAAAAGTGAGAACATCTTTGTTGAGATTATTCAACTCCTCAATAGACAAATTCTTACCTTCGTTTTGCATATAAAACTTCTCTATTATAGAACGAAACCACTGTTCCTTTGAAACATGGGAATGTGTCTGAAAGTAATCGTTCACATAAATATTGTTGTTTACAATGTTCCAAATTACCTTTTGGTTCTCGGGATGGACTAGTGCACTCATGAATATAAGTATATATAAGTTATGTTCATGTAAGTTTTTTATTTATGTTTACGAGTTTTGTTTTTATTGGTTCGAGAACCCTTCTTTGTTTTTCTACCGTTATTCTTTTTATATTTTTTCCCACCTTTTTTGTCGTCTGTGGGCTTCGCTGCCTGAAATCTGATGGTCCTTTTAACAGATGGAAAGAAATCTGATGGTCCTTTTAACGGGTCAGGATCGGACGATGTTGCCCAGTAGATGTAATTCTTAAGTTGGTTCAAATAATAGTCAACTTGTTGCATAGAACTAGACGAAGGAATTTTTTTCCTAACCGATGTAATCGATTTCGCCACATAACTTCTATCTCCGCTAAATTCAGATGGAAATACTTTTGTTTCTATGACGGTACCTTTTGGAACAGTTTTATTTTTCGCAGTTTGTTCGTCTAGGATTAGTTTTTGTTCATTTTCAGAGCTCATTTGTATACTCTAGAGATATTATTTGTTAAAATATTTCTCACGCAACTTTTTCATTTTACGGTCAGATATGCGTGTACGTTGCATATGTTCAAAAATATCCTTGCGGTTCTTCGAATTTTTACCAAGTTTTTCAGTCAACATAGTGATAATAAAATACATACTATACATTCCACATTCGGTATTTTGCATCTGATGTTCGAACTCATTGATGTGAACGTTGAATTTTTGTTCCTTCTGTAAATTTTGAATTAATTGATGTACTTCCATCGGAGGCTTAATGCCGTTGCTATCAAAATAATATACATCCTTATTCTTCAAATCAATGTACATTGATACCCAATGAGAACCAGATCCGTTATGTTTATCTAAATTAAATACAATGCCCACATTGTTTATTCCTTCAGATAGGTATTTGTCTATATTCATCTTGCATAGTTCTTGGCAAACGCATTTACCATAATAATATAGCGGTGTACTATTGAAATCAATCGGTGTAGGTCCAATGAACTTGAAATCTGTATGCACGCCTTCGTATTGTTCTAGCACTTTTAAAATATCGTGGTTCGTCAACCACGTCACTGGGTTATTTTTCCATTCACTGGGTTGGAATGGTGCGAACAACTCCTTTTTCAGGTCTTCTCGAATAAATTCGTCGTTAATAAGTTCCAACCAGCAATCTTCACGTTCACATTGAGTGACTTTTGTTTTCAATTCATTCCAAACCGTTTTAGGGTTGGTTGATTTTATCATGTTGTCTGGATATTGTTGATTGAATGCATCCTTAATGATTTGTAAAGTATTTTTTTTCATACACGAGTGACGAAGATGCAAATCGGATTTGCTAGACGGATTGCAATGTATTTTTTTTAACGTTTTTCTCTTTTGTTTATGGTGTTTCTTTTTCGTAGTTGCAACCATTTAGTATATACTTACTAAATATTTTAGTGCTTGTTTCGTTTTATAATGGACTTACCCCATACAGACCTCTCTCGAATTTCCGGTTCAGACTGTTCGCGTATGTTATCAAACAAAGTATCTACTTCGTCATCTTGTTTATTATATTCGTTTTTGTTCTCTATTTCTTTCATCTTAAAATAATTAATCAACGTCTTTACGTATCCATCAAATGCATCATTCACTTCGGTTGTTATATTCTTGTATCGGTTCGTTAGTAATTCTTCGGTGACTTCCAGTATATCGTCCTTATAACAGGCAATCTCATCATATTGCGTCTGTATCTTGTTAAACTCATCCGGATTGTTTTTAGAAACATATTTGTGATATTGTGATTTGTTCATCAACAATTCTAAAGTGATTTGTTCAACAAAAGCGTTTTTTTCCGGAACCGCCGCGATTTCCTCTCCCGATACGTCCATCTTATATAACAAATAGACAATGTTTTTCTTTACATTTGTTTCTATCAAACAAAAATAGATATAACACATTATCATTTAGTAATATCGCTGCAACAAAATCTATTATAATAGTATAATAGATTTCAAATGAGTAGTCTTGGAGGAGGATTTCAAGGATTTTCCGCAAAACAAACTATAACTAATTACAAAGATGGACAACAAACTTCAACCCGCGATATTCTACGCAGAGCATGGAACACTCCTTTCGCTACTGGAACCGTCAATGGTGAAGTACGTAGAGTTACCCCATTTAGAGCAGTGAACAACTCGGGTGACTTCCTGCTTCGTCAGAACTACAATAGCAAGGGAGCAAACCCTGATAGCACTGGTATCCCTTCCGCCAACACCAACCCCCGATTTGTCGCTGATTCATCTGACTATGTGAAATACAGAAGACAGGTAAGCGTGAACCGTAACTACAATGATTTAGCAAACGGTGGAGACGAGCACAACGGGTCGGTGACTTTCTTAATGAACGTCAGAAACTAAATATTTTATACGGATGGGTAAATATATGTAAATATGATATAGGATGATGATATTTACAAAAAATAATTTGAATAATGGTTCGCTCTCGTCTACCCGAGCAATGCCTCTCAAAGATAGCACCTCTGATAATGGTAGTAGATTTAGTTCTGCGCGTGAGGTTTATACCGAAACTACACCTGATACCAGTCAAAAAAAATGGTTTGGAAATCGCGACTCATCTAGTGTGATCGAACGAAGGAAGAACAATGCTATCGGCAAAGGAAGCATTAATGCTAACAACCAGGCATTGTCTTTCACTGCACACAACGAAATTAACAGTGTAAATAGCGCATTAAGGAGAACTCGTGCGAGCGGTTCTACGGTTCCTGCGAAAAGGACTGGATCCACAAAAATATTTTAAGTGTATCGAATTGTTTTCGTTGATTATAGTATATAGACGATGTATAACTATTTAGTTGAATTTATTGCTACCACATTTTTCGTATACGTGATTTTGTCCACTGGTAATCCTCTGGCGATTGGTGCTGCTTTAGCGTTAGCGATTTTAATCACCTCAGATATCTCTGGGGGTCACTTGAACCCCGCCGTATCTGTTGTAATGGCCTCTGCCGGCAAATTGCCTATTAGCGAATTGCTTCCCTATAGCATTGCACAAGTTCTCGGTGGTTTGGTTGCTCTTGAGATATACAAGAGGAACAAGGAGTAAGTCAACAATATTAGATTGAATAAATTATGAAATTTATTCAATATTGGATTCAAAACGTATTAAAACGTTACCACACTGTCTTCAATTGCTAAAACTTTAAGTAGTTTGTTAACATCGCCATCATACATCGACCAACATGTTACTAGGTCAAATGCCTGGTCATCTGCATTTCTGAGAACCTTGGGTTCAAATTCCCCATTGGAATTGGAATTTGCTTCTTGATTGCAACTTATATAATTTGGATTATATGTATACTCTTCAAGAGATTCACGTACATCCTTCTCTCTGCCTGCAAATTTTGCCTTGAAATCGTTGAAATTCATTATCCTTTTGATACCATACTCATGAATAACGTTATCCTTGTCGGATACCTTCACATTTGAACCGCCACGTTTAGTGCGAGACTTTGCATTTTTACGACTACCTTTCTTATATTTCCGTGTCTTATTCACACCTTTTTTACCGCGCTTGGTCGTCTTGTTGACTCTGGTTTTACCACTCTTTGCGTTTTTCATATATATATACACTATGTAGATATATATGTGTGTGTTCTCCATTTACTTGGTTTTTAAAAGGAGTTTGTAAAGAATATACAATCCGACAATGGATAGCGAACTCATGTAAAACTGAGTTCCCATATTCAGGTCCGAGAACTCAAGTACATTATCTTGTTCGTCATCTGAGTCGTCAGTTTCTTCTGTTTTGGAACCAGTCAATTGGTCCTTCATTTTATTTACTAAAATTAAAAACTCATTATCTGTTTGTTTCACATCCACTTGTTCTTTTTCTAAAACAGGTAGTGCAAACAGAGAACCTTGTAGACTGCTACTGCTCGTTTCGGGTGTGTCCTTATCTTCCATTTTAGTCGATGAAGAAGAAAAAGCTTTCTGTTGGTCTTTATTGGGAGAACTGTCCAAGTACAAATAATTCATTGTTATACATTGAACTCACATATTTTTACTACTAACTATTTGTTAAATCAATATAAATGGTTGAATCTAGGTTATAATAACTGCAACAAGGACATCCGCATTATGTGTGGAATATTTGCTGTCTTGAACAACAATGATTTGATTATTACAAAAGACATCATGAAAGATGCCTTCAAAAAAGGCGAACATAGAGGTCCGGAATATTCAACACTAAACTCTATTTCGATCAAAACGATTATGGGATTTCATCGACTTGCGATTAATGGACTGGATGAAGTCTCTCATCAACCAATTAACATAGGCAATATCACGCTAATATGTAATGGTGAAATTTATAACTACAAACAACTGTACACTCTATTGCCCGAATATGTGTCCCCTACGACAAATTCGGATTGCGAGGTAATTATTCATCTGTACAAAGCATTTGGAATGGATACCACCCTACAATTGCTCGACGGTGTATTTTCGTTTGTTCTTATTGACCAGTTATTGGGAAAAAACGCCACCAAACTGTATGTTGCCCGCGACCCCTATGGAATTCGACCACTTTTTATCATGAATAATACGAACTCGTCAGACAGCGACAGTGTTATCGCCTTTGCTAGTGAAATGAAATCGCTGAAACCAATCCAAGACGAAATAAACGAATATTATACAAACAAACGTGACGAAATATTGATGGACAATCCCCGTGCAAACCTCAAAAACAAATATAAACAATATCAAATTCAACCCTTCAAACCGGGTTCGTATCAAGTATACAAACTCCCATTTCATGTATCCCCTCACTGGAAGTTAGAAAAGCAAGTCAAATATAACACATTCGCATTCAACACGAATGTGTTTACGAAGAAATATGATTTTGATCACATAATGGTCAACATTCAAACCTACTTCAAGGAGGCAGTCTTTAAACGCTGTATCGCAGCAGACCGTCCCATTGCGTGTTTGTTATCAGGTGGACTGGACAGTAGTTTGGTAACTGCCTTGGTAAACGAATATCACAAAATGAACAACCTGCCTCAACTTGAGACATATAGCATTGGTATGGAAGGGTCGGAAGATCTAAAATATGCACAACAAGTCGCCGATTATCTTGGTACAAAGCATACGCAGGTCACCGTCAGTGAAGAAGAGTTTGTAGACGCCATTCCTAAGGTCATCTATGATATTGAAAGTTACGATACCACCACAGTTCGCGCAAGTGTTGGTAACTGGCTAATTGCGAAATATATTTCAGAACACAGCGAAGCAAAAGTCATTTTCAATGGCGATGGTGCAGACGAGTTAATGGGTGGATACCTATATATGAAACACGCTGGAAATTGTGTAGAATTCGATAAGGAATGCAAACGATTGCTAACGAATATCCACCAATTCGATGTGCTACGTTCAGACAGATGTATCTCGTCCCATGGATTAGAACCAAGAACTCCTTTTTTGGATCGTACGTGGGTGAATTACTATTTGTCTCTTCCATTCACTCTTCGTTATTCGAAAGATGACCAAGAAAAATATTTGATTCGTAAAGCGTTTAGTGAGGAATATTTCAACAACCGAGAAGGAATATCTTTACTTCCACCAAGCATTCTGTGGCGCCGCAAAGAGGCATTCAGTGATGGCGTTGCGAATGAAAAAACCACCACACGTGAAATTATTTACAAACATATTCATAGTCTAGATAGTCACGCACAATTTGTTTCGTTGTTTAATGACCCGAATATTGATAACAAAGAAAACATTTTGAAATTGGTAAAAGCGGTTCCCGAAACAAAACACCTAACTCACTTGTTGCCGGAAACGCTGGAACAATTTTATTATCGTTATATATTCGAGATCCATTACAAGGGTTGTGGAAAAGCCATTCCTTATTTTTGGATGCCCAATTACGTAAAGGCACAAGACTCCAGCGCACGTAGTTTGGATATTTATAAAGAAGACGTAGAAACTGACTATGCGGTTTTACCAAATGCACCCGATGACTTTGCATAAAAAATACAGTATTCACAAGTAAATATACTTACATAGAACGAGTATATTTACTAATTTTCACGTATACAATCCATCTATATATGATTGAATATCGTCTAATTCAAATAAGGACAACTTGTTTATAAAATCGCCAAAATTCGTTTTTTTATGTATACCGAAATCCTTTCTTTCAATCTCATTGTGTTTGATTTCTTCAAACACGTCAGACATAAGATTATATGTTCGGTCGTTCGTTTTAATCAAACGTAACGTTTTCTGCAAACATACGAATGTATTTGTGGTGAAGATTTCTTTCAAGTTTGATAAATCGTTCGCTTTGGATATATCTGCAAAGTCATCTACATCGTTATTCGCTATAAAATGAGCGAACATTTGACAGAAACCATGTGAACCCATTTTTTGATACAAATGATACGGGTCAATCAATTCCCATTTTCGATGTATTCGTCCTCTGGTTACGATTTTTGTTCTACACGCTACTCGAAAATGGGTTTCATCGTCGTCGGGTTTTCTTACATTGTAACCATAGTAGATAAATAAGTCCAAATCCTGTACACGATCATCAGTCCAAGGAATGCACGCTTTTGACTGTTCAATATCAAATACCTGTACATGTGTGTTGATTTGCTTATAGACATCAACTTGACCAAGTATTTCTATAAACAAGGTTAAATAATCATTGAATGTATTCAACATTTTTATTGGAATTTCTAATTATATATTGTACAATTCTACAATATATATTTCAATTTTATCTTCATTACAAACGGTATCTAAAACTCCGTGCTAAAGTCAAATACTTCTTCTTCGTTATCCTTTCCGCTCTTGTCCGCCAAAGCATACTCTGCATTCGTGCGCTCAAAAAAGTTCACCTTGGACTCTATGCTAATGAGTTCCATGAAATCAAAAGGATTAGAAGAATTATACATCTTGTCGTATCCTAATTGGACACACAGTCTGTCCGCAACGAACTCAATGTACTGAGACATCAACTTGGAATTCATACCAATCATGCGACAAGGAATGGCTTCCAAAATAAATTCCTTTTCAATCTCCACTGCCTCTTTTACAATTTCGTGAATTTTGTCCGGAGTTAATTTTTTATGTAACTTGGAGTACATCAAAATAGCAAACTCAGTGTGAAGCGCCTCATCACGAGAAATGAGTTCATTAGAAAACGTCAATCCGGGCATCAATCCTCTCTTCTTAATCCAATAAATAGACGCAAAGGAAGAAGAAAAGAACAGACCCTCTACTAACGCAAACCCCACCAAGCGAGTAGCGAAATCGCTGTTATCGTCGTTAACCCATTTTTGTGCCCAGTTGAATTTCTTCGCAATGCAAGGATAATTTTGAGTAGCTGCGAACAACTTGTCTTTTTCTTCGGGGTCTTTAATATATGTGTCTATCAACAGGCTATACATCTCTGAATGGATGGTTTCAATGGCTATTTGGAATGCATAGAACGCACGGGCCTCTGATACTTGAACTTCGTTCATGAAACGGGTACCCAGATTGTCCGTAACTACGGCATCGCTACTAGAAAAAAAAGCTAAAATCATTTTAATAAAATTGCGCTCATCGTCACTCAATTTGGCCCAGTCATTCATATCTTGTGCGAGTGAAACTTCGCCGGTATGCCAAAACGAATCGATGGATTTTTTATACATTTCCCAAATATCATTGTATTGAATGGGAAACATTACATAGCGGCTATCGTCTGGTGTAAGAAGTGGTTCGAGTGCAGTGGCTGCATTATGTGCATTGTCGGACATATTGTTCCTAAATAATATAGTCAGTAGATTTTTATTTCATTTAGAAAATATACTTACAGTGCACACAGTGCATTTTGCCGGTTACAGTTGCACGATAGTAAACGTGAGTAGTAATTATTTAAATTGGTCGACATCAATGAGATTATTATTATTATCGAGAGATTATTTAGGTCATTAATATAAGGAATGCCAGGACAAAACAAACATACTTCTGAACCGGAACTTGGTGAAGAACCTAGCAGTCGCCGTGGTCGCCGTGGTCGCAAACAAAACGAAAAAGAAATTTTGCGAGAACATATGATTGAAACATTTGATAAGGACACAATTATTCAAAAACAGCGACAATTATACGAGAATTTACAATACTTATCTGAAAAGGAAAAAAAAGAATTTGAGGCAAAGTTCACTACGCCTAGAAACGATGGTCAAAAATACTATGCTCGTCTATTAAAACAAAAAAGCAAAAAAATTGTCGTTGCTACGGGACCAGCCGGAACTGGAAAAACGCTGTTGGCTACCGAGCAGGGCATTCGCATGTTTCTTTCTGGTGGATACGATAAGTTGATTTTCACTCGCCCTTCTGTATCCGTTGACGAAGATCTCGGATTTTTACCCGGTACATTGGAAGAAAAGATGGCTCCTTGGATACGTCCTATATACGATGTGTTATATAACTTTATCACTCCAAAAGAAGTCACCGTATTACTAGAAGAAAAAGTCATAGAAATCGCTCCACTGGGATATATGCGAGGTCGTACGTTTAAAAATTGCTGGATCGTTGCGGACGAAATGCAAAATTCAACCATTTCTCAAATGAAAATGTTAATGACTCGTCTGGGTGAAAATAGCAAACTGGTAGTGACCGGCGATTTAGACCAATACGATCGCGCAAGTGATATTAATGGATTAGACGACTTTTTAGATAAATTTCGCGGAAAGCGTTCCTCGAGCATTAGTAGCGTTGAATTTCAAAATCACGATATACAGAGAGAGGAAGTCGTAAAAGAAGTGTTGGACATTTACGCAGGAGAAGTCCCACCTGTATATTCTGATGACGAAGAAGAACCCTCCGAAATGAATGCTGAAATAGAAAAAGATTTAACAGATTCCAAATAATTGCGTGTTCTCATTTTAGGCGCTATACGTGTATAATAAAATGTATTCTTTTATTATAGAAATGAAATTCTCGTTGAAAAATGTTCTCCAGTTTCAACCATTATTAAAGAGCCAATTGGTATTGTATATGTTTTTATTCATTGCCTTGTTTGAAATCGTTCATTTTGGAACAAACCAGAATGTAAATGGCGTCCTTTTGATGTTTTTAATCGGTTTCTTGACTTCATTTTTCAGTAAGAATATGATTATTATCTTGTTTTCCGCTATTGTGTTTACCAATCTAATTGTATATGGTTCTCAACTCAAGTATAGAGAAGGGTTTGATAAGAAGGACGAAGTCATCAAGCGAGTGAAGAAAACCAAAAAGTCGGAAGAAGAATTAGAAGAAGAAGATTCTAAAAAAGAAATGACAAAGAAGGATATCGAAGAACAGTTCTCTAGTTTACAGAAAGAACTCCCCGAGTTCCAAAAAATCCAATTTGAAATTTTAGACAATCTGGAGAAAATGGACCCCCTTCTAGAAAAGGCGGAAAGCTTCATCAATAAATATTCGGAGTACAGAGACAGCAACCGTCGTTAATTTGGTGTAAATTGCAATTGATAATATCCTTTCATAATATAAGAGAATACTATCAATCATGGTCTTCAAAGCCATTGCAAAATTCATTGCCATGATTCCCAAAATATTTAAAATTATTACAGGCGTCATCATGGGCATAAAAGATATATTTTTAGGTTTAGCCAGAGAATTTGAAGAATTTCCACAAGGTGCATATTATTTAGGTATGCACGCGGCCATATTTGTTCAATACTTGGGCGTTTTCGCATTTACAAATCTTTTCTGCGCTATGCAAATGATCCAGAACTTTACCTCTTGCTTTTTTTGGTATGCATTGGACATTTTCGGCAAGATATTGTATTTAATACCACAATTAATCATAATGTTTTTAATGTTTCTAGGCATTCCAGCAGATGAACTTGAAACACAGTTTTGGATGTTTATGGAGGACATCGACAGAATGGTGGTGGATGCAAGTGGTTATCACATTATTCACTTTCCCAAAGACATCCGCGATAAATGTTTCAATTGTAAACGGTTGAAGACAAGCGTACTAATTAATAAAGCCAATGATGCATTCGGAGATCTCAAGGACCCGATTATCCCACTGATGACTGGCGGCATTGTGGATATGTTCAATGGTGCTCGTAGCGCAGTGAATGCAGTATTGGGACCAATCGGCATCCGTATATAAGAACATCCAATAAATTTAGCACACATACGTAATGGAATATTATAGAATGATATAGTATAATATGCCCAAAAAGTGTACCAGCCCAGGAGTTATATGTATTGAGAACGTAACCCTTTTATTCATTGTCATTATTATTGCGATCATCGGATATTTGTTGTATCAAGTATACAATCCGGCGATGAAGACGTCTGATACAATCCTTGTAAAACCTACCAAAATTATTCAGGACATTCAAATGCCCATCATGGACGATGCGGGCGATACGATGAATGACCCATATGCGCCTCCTTTGAAACGTAATCAATATTTACAACCTACTATGGGAGGAGATGTCCGTGGACTTCCCATCAATATCAAAACGCGCGCTACTGGTCATGATTACCAGCAAATGGGCATTTTAACCAAACAGGGTGGGAACAACGAGAACTTAATTTTACCACTGATGGGTCGCCGTATTATGACTGGGCGCGATAGATGGCAGTATTATACAATGTCCAATACTGGTTTTGTTAATACCAAGCTTCCCATTAGCGTGAATGGAAAAAGTTGTTCTGGAGAATATGGATGCGATATTATGAACAATGGAGATGTTGTCTATGCAGAAGGATACAATGATACGTTCAATGCAACCATTTATGAAAACAGCACACTGAACTATATTCCTTACCTTTAGACGAATTATAATTTGGTAAAAAACTCTACCACATTATATATATAAAGCAATGAGTGAAGAAAATACATTTGATTTAATAGACGAAACAAAGATTAAATTTGATAAAGAAATTATTTATGATTATCCTTTGACAACCACTTATGCAAGCGAATTTGTAAAAGGGAACGATGTATTTCAAGCACCAGTTACATACAGCATTGATAATAACTTTTATTATACTTCTGATGGAAAGACCTCCGAGTTCAACTTTTCAAAAATTCATATTGGAAAACTTGTTCACGACAATGTCGAGAACGTGAGTGCAAATAATAATAAGATTATAGGCGAAGTCGTATTAGAACATTCTTCGAATTGTTATGTGTGTTTTTTTCTAGAGAGTTCAAGTGCTACCGAAAAAAACTCTTTAGATGCGATTTTATCAGGAGGTTCTGCTAATTATGAAGTTGAATTGAATAATATTATTCCAAAACAAGACAAATGCATTCACTACAAGGATGGAAGCAAGAATGTGTTTGTATTTACCACTCCTATATACACTGAAGCCACATCAATTGACCCAATTATTAGTAACAGTTTATTCAACAAATACCCCAGTACAGATGATTACATTGTAATTCCTGGAAATTATCTTAATCAGCGCGATGATGACCAGATTTACATTGATTGTAGTCCGACGGGAGCAAGCGACGATGAGATAAATACTTACAACGTGCCCATCAATTCCAAGATGATGAGTGAAAAACAGCAATCTGATTTTATGGGCACGACCGTGAATTTCGCATTTTTCACGATTCTATCGCTAGTGGGATACTTTATTATTCCAATGTTTTACAAAAAAGTGGTGATAGATATGATATTGTTTATGAACCCAGGCACTGGAGATGAAGTAAACAAAGACAGATTGAAAGCAATCGCCTCTGCTGATGTCGGCATCATACTCACATTTGTATCGGCTATTATGTTATTTTATACAATGGGCATGACGGGTGACTCCAGATATACGTCTTTGTCCTTAATGCTTTCTCTTATTGCTGTTTTGTCTGCATCATTAATTACAATGAAGAAGTCCAATCCAGACTTCTTGCGAGCAATCAGTAGTAACGGTCGGGTCATTCAATTAGAAATCCCTATGACTACCATCAAGGATGAAATTACAAAAAAATCAACCGAAGTTCCAGTGGGAGTATCTTCTAGTCTTGGAGACATATTCAAAACAATTGGCGATTTCTTCGGGTTCTTATTAAAATTAACCCCTGCATTCCTAGCAATCACCCTTGTTGGTGCTGCAATTCCACAGATTATCAGGTCGATGGGTATCTTAACACCCGAAACTGCTAGTTCATTGACCATAGGTGGCGTGCTATTCTCTATGACTGGACTCGTTTGTTTCAAGTTGATCGACAAAGTCGAAAAATTAAGTAAAGGTGAAGAAGCATAACTCACGATTGCATAGAAATTAATAAATAATTAGAACGATTGGCTCTATTTATTTATACTTGAACAAATTTAATACATGGAAGCAGTTCCAACATCCTCGGCAACAGGTTTGAAAGCAGTCTCGGTGAATATAACAGGATCGCTATGTCCAATGGGGGCCATCTGCTCTACGATCTCTTCTTCAAGAGTGTCTTTCTTCTCGGGGTTCATCTTCTGCATCTTCTGGTCCTTCTTCACTTGAGAAGGAGTGTGCTCCTGAATAGCGGCTTTGCCGGTCTGTTTAGAACTGCGTCTTAACAATTCATACGCAACAAACACGTATAAAATAGCCACCAGGGGGTTAGCATTGAAGAACAAATAAAGAGTAACTGCTAAAACACCGACCATGCCTAGGGGAGAATCGACCATATTGGAAACAAATCCGGGGTTCTCAACGGGGAAAACAATATACATTACAAACACGACAAGCGCAATTAATTCTACTTGTGTTAAGGAGTTGAACATTTTTGGAAGTTTCATCATTTCTATATTATAGATTAGTATTTTATTTTTACCTATAATCAACGAAAATATTTGAAAATTGAAATATCCTAAATACAAATAATCTTATGTAGTAATCATATACATACCAAGATGAATAGAAAGAAGAACATCAAGCAACCAACTATCAAGGACAGTTTCCTTCTGACCCCCGAATACAAAGAAAATGTGCGCATTTCATCACATTTGGGGAGAAAAGGGTATACCATCCCAAAATCGACATTATCCGAAAAAGACATTGCTTGTTTAAAAGAAGAATTATTGGTAAAACCAGTAGAGATGAAAATGAATTATGGTGCACCAGGTGCAGCTGGTTCCAATGCGTTCCCGGTGTACAAAGAAAACGACAAAAAAATATACATTCCTCGCTTTTATGGGGTTGAACGTTATGGGTTGCCTGATAAAAGCGAACTCCAGGAGGGAGACGACATTGACGTAACCTTTGATAAACAGGTCCGCGATTACCAGGAACACATTATTGGTGTCTATATGAACCACATTGGAGAACCCATATCAAAAAACAACACGCAAAATGGTAACGGAGGCATACTGGAGGTTCCTTGTGGTAGAGGCAAGTGTTTGAGCAAAGATACGCCAATAATGATGTATGATGGGTCTATTAAGATGGTTCAAGATGTAAAAGTTGGAGATAAACTCATGGGGGACGATTCTACACCAAGAAACGTGTTGACTCTCGCACGAGGAAAAGAGATGATGTACAAAGTGATACCAAACAAAGGTGATAGTTACACAGTGAACGAAAGTCACATACTATCATTGAGATACAGTACATCCATGAACAAAAATACCCCCAAGGGCACTGTGGTTGATATGTCTGTATTAGATTATTTGAATTTACCCAAATCTTATCATGGTAGAGGAGGTCCCTTGGTTGGATATCGTGTGCCTATTCAATTTCCTAAGAAAGATGTGGACATAGACCCGTATTTGCTTGGATATTGGTTAGGTGACGGTCATTCAAAAGGATCTGTTATTTCCACACAAGAGTCCCATGTATTGACGCATTTGCAAAACAATTGTTTTCCAGAAAATCATCCCGAATTGTATTTGCAGTATACAGGCGCACAATACGATTATCGCATTAATTCTACGAAGAAAGGCGCTGGTTGTAATTCATTCATGAATGGTTTACGTAAATATAATCTTATCAATAACAAACACATACCTCATGATTATAAATGTAATGACCGCGAAACACAGTTAGCATTGTTGGCTGGGTTGATGGATTCAGATGGGTCTGTCCATGATAACTGTTATGATATTCTTCAAAAAAACGAAATCCTTTTGGACGACATCATTTTCGTCGCACGTTCACTTGGGTTTGCAGCTTATAAAAAAGAATGTAAAAAATCGTGCGTATACAAAGGAGAAAAAAGAGAAGGAACCTATTATAGAACGTGTATTCACGGGAAAGGGTTGGAAGAAATACCGGTAAAATGTCCTCGTAAAAAAGCAAATCCCAGAAAGCAAACAAAAGAAGCTTTGAATACCAGAATTCGGTTAGAACAAGTCGGCATTGATAACTATTATGGGTTTGAAATAGATGGGAACCGACGTTTTGTATTGGGAGATTATACCGTCACACACAATACAGTAATGGCGCTCAAAATCATCTCCAATCTCCAGAAAAAGACGTTAATTATTGTTCACAAGGAATTCTTGATGAATCAGTGGATAGACCGCATTGAAGAGTTCTTGCCTGGAGCGAGAGTTGGTAAAATACAGGGTCAAAAATTCGACATTGAAGACAAAGACATCGTTATCGGTATGTTACAATCGCTCTACGACAAAGATTATGGTCCCACTGGATTTCAGAGTTTCGGTTTAACCATTGTGGATGAGGTGCACCGCATAGGAAGTGAACAATTTTCCAAAACACTATTGAAAGTGACCACTCCAAATATGCTGGGTATTTCAGCAACAGTGGATCGTAAGGATGGATTGACCAAAGTATTGTATATGTTCATTGGAAACAAGATCTATAGCGAAGAACGAAATGATGACGACCCTGTATGTGTGCGCGCAATCCATTTTCACACGAACGACAACGAATTCAATGATGTTGAGGTGGATTATAGAGGAAATACAAAATATAGTACGATGATTACCAAATTATGTGCGTATGACCCGCGTACACGATTTATCATCCAGGTGTTACAGGATTTATTGAGCGAAGACCCCGATAAACAAATCATGGTGTTATGCCACAATCGCAGTTTATTAACCGCAATCTATACCTATATTCGCACTTGGAACAATGACGAAGAAATGATTGGATATTATGTGGGCGGCATGAAACAAGTCGATTTGGAAAAAACAGAGAAGAAACGCATTGTGTTGGCCACGTATGCGATGGCGGCGGAAGCGCTCGACATCAAAACGCTATCTACATTGGTGATGGTGACCCCTAAAACAGACATTACACAATCGGTCGGTCGAATTTTACGCGTAAAGCACACCAAACCAATTATCGTAGACATTATTGACCAACACGATCCTTTTCAGAAACAATGGATACAGCGACGTAGATATTACAAAAAATGCAACTACAAAATTATTCAAAACAACAGTAAAAAATATACAAATATGATGAATGCTGACGATACAAATGAATGGAAATTGGTGTTTGACCCGAAGGACAAAACTACGAAAATGGACGAAGAGAAAGAGCTGAAAATAGAACGAAAATGTTTAATTGCGTTTGATAATTTGGAATAATATACACATATAACTAATCAACTTTGTATTTTAAATAGGCTACCTGACTATCTAATTCTTTGTCTACTTGAATTTGATACCAACACTCATAATCATTCATAGTAATTGGACCCTTCAAATTTTTCTCTAGGGTTGATTTCAGCATATTCGCGTGACTTTTTATCGCCCTGAATGATTCAACGCATTCAGGGTGATAATTTTTTATTTGTTTATACAATGTTAGGAGCGAACTCATATCATTGGGTAGTAGCGCAGCGGACATCGTAGTAATAATAAGACAATCTATTTCTTTTGTGTCTTTCTCTTCTTGTTGCTTTTCTTTTTCAATTTTCTGTTTGTCTTGGTCTTCTTCTTGGTTGTTTTTCTCTTATGTTTCCTTCCACCACCTTGTTTTAACGCAACTAATTCTGCACCACCAGAAGTACCGGTCGGTGTAATGTTGGGTAACACATTTCCTTCTGTGAACTCGAAAAATCCTCCTCCAGTTCCAGACATGATATATATTGGACAGAGATATTTTGCAAACAAGATAAAGTGATCATGCATAGGTATATATGACTAAACTTCCTGCGAAATCGTGGGATTATATACCAGAACTAGAATACGAAAAAGATTATGTAGTGGAGTTTGAATTGTGGAACTTGCGTGCTATTTTACGCAATATAAACGAAAACAAGCGCGCGGCCTCGCCAGTCTACCAAAAACTGGTCATTCCTCATTTGCAAGAATTAGTAGATAAATTGGAAACATTGGAGGCGAAACTAGATAGAGAAATTGAGACAGACGGGGACAAAACCATCTACGATTTGGTAGATGAATAAAATTGAAAAGGAAACAACAACAACTGTTATATCCAGTAATCAACTCATCAACTAACGAATTCAACAATGTGCTCCAATACGGATGGACGATATATGTCTTTGGCGACAGAAGAGGCGTCAAAATCACCCATTACTAATTTCCAACTGGGTTGTATAGCTGTCGTATCAGGGAAAATTGTAGCACGAGGATGCAATAATTATAGGACCTATTCCAAGGATGGCATGATCGGTCAATCTTGTTCATGCCATGCAGAAATCAGTGTATTGCGAAAATGCATGAAGCAAAATATAACTAAAAAAATAAATATATATGTGGCGAGAGTGTCTACTATGGGAGATATGCTATGTTCGGCTCCGTGCATCGACTGTTTCTTGAAAATGAAAGAGTTCAATATAAGGAGTATCATTTATATTGACCATAGCGGAAATACAGTAAAGCGAAATTTCGACGACTTTCACACGTCCCATACAACAAGCGGCAAGAAAGCGATCCTTACAAAGCGTGTAAAGTGTTTATGATATGTGTCTGCATATCATTATTTGTTTGTAAAATTGAAAGAACAATTGTTTTTTATTGAATATGCAACAATTAGACAATCAATCATTCATCATGGAAGGAGAAACACACGTTCATTGGCCCGATATTACTCATCCAGCGGATGCACAAGCATTTCAATCGCTGGGATTAAAAAAACTATTGTATATTGGTCCCTGGTTTCATCTTGAACCCACTATTCACGCGGAGTTTCGAAATATCAAAGAGTTTATTTATGTAGATACACAACCACTTGGAGAAAATGAAACAAAACCATACGATACAAACTCATACAAAACCAATTTCGTCGAAGATTTGATGACGAAATGTGCTTGTTTTGGATATGAATTGATAAGTGATTACATGATTGACCCTGAACATGTAAATACCGTATTGAACCGCAGTCAGCGCACAAAATGGCGTGTCGATTATCCTCACATTAACCCACATATGTTCAAATTTGAAAATAAATACACTAAGCAAATATTAAAATATTACATTTCAACCAATTTCCTGTATACGATGAATAAAGAATTACGAACAGATATGTGTGAGGCAGACGGATTAATTCTGAGTGGATATTTTCCTCATAAAACGTTATTGCATTATTTCCCCCAACCAAAAACAATCATTGGGTTTACTGAAACTGTGTATCCAGTTGGTGAACTATCGCATTATCTAGAAGAAGACAATATAATTCCGTCGTTGATAAATGATACGAATACCGACACCCCTTATTGGGCAAATAACTATTTCTTATTGTCTATTCATACAAATCATATGGTAAAATGTGAAAATATAACCGAAATGGGCGACCTATCTGTTCATGAAATAGACCGCCGATATGGATATGAAGTGTAATATACCGACTTATAAAAAATCTTACTGTATATATGCGTTAGTCGTATTGAAAATATGTATTTTTTATACTTTATGTAGTGAGTTATAAAAAGAACGTTTTTGACATGGGAAAGTATATTTGGTTTTGCACTTTTGGACATTTTAAAAAATGTCCATTTTTCATTTTTGTGAGAAAGTCTTGAGAAAAAAAAACTAAAAAACGGGTTCACAGCATAATGCAGTGATTGCATTTTTTCAAAAAAATATTTGGCTGCATAATTTTTTATTTTAATTATGTAGAAAAATCATTTAGGGGATTTTTTACTATCATTGTATGGTAGTAAAATGGTAGTAAAAAATCCCCTAAAATCAATCCAGATATTTGAATGCACGGATTGTTACTATAGTACGTGCAATAAAAAAGATTATAATAAACATTTGTCCACTGCAAAACATAAAATGGTAGTAAATGGTAGTAAAAAATCCCCAAAAATCCCCAAAACTGAAAATAACAATTTCGTCTGCATTTGCGGTAAGGTATATAAATACGATAGTGGGTATTATCGTCACAAAAAGGTATGTAATGCAGATGGAAATGCGAATTTGCAGCAAAACGAAGTAGAAATCGACCCGTCACAAGACTCTATACACACTATGATGGAGTTAATAAAACAAAATCAGGAATTCAAAGAGTTGATTGTAGAACAAAATAAACACATTTTGGAATTGGCCCAAAAACCAACTACCACAAACAATACGATCAATAACAACCAAAAATTCAATCTAAATTTCTTTTTGAATGAACAATGTAAGGATGCGATGAATATTTCCGAATTTTTGGAGAACATGATGCTCGATATGGAAGACTTAACAGAAACTGGTCGACTAGGTTACGTAGACGGGATATCAAGAATTTTTATCAACAAACTGCGAGAACTCGACACATACAAACGACCATTGCACTGCACTGACTTGAAGCGCGAAACACTGTATATACGGGATAATGATGTATGGGAAAAAGAAGAGAATTCAAAACAGAAACTGAAGGAATTAGTAGACAAAGTCGCCAATAAAAATTGCAAAACCATGCGTATATGGACGGAAGAACATCCAAATTATACAGAAATGGATTCGATCGAAAACCAAGAATTTATGAAACTGTCGGATGCTATATTGGGTGGGTTTGGAGAACAAGAATCAAAACAATTCCGCGATAAAATCATCAAAAGTGTAATCAAAGAAGTCATGGTCAATAAAAATGTATAATATATTTGTGGATATAATTCATAAATATATTCAATTGTCTACATAAGTGATTAGCATAGTATTATAGTTTACTAATATGAACAATCTTTGCGTATTTATGCGCTACTTTAATCGGCGTCCATTTCCTATATTTACGATCGTATACACATTCCATGCGTAATATTTTTTTTAGATCGACATATTTATCGTGTTGGATATTTTCGAAATCGTCTTCATCATCGCTTTCTTCGATATAATCCAGGTTTTTATTTTCTCTGATATTTCGGAAAAGATTATTCATCGCGACGCTTGTCTTGTAGTTTGGTACATACGATAAATTGTAATAGACCGGGCTATTGTTTCTGCCGTATGCAAACAAATGATAAATATCATATTGCAAATCTGCACGAACTTCAAATACGGTCGTAGTTCTATATTGCGGTTTATTGAAGACCATTTTATAAGGTTCGATTTCAAAGTCTGTCGATAACGGCGCGACAACCTTTGTAGCATTGGGTAAACTGACGATATTTAATTTTCTAGATAAGTGCACATTCATATATGGCATGACTTCGTTTGATGAGCGATACTGAATGTGGTGAAGAGGATAATGCACACGCGATTGGATGCACTCATCGAGCGTATTTGGATATTCGTCCAATCCATCCAATTGGACATTCCATAAGAATGGCGAATAAATAGGCGTATGTTTCTCGAGACATTCAAATAATAGTTTCCACGCACCAAATTTATTTATACTCGACATTTTGCAGACATTTACGCCCTTCATAAAGAGAATGTCGTCAACAATGTATTTTTCTTTTCCCGAATGTTCGTCTACCACGCATGTCGCATACACGAGTGTCCCCATCGACAATTGAAGATTGGATTTGATATCACTATGAACCACCTTGACTATTTTTTTGTCGCGGTTTAATTCCATGATATAACAAGTATAATATTTTTGATAAAACGTAAACCATATCAACACTTTTTTACCAGTGGGGATTGCTATACATACATCATAAACAGATGAAACTTTCTTATGTGAAATTGTTTCATAGGAAAGTTCAAATTGTGGTAATCTTTTGAGAAGATACGACGTTTGGTTAGCGTTTAGAACCAACATACTATAAGAGGCACGTACTATTTATATAGTTTTAAGAAAGTGTGTGGGTAGTCTGTTCATCCATAAACTGTTGTAAATCAGTATTCAATTTTTCAATATGTTCCCGATCAAATAATTGTGTGTTTGGATTTACGCTCGTTGAATTTTGTATTTGCGTCATCATCGCATTGTATTTTTCACCATTTAGCGAACGAGACAATTTAGGTTTGGGTATACGAAACTTAACTTGTAGGTGTTGAATGACCACATGACATAGAAAAATGAACAATAAAAAAAAGAACGACTTGAATAAAAATTCTGTAAACATATGTGTAAATACTAAATATTACGAACACAAAAATATACATTTTTAAACGCCCAATGCAATTTACCAAGAAATAGTATTTGCAAACTATATAAATGTATCGTGGGTAAAGATAATAATGTCATCTATACGTTTGTTGGTAGTAGAAAAGAATGGTACCATTAAAGAAAGTGTATTGAAAACATGGAAGGAAGAAGACTTGTATAAAAAGGCTGGTTTTAAAACTAGTCAGGGGTTTGCATTGGCCACTACTTGGAAGGTTGGTGATATTAATAACAAATCCTATTCTATTCGTGTCTATGGCAAGACTGATGGTCGCGCTACCCAAGAAAACAAATATGAGTTTCCTCCCCCAATTGATGAAACATTGTTTTTCGGCAATTGTTTGATTGTAAATGTGCGAAATGATGTGCCGGTGTCTCTTACTACCGCAGAGTGGACGTGCATTTATGATAAACTGCACGGAGGTTTTGAGGAGCTGGGTGATGAAGATGAAGATGACGATGACGAAGACAGTGATGAATACGATGATGTTCCCAAGACCAAATCAGGTTATGCAAAGGACGGGTTTATTGTAGACGACGATGAACGATCTGACGATGATTATGAAGGTTCGGACGCCTCCGAAAAATTAGAGCCGTTGCCTAAGAAGAAATCAAGCAAAAAGAAGGACAGCGTTGTAAAGACGAAACCCAATAAAAATAATGAAAAAGTCAGCGTTCCCGACAATGTCTTTATGGAACTTAGCAATGAAATAGATGAGTTATTTGATAGCACAAGCGAGTTGGAAATAGAGGAATACATATAGTCAATATTCGATCCAAGTATAAGATAAAAATTGAATGATATAAATAAAAGTATTCTATTTATATTATTAACATACACACAAGATGAAGACAGTATCAAATCCGTGCAATTTTCGTAAAAATCTAAAAGAAAAATTAAAGATTATTCTTGAAGATGAGAACATAACATCGAACGTAGAAACAAGCATATTTAACTATGCACTCAATGAGTCAGACCGACGCAGGTTGATTAAAAAGTGGGACAATCCACAATTTGTAGAAATTTATTTGAACAGATTTCGCAGCATCTACATTAACTTGAAAAATACTACATTCTTGAATCAAATTCGAAACAAAGATATTACTGGAAAAAAATTGGAAGTATTAACTCATTATGAAATGGATACAGAGAGATGGAGCGAACTCATCGACAAAAAGATTAAGCGAGAGGCAAGTAAATTCAAGACCAATATTCAAGCATCCACTGATATGTTTACATGCAGAAAATGCAAATCAAAGAAATGTACGTATTATGAATTGCAGACACGAAGTGCGGATGAGCCAGCAACTATATTTATAACCTGTCTGGATTGCGGGAAGAACTGGCGGTCTTAAGCAAATGGCCAATTGCAGCTAAAATATATTCGAAATATACGAATAAAAAATATATACGAACTGTTACAAAAAATGCAGATTTCATCCTTTCGGCATTGGGATGGTCAATGAACCAATTGGTTATTTGTTCAATATCTCCTTCAAAATCGTCTATTGTACACGCTATACGTATATTTTTTATTTTCTTGATATGGTTTACGCAATCATCGTAATGATTTTCTGAGATGGTAATATTTGTTACATCACTTCTACAAAGCGGACACAATATATATGGATTATGCGAAGTATGCAGTTGTTCAATGTAATGGAATACACAAGTTGAACAAAAATAATGACTGCACGTTAATTTGCAACATTTGACTGGTTCTATTGGTTCTAGACAAATAGAACAATCATCATAATTCTTTAATTGAATATTTTTATCGATGTTCAACTGTATATGCAATAGTCGCGTAGATAACAAAATCGTAGAGATGGTCGATGGTGTCCAACGCGTGTGTATGTTATTTCTCAATAAAAATTGATGAATGGATTCGGCATTTATAATCATTTTGCTATTTGGTATCGAATTGATGAGTTCAATATGCATTTCGTTTGATACTTGCGAATAACACATTACCATTTTCCGAATAAATTTTTTGCACGGATTATGAGAAATATGATGAGATTGTTTTGTGAATAAAATATTGTGTTTATAACCAACTGCCCGCAATATTTGCATATTCAAAGACGACAAATACAACTTCAAATACGTGGTATGCAATCCCAAATAATAATCGTATGCAGCATTCATTTTTATACATTTTTCAAATACTTGTATCATAGAACTATTGCAATTGTTTATACGGTGTCCAGAGTGGTTACAAAATGAACAGTTAGGCATAGAGAAGAGACCTTATATATTTACACTATCCACACACTCTATTTGCAAAAAAAATACTTATTGTATTTTTTTTACGAGACCTGAATTTAGATCAAAATTTCTAAATCATGTAATTTCCAATATTCGCAACCTCCGTTCGGCAAAGGACGTTTGATAATGAAAGGTAGTTTCTTTTCTTCGAATTCTTTTAATGCAACCAAATACCCATCAATCACACTCTCGTCGACAGATACGAAAGATTTGCTTCCTGCATTGATTTGCTTCGCACGTTCTCCAATAACGCGTGCCTTCTCGTATTTGGTAACAAATGGTTGCGTTCTATGCAATGGGTCAATTATATTTCCATCGCTATCGCGAACAACCTTAGACAGAGCTTCCACCTCATCGTAATTGATATTATGTAACTCGGGATGATAACTGGAGATCAAGTTTTCTTTGTAGTCGTCATCAATCTTCTGCAAATAGTCTTCCTCTTTTTCTTCTTCGTCATCGCTAAAATCATCTTCGCGAAACGGGTTTAATTCTGCGTCTTCTTCTTCTTCATTCTCGTCTTTTTGTTTTGAGAAGATCTTATTTTCAATTTCTTCGTCATCAATTTCTTCGTCATCGTCAAATTCGTCATCACTTTCATTCATCATTGGGTCGTTTTGAGCAACAGATTCATTATCACTTTGCACGTCTGATGCGTCGTCATCGTCTACAGTTTGGATGGTAATTGCCCCCTTCTTTTTTGTCTTGCTTGTTTCTGTCTTGTCAACTACCTCTTCATCTGAGAAATCGTCTTCAATAATTTCTTCGTTATCGTAGTCAATGGGGTCCATTATATACTAATATGGGAATATATTAAAAAACATATTTCTAAATACATTTATTCAATTTTATAGTAGAATGATTTAATTGTTTGTCCATTTAGTATCACATTCTATGCATATATAACTGTAATTCATTTTCGCATCGTTATATCGCATATAAATGATTTCTGCTGGAGTTTTGTGGTCTTTATGGTTCGTTTTGCATTGTTTATTTGGGCATGGTATATTGTATATGCGAGGCAGAGTAGGATCTAGTTTTGTATACTTGTTAATAATGTGATGAAAATTTTGTTCTCCTTTGGTGAACGATGTGTTCATCAGACAAATTCCATCTTGGTCAATATCAGTATCTTCGTGTCCACAATGTTTGCAATAATAATTCAACTTTGATTCATCGGATTCTGTAATACGAATATAGTACATATTGTCGCATTTCTCGCAAAATTTCATTTTTGAAACCTTCTTATATATATAGTTGTATGATAATTCTTCTATGCTATTTCATTTCAATTTTGTATTGCCAGTGTACAAATATTCAATGATATAAAATTGATAAACATATACTTGATTTTATTACGTTCAAACTAAATATTTCAATCTAATAACAAACCTTGCTCCATTTACCGTAATACACTCTACCGTATTCCAATACCACCGTGTGGTTATATTATTCGAAAATTGATTTAGAAAGTAGTCATTAAAATATTTATATAGTATACTCTGGGAGATGAAATCTTCTTCTATAACTGCAAAAATGAAGTCAAAACGTACACAAAGTGTCCAATCTATGCTTACACAACATAAAGTAGACAAACAGGCAACCAATGATAAATCAGAAACGCATACAAATACGCGGATCGGCAATAAAGATGCGAAGATACACGGCGGTTCTTATGCAATTCCAGACAGTGAATATCCTGAATTTATGAACAAAGTTAAAATGGCTACAACGGCTGGTCAATATGAGTATTTGACTGAAAAGCAGTTGCCGGAAGGAACATTGGCGATTGATATGGATTTGCATTACGATTATGAAGTAGAGGACAGACAACACGGAAAGGAGCACATTGACGACTTGATTGATGTGATTTTCTCCACATTGAATGATATGTATGTATTTAACGCTGAACAAAATATCATCGCATATGTGATGCAGAAACCGGATGTAAATCGTGTGAAAGAGAAAAATATAACCAAAGATGGTGTTCATCTACTAGTAAACATAAAAATGGACCGACATGCAATGAAATATTTGCGTGAACAACTGATGGCCAAAATCCCGGAGATATGGGACATTCCGATTATCAATACGTGGGGAGGTGTATTCGACGAGGGGGTTATGAAAGGAACTACGAACTGGCAGCTGTATGGATCCAGAAAACCGCATCATGGAAGATATAGTGTTTCTTACATTTATGATATTGGATACGATGAGACGGATAACGAGTTTATCCGCGACGAGATCAATGATGTATCTGCTCATTTGGAAGAACTCGACTGGATGAATTTGTCTGTTCGAAATACCAACTTGCCTACTTTTCAATTGAAGACGTCGTTCATTTCTACTTATGAGAAATATTTACCTGTGAACAAAACCCGTACCCAATTTTCGCGTAACAATATACCGGTTCGTAAATCGGCTGGATATTCTTCATTGTCGAAGGACTTGACTAGTATCAAAAGTCAAGAAGAATTGGACTCGCTCTACAACGAGTTTATGGATTCGCTGACTGCGAATGACCACAAATTAATTAGTGCTTGCAAAATGACTATGATTTTGCCTTCCGAATATTACGGAAATGGCTCATATGATAAATGGATCAGAGTGTGTTGGGCACTGAAAAATACATCATTGGATTTGTTGCTTGCCTGGGTGAAGTTCAGTTCCCAAACTGCTTCTTTTCGGTTTCCCGATTCTATTATGGAATGTATAGAAAAATGGGACGAAACTGCCGTTCAATCTGATGGAGGGCTGACATTGGGTTCGATTTGTCATTGGGCAAAAACAAGCAATCCCACCGAATACAAGGATATATTGAACCAATCTATTTATGCAAAGATTGAGCAGTCGATCAATTATGCCGTACAGAATAGCAATTTGAATAATAAAAAGAATGGTATCTGCGGCGATGCTGATTTTGCGGAGGTATTGTTTGCTATGAAGGGAGATGAATATGTCTCTGCTGGTATCAAATCCGTATTATGGTATCGGTTTGTGAATCATAGATATGAGGTGTGTGAATCGGGCACATCATTGCGAAACGAAATTGGAGGCACCATGCGTTCGCTATATAACCAAAAAGCACAAGAATATTTACACGAAAGTACATTTCAACCAGATGATGCAGAGTCAAAAGAAAACGAATTGGCTAAGATCAAAGCGAAGGTTTGTATGAATGTATTTGCTCATCTTGGCAAGACAACCGACAGAGAACATATTATGATTGAGTCTCGACACATGTTCTATGTGATGGATTTCTTTGATAAATTGGACCAAGATCCCTACTTGATGGGTTTCAACAACGGCGTCATGGACTTTCGTGAGAAAGTATTTCGTCCCGGTAAGCCTGAGGATTACATCTCTATGAGTACCCACATCAATTATATCAATTTGGATAATAACGACAAGCAACAGCGAGAAATCGTACACGAAATTACCGAATTCATGCATCAGTTGTTCCCCATTGACGAAGAATACGAGTATATGTTTGACCATTTGGCGTCAACGTTGATAGGAAACTCGATCAACCAGACATTTACTATGTATACGGGCGAGGGGCGCAATGGAAAGTCTGTATTGATTTCTCTTATGGCGAAGATTTTGGGAGATTACAAGGTGGAAGTGCCGTTGAGTTTAGTTTGTGGAAAACGTGTAGCAGAGGGAGGCACGAGTGCAGAAAAAGCAGCATTGAAGGGGGCGCGCTATGCAGTATTTCAAGAACCGACAAAAGGCGACCGAATTAATGAAGGCAAAATGAAGGAATTGACGAGTGGAAAGGACCCCATCACGTGCAGAGCACCCTATATGACGAATATGATAACGTTTATTCCTCAAGCAACCTTTGCGATAGCTTGTAATGTAATGATGGACGTGGATAGCAATGATGGCGGCACTTGGCGTCGTATTCGAGTGGCCGAATTCTTGTCTTATTTCACTGAAAAACCTGTAAAAAATGATAGTACCAAGCCTTATCAGTTCGTCGTTGATTGTGAAATCGAAAATAAATTTGATAGGTGGAAAGAAGTGTTTATGTCGATGTTGATTGACCGAGTACTGAAAACAAATGGATATGTAAAAGATTGCGATATGGTGATGGCGGCGAGCAACAAATACAGACAGAGCCAGGACTTGTTCAGTCAGTTCTTCGAAGAGAGAATCGTGATAGATGCTAATAAGACGCTTACCAAGACGGAGTTGTATTCAGAATTTAGCGTTTGGTATTCAAATAACGCCAGCGGAAAGACTCCTACGGCGCGAGAAACAGCCGACAATATGGACAAACTGATCAAGAAAAATATCAAGGGGAAGTGGACCGGCATTGGTCTAAGTTACGGAGACGCTGTAGATGAAAATACAGAAGCAATGGAACCAGTGCAAACTGGATTAGCCGATTTGGAGTAAGAAATAATGATTTGTAATTGAAAATTGTAATAACTATAATATTCAATTTTTATTTGACTGGTTCAGCGCGAATGAAATTGTACATATACATTGCGTAAAAATACAAGAACTGTTCAATATGTACGATATACAATGGATACAGTCCAATCAACAATACAATAACCAAGGTGCTATATATTCGCTCCATGGAAAAGCGTTGGTATAAAAAGAACAATAATACAATAGCGAATAGGTAATAGGCAATCGTTAAAAAATGGTTTGTGAATTCCCAAGTCTCGATAGTTGGTTGAACAAATGTACTCTCTTGGTCTCCTTGCGTTAAATCATTTTTCATATAATCGTACTCGCGATGCAAGTGATTATTTTGAACAGATACCAATTCAAAATATTGTTCATCATTGTCGACAGATACACCCTTTATTTGATTGTATTCGATTAGCAACTCGTCAAGTTCACTCTCTAAATCAATATTTCCGCCATCTAATTCCGGTATAATTGTTTCTAGTATAGACATCTGTTTGGTCAATGTCTTGATGTCTATTTCTAACTGTGCTTTTTCCTTTTTTAATGTCTTGATTTCTTCATTGTATTGCTTTATCGAGTTGAGTGATGATTTATATCTATTGTTATAATCAGCACTGTCTCTCTTCATACTAGATAACTGTGTTTCAATCTCTTTTATGTTTTTGTTTCGGCGGTTGATCTCATTGTTCATATTTCGAATATTTCTTTTTATTCTTTCAAAAATGTTCTTTAACTTGCGAAGTTCCGATTTTAACCATATATTTCGACTGATTAATTCCTTTGGTGGGCCTTTGCGCTTTTGCTTCTTTTTCTTTGGTTTGTTTCCTTTTTTTTTAAACCATCCCATGATGAATAATTTATCTATATAATTAGGATAAATTATTAGAGTTTGTAAAATTAAAATAGCGATTCAAATCGTCGGTGTATACTATCGGGTATTCCTGTGATGTTACGGATTGACTGTTTCGTATATTCTTTGATATTGGCGAGAATATCAACCATCACTTCTAAAATAAACATAAAATAAGGGAAAATAAGCAATGCGACAACCACTGCGATTGTATAGGGTTGGTTCAGTTTATTTTGACGACGATACATAAATACCAAGATTGCTAATAAAATATAATAAACATACCAGAGAGCGAGGTTCGCAATTGAATACTCCATCTTGATATGGTCTTGATATGTGGAACGGCGGTCAATATCAATGCGTTTTTGAGTTAGACCATTTAAAGTTTTATCTAAATGGTTATTTTGCTTGGATAACTGATCGTATACTTGTTGCGTTTTGCCGTATATATTGAGTTTTTCTTGCTTCACTTCCTCATCTACTGTAATCAAGCTAGACAGCAAGGTCTTGTTTTTATCATCTGAAATATTATATTCGGTCAACACTTTATTTACATCATCATCTAAATTTTGTTTCGTGTCCAGCAAATTCACATTTATATTGTCTCTGTAATTATTGCGCGTATTTTCCTTACTATTTTCCATCTTTTTCGTATTTTCGGCCTGTTGTTTAATTTTGTTATATTTGTCGGTTTGTTTCTTTAATTGTCGTGTTCTCGCCCTTTCTTCTTTTTTTACTGGTTGCAATCGTTTGTATACTTTATTCTCGTCTCGTCGACGTGCATTAATCGTCTTTGTTCGTTGAATACGTTGTTTTTCCATTTTGTCATTATTCCCCTTAATGGCTAATATAATGGGAAGTACTGGGATTAAAGGAAACATAATATCACTATTTTATATAATAGTCATATTATATTTTTGCATATTTATCTTGCTCGTACGGAGTGTTACACATAGCTGGTTGCAGATTGGAAAATGCTTCTTCAACTTCTTCTGCTTCTTCGACTTCTTCTACATCTTCGTTAGGAACGCATAACAACTGTTCATTATCAAAACTAGTGCCTTCGTGACAACACGCCGGTCCAACGCAATAATCCAAATCATTCGCAGCTAATAAATCACTTGCGTCACTATCTGCTGCAGTTTTTTTTTTTAATTCCTCTGGTTCATCCAAATATAACTTGGTAAAATCCATATTGCTTCTCAATAAGATTTTGAGTATTTGCTTTATGCTATAGATGCCGACTATACTAATAATCGCGACCGCTGCAATAGTCATCGCCGACTCGGGTATAAAACCCAAATGACGCTGCACAAGAATAAGTATAGTGATAACAAACAAACCAAATACAATGACCGCCATCATTTTGTTGACTTCGTGTTGTCTCAAACTATACGAGTTATTGAATTGCATTTGCCGTTGTTTTACAACATATTCACTGTCGATTGTGGATTTTTGGCTCATCAGACGGTTCTTCTCTTCGTCCAGAATGTTGCTAACTTGTTTTTGTTTTGTTAGCAAATCAGCATTTGTGATATTTGAGTTATCGTATATGTTGTTTATTGTATCTAGTTCAGTTTGAAGTGATATGATTTTTTCATTCAAATTTGGGTCATCGCTTTTTTGCAAGGTTCCGTGTAAATATCTTTTTTGTAAATCAAAAAAACTTTTTAAATCCACTTTGGGGGATGTTTCAGTATCAGACATGATATATACTATAAAAATATTATATCATATTATAAAATCGAGAGAATGCTTATTGTTTCGTTAATAACATACCACCAAATACCAACAATGTTGCCGTCGCAATACCACCTAAAACGAAGATTTCATTATTTGTATTGATCATTTTCTCCACGTCTTTTAATCTCGCTTCTTCCACATTATCTATTTTGTGTATTGTACTCTTATTCGTGTAAGATGGGTGTTTTTTGATTTCATCTAAAAGACCTGTTTGTGTAGAATTCGTAATAGAATGCAATACATCAGTGATGTTTGTATGTTCGCTGGTAATTTGGTCAACGTCATCTTCATATTTGATTGCCTTCTTTTGAAGCGGGTCAATTTGCTTTTCTTCCACTGCTTTCACATATTTATTGTATTGCTGTGTTTTTTTAGCGTTTTCCTCTTCGGAATTGGGCAATTGATATTTTTGTCTCAATTCTGAACTATACGTATAGTTATCAAAACCTTCAACATACGGAGCATAGTCAGGAGATGCAGATGGCTTCGAATTGGGTTTGCAATCTAAACATCTCCCAAGTGATACAAACGCTTCTTTATCGTCCTCTTTTTTAGAAGTCAGCACAGTATTTCCGAACAAACTCCAGTTTGTTAATTGCACTCTATCGATGGGTCCTTGCATTTTGGTAATGATCAATCTGAAATAAGAGAACTTCTTAGGATAAGTAAATTCGAAATTCTCTTTTGTTCCCTTGAAATCAGGAGACATGGTTTTGGTATGTATTGCTTCCCAATCTTGTCCATTGGTTGAACCTGCAACAATAAACTCATTCGGAAACTTGTTTGATTTTGACGAGGGAGGGACTTCAATAATATAACTGTTTAAATAGACGTTGTATGGTATTTTGACTTGTACCCATTCTCCTTTTATATCGTTTACATTCGTCTCTGCACCCAGTTTGGTAATAAATGTATTCTCTTTTCTTCCACCGCCACGATAAGCAGATGGATAGTTTCCAGTAAACGCGGATTGTACGTACTCTGGATATGATGAATTTAATGTATTATATGTTGGATTGCCTCGATAATCAGATTCCCAATATTGTTTGTTATTGTTGAAAGTATGATATGCGTCGTGTTGTATATTCGCGCGAGACGAGCAAGATAATTCGTAATTGCCGTTGGGCAAATAAGTACCTGATTGTTTCAATCCGCTGATTGTTGAAATATTGGTTTCAAATTTCCGTTTATCAGGCAATGGAACTATTTTTAATGCTGGTTGGGTCATAGGTGTTATGTTATTTAATATAAAGACACATATTAAATAAATGAAATTCGATTATTTGTTCAGTTTGAAAAATACATAATATAGCGTAGTTGTTGCTAAAATACTCAATGCAACGCCTCCAAAATTATTGTAATGATACATATTTTCCATATCTGCATGAAGGGAATGTTTTTTCTTACTCATATAATCCATTTTGGTCTGCATATCATTTCGTAATGTTTGTATGTCTTCGTCATACATAGTCATCATTTCATTATGCGAAGCATCGAATGTTGCTGGACTCGTAACTTGATTTATATCCGCATTCTGTAGCGTATATATAAGTCCACCATTTACGGTTTTGTCTTTGTCGTAAGATACAATTTTGTTGTATTTTTCTAATACACTTTTCTTACTCATCTCTTCTTTGGAACAATTCAATACAGTATTAGAAGGGTTCATGTTGTTATCATTGCATTCAATGTATTTCACATATTGCTCATTAAACGCATTTATCGAATCATGTAGGTGAAGCGAAGTGTTCATTACACTCATTCCTTCGATTTTTCCGGTGCTATCAGATACAAAACCATTGCAATTTCCATCCAAATTCATACAGATTTTTCCGAAGAGAGACCATTCGGATAGAGTGATACTATTGTTTACGGGAAGGTCGGACATACCTGAAATGACCAATCTATAGTGCGAATACGAAAATAGGTTATCTTTTACCTTGAATTCGACCGGCAATGTGGCGTTTTGTTCCATCAACTTATCTTTCTTGTCGTTTTTATGAATACTAACCCATTTTTCTCCATCATTTGAACCTAACACAGAGAAAAGAATGGGGAAACGTCGTATATATTTTTTTGGATTGACTGTTGCTTGCAAATAATAATCAGTCAAAATAAGTTTATAAGGGAGTTGTATTTCTGCCCATTCTCCGTCGATGCTTGTTCCATCCGTCAACATTGTTTTATGATATTTATTTTTACCTCCACCTACGTATTTACCATTCTTGTATGCATTCTGGGTATATCCATCTTGATAGCCTGACTTGGAAGATTTGATATAAGGTGTTTGCCAAAATGTACTGTTTCTTCCATCGAATAAATTTAAAGCCGAATAATCAGAATTTTTATGAATGCCTTGATCGTCGAGACAAGATGACTGTTTTACTTTATATGTTCCGTTCATGAATACTCTTTCCTCATCTTCTATATCCACGTTAAAGGCGTTATTTGTTTCATCCATATTAAACTCGTCTAGTGGAACTGCTTGAAATATTTCATTATTCATGGTTGTTTATTAGTTATATTATATGTTTATATTTCTCGCGCGGTATATAAAAAATATTAACGCTGTTATTCCAATTCCTAAATTAAGAGTATCTAGTTGCGTGGATTTGAATTGTTTTACGTAATCTTGATGTTTTTCTTCCGACCCACTGTGATTGTTTTGGACATTATCTATATTGGTGACCTTCTCTTTATTTATGCATAATTCACGCTCAATGCATTTGTTACTGTTTGTATCACTATTGAACACATCTCGCTGTTCTTCATTGTCGGTTTTACATATGGTTTGATAATCAAATGTAGTATCTTCTAATATGGTTTTGCATTTACTATCTGAAGGCATGTATCCATTTTCCTCTGCGGTTATGTAAAAAAAATCGTTTTTGTTATATCCTACAACTATATCTGAAAACATATAACTATATATTATGTAGTTATATATTTGTGTACTATTTACTTACCTAATTCACACACACACGATAATATTCGTGTTCTAAAGAAGATACGCTTTTTCTGGTGTATTTGCACACTTGTCCTGGTCGCATGCAAATGGCCAATGATTGAGGGTCAAAGCGTGATACTTCAGGAAGTTGCGATAAATCACGAATGTTATATTTTACTTTCAGTTGGTCCAACTCCTCATTGGTGAGTATCTTGCATTCAGGGACTAAAGCATGCTCTAGAACGTTGTATTGCAATCGCTTGATATGATGGACTACGATAAATACTCCTTCTTGTTCATACAGATATTTCATTCTTGTTACAAGGGAATCATTGGGTTCATCGTCAGTGACAACAAGTAATATGTCTTTCTTTGTTAACGTATTTTCAACTTCGAATAGTTCATCTTTCAGATTATCTAAATCTTTCTTTGTGAAAGAATTGTTCTTTTTGTCTGTAGGAAATGAATATTTGATATACATTTTGTTTTTTCCATTTTCAACAATCATATCCAATTTGTTATTCGCATACAATTTGTCCACCTCTAGATTGCTGGTATCCAAATGTTCGGATACATCATATCCAAGAATTTCGCATTGTTTCAATAAATTCACTCTTGATTTATGTAACTTTAAAATCAGATTGTTGCTCGCCATTACTATAAATAAAACCTTATACTTTATTTTATTTATAGCATACATTAATCAATTTTATATATTTATACTTTTTTGATAATCAGATTGGAGAAATCCATTTTACTTTCGGGAATACTATCTTCGCTTTTCACATTTTCTTGTGTTTGAACCGTTGGTACACTGTCTTGGCTGGTAAATTGCATTGGTACACTGTCTTGACTAGAAGATGTTTGCGATTGACTTGGTACACTGCCTGGGATATGGAACACAGGAGAAATGTGAATAGAAGGCATTTGTGCCGAAAGTTGTCCTTGTTGCGATGCTCCATATCCAGGGAAAGGAATATGCGTTTCATATGGTTTCAAATCCAATGCAGTGACCACTTCTACTTCTGAATTGGCCCCTTCAGATTCGATTTTATACAGATTTGATTTATTTAATGGGGTCACCACCCAAGACCTTCCAGGAATATTGTCCTTTCCGTAAATAACGCGATCTCCGCCTTTGAATGTCCTAGATGGATTACTTTCGGGCTGACTTGGCGGTGGAGGCGGCGTTCCATAAGAGGAAGCATAGGAAGAAGGTGGTTTCTCGTCTATTCCATATTCAGGTGTTCCCGGAGGGTTCATTTCAGGTGTTCCCGGAGGGTTCATTTCAGGTGTTATTGGTTGATATTCCGGACTTTCAGCAGGAGGAGGCATATCAGGGGTAATTGGTTGATATTCCGGACTTTCATTAGGAGGAGGCATTTCGGGGGTCGATGGTATAATGGGAGTATCAATTTCCGCATCTTCAATGATGAATTTGTTCTCATTCGACTGTCTTAGTGCACCCGCCACATCTTTTTGTATTTGGTCCAGTGTCTCTTTGGTATCTAAATGTTCTGCGTGCATCAAACGTTGTATGTTCTTGGAGAAAGTCATATTTTCAATCTGGTTGATGTTGTCTTCGGTAATAATACGCATATTAACATTAATAGTTTGTAATTCTTGCATCAATAATTTGAAGGAGTAGGGAACACATACAATACTGAAACTGCGTCCGAATTTGGTTATTTTTTCAATATTAATTTCTTGTTCATTCACGGAACCGGCGAATTGAATTGGGCCGTCAGCGAGGGGGCTCATGAACAAGTTTTTATCAGGATTGTACACTGCAATCATTCCTGTTGTGTTACAAATCGCCATGTAATACTTATCTGCCCGTTCCATCATAGATTCGCGTAAGAACTCGGTTGCTCCATGAGAAATCACACCGTCACGTTCCATCTCACCTATTCTCAATCCACCGTCGTTTGCGCGACCAGCAACGGGTTGTTTTGTAAGAGGGTTTACACGCCCAGTTGGACGATGATTAATCTTATCCTTCACCATATGTTTCAAACGCATATAATAGGTCGGTCCCATGAATATCTCGGTTTCTACTTGTTCACCAGACATACCATTGTACAATACTTCGTTTCCACTGGAATGATATCCATAATCAGAAAGCATTTTTCCGAATACACCCACCTTCGAACCGTTATTGTTATAAGCAGTGCAATCTCCAAACCCACCTTTCATTGCACATGCTTTTCCCATAATAGCCTCCACAAACTGACCAATGGTCATACGAGAGGGGATCGCGTGGGGATTGATGATCAAATCCGGTCGAATTCCGTCTTTGGTGAAAGGCATATCACATTCAGGTATAACCATACCGATTGTACCCTTTTGTCCCGCTCGCGAAGCCATTTTATCTCCCAAATTCGGAATACGTTCTTCGCGCACGCGCACTTTCGCAATACGACGACCTTCTTCATCGTCAGTAATGAATGTCTTGTCTACAATTCCCAACTGCCCCTTCTTTGTGGTTTTGGAATGGTCAGTGAACATATCGTCTTCGCTACTACTCGTGACCATACCAATCATAATCGTTTCGTCATTCACTTCGGTATTCACCTTAACAATGCCTTGCTCATCTAGTTTACTATAATCGTGTCCTTGTTTGGTCTTTGTTATTAAGTTCATATCATTTTCAATATTTGAAAACGTGGTTTGTGTCGTAATTTCACCTAGTTTCTCTTTTTCTTCGTGAGCTTCATATGTAGTAAAATACGTTGTGCGGAAAAGACCACGTTTCAATGCCCCTTCGTTGACCAATATCGCATCTTCTACATTGTAACCTGTATAACACATAATCGCTACAATTGCATTCTCACCATAAGGATTCTCTTCGCGGTTCAAGTACTCCAAGTAACGTGTTTTGACTAATGGAGTTTGTCCATAATTTAATATGAGTGCAGTCTTGTCCATACGCACTTGATAATTCGTGTGGTATATCGAGCACGCTTGTTTCGTTTGACCGCACGAAAATGAATTACGGGTTGCAGGATTGTTTTCCAAAAAGTTGATTTGATTACACATTATGCCAAAAATGAGCGATTGATGGATTTCCATATGTGTGTATAATTTGTCCTTTTTCTTGGTTGCTTCCATATCCAATGCGATAAGCGCCTGTTCCGTTTCGCTGGTATCGATATAGTCAATGATTGCCTTGTTATGTTTGAATTTTTGTATTGTTGCTGGGTTCATCGTTGCATCGTCTACATTTTCATACAAATCAGAGAAATTGTATATTTCTTCGTCGTTAATGTGAAACCCATCGATTTTCTTTTCGGTAAAGCCACCTACCAATTCGGACCAAGAAAAGTTGTTTTCCGCTACTCTTTTTTGGAAATGTTCGCTTTCGAACGACATTTTTTTGGTGTCTTCATCTTTATAAAAGATGGGTCTGCATACGCGTCCACCGTCAGTATAAACATACAGAGTGTTGTCTTTCACGTCGAAAGAAATGCTAGTATAAGTTGGTATCAGTCCATTGCGACGATAAAATTTCATTGCACTCACAGTATCGATTGGATTTTCAACGGACCCGATCCAACATCCATTCACGATGACTTTTGATAATCTAGACAATAATAATGGTGTGCAATCATATAATCGTTTCAAATTCATTTTCTCAATCATAAATTGGATTACACTTTCACGAGAATATCCCTTTGTTACATGGGTACTGATCGACATATGTTTATGAATACCGATATTACCACCATCAGGGGTATCAATTGGATCAAAAAATCCCCATTGCGTACAATTCAGTAAACGAGGACCCACTACTTTCGCGCTTGCGTCAAGTGGTAAGTTGGTTTTGCGCAAATGGCTCAAAACAGAGTTGAATGATAATCTATTCAAATCTTGCACAGCACCTACGCGTTTTGTATGAGAATGTGCTCCCCAATTTCCTTTGAATGCCTTTGTAAATCCCTTTTCCAATGGACGCATTTTGAATATTTCATTTTTGTTTTCTTGAATTAACAAATACAAATTGTTTTCATAGACATTGCGGTTTTCGCGCGTATCATATGTGATTTTACGTTCGAATTCGCGATGAATATCCGCAGTCTGAATGCTATAATATTCACGGAACAAATCGTACAACATATCTCCTACCAGGTCAACGCGCTTGAATTTGTAATTGTCTCTGTCTGTAGGTTTTTCAAATCCTTCTGATGTTAATAGTAACTTCAATGTGATATGACCCAGATAATAGGCTTTTTCTTTGAAATTCAATTCGCCAATGTGAGGTAACAAGTAGTCTGTTAATATTTCCAACACCTGGGTCATAGTCTTCTTTTTGGTGAGAAGACGAATATAATTCATGGCTTGGCGTTGTGTATAAATATTGCCTGCGTCATACACACTTGGAATGAACAAATCAACGAAACCCTCGTACTTTTCTAGATCCAATAAACATGTCTCAATAATTTCTTTGTCTGATAGCACTCCCAATGCACGGAATAGAATGAACAACGGTACTGGTTTGCGTACGTTTGGTAAATTTACCACCATGTTCTTGCGCATATATTTTCCTGTTTGAGGATCTTTTGCGCTATCGTAGTTCTTGGGAACATTGTCGTCTGCCTGTATTTTCACAGACAATGTGCGTATCGGTTTGGATACATCTTCCGATACAGAACGAATTTCAGCAGAGTATAAATAGTAATCCCCGTCATCTTTTTTTATATACAGCATGTTGTTTCCAAATTTTTCTTGCGGAACGACGGTTTTTTCTTTTCCGGCAATAATAAAATACCCGCCGATGTCGTTTTTGCATTCACCCATCATGTGTTTGGTATCTCTAGGCAATCCATTCAATACACAGAAACTGCTTTGAACCATAATTGGGAAACGACCCAATAATATCTTGTCCAATGTAATTGTGCGAACTTGTTTGTTGGGTGCAACCATCGACTTTTCTAACTCTTCTCGTGCTGCCGCAAATTCCTGAACCGTTACTCCTCCTTCTTGAACAAATTCACCTTGTGGTGAACCCAGTGTTATATCTACATCTCCACCAACTATCTCTTTGATGTTATAAGTAGCTGTATCTAATGGTGCACCACCTTGTAAATCAATATTTTCAAATACCGTTTGGGGTTGTTCACCTTCTTCGAGAAGATCAATAATCTCGATCTCAATATCATAATGTATCGTCATACCATACGTCATGTTGCGCATTCTTGCTTCATTCGGAAACATATAGTGACTGTTATTATCATCATAAATAACGGGTTTACCGAAGTAAATTTTATCTGCGTTTTTTCCACCGAAATGCATAATACATTTGTGTTTGTAATCTTTGATTTGTTCATCATACATAGTATTGATGATGAGGGGGTTCTTGTTTTTAAACACTTGATAAATCCCCTTTTTGAAAAAGTCATCATACGAATCAATATGGTGTCTTACTAAAGTTTGTGGATTGTCTTCAAAATACTTATGAATTATCTTCCATATTTCTTGGTTATCCATATTGGGATGTATATAAATTAAAGACATATATATTTTTATATATTTTGGGTTGAATACTTGTTTCGAGATTCATAATAATAATTGAATAAAAATATCGATATAAAATTAGATTGATTATGTTATACACAACTATTTATACCTATGTGCGGCATTTTTGGTATTATAACCAAATTGACTAATCATCCTATTTATGAACGAACATTAAATTCCCTTATTCAATTGCAAAATCGTGGTTATGATTCCTCTGGAATTGGTATGTTGGTTGATAATAAATTTGTCGTGGAAAAGTTTGCTTCTACCAATGAAAAAACATCGATTGAATTGCTGAAACAGACCTCCAAGTCGACGCCTTCTATGAATTCGCATATAGGTGTTGGACATAACCGATGGGCTACACACGGTCATAAAAACGACATCAATGCGCATCCGCATATTTCACACGACAATCGCTTCATGATCGTCCATAATGGAATTATTGAAAATTATCAAACATTAAAAACATTTCTCGTCGATAAAGGTTATGCATTTGTTTCCCAGACAGACACTGAAGTGATTGCGAATCTAATTGCATTTTATTATTCACAATGTAAGAATACATTCCAAGCGGTGAAATCCACCATAACACAACTAAATGGTACGTACGGATTGATTATTGTAAATAGCGATGAACCTGACCGCTTGTATGCAGTTCGAAACGGTTCTCCGTTGTTGGTTGGTGTATCTGAAGAAACCATTCTTCTTTCGTCCGAACAATCTGGCTTCTGTGGAGAAGTTTCTAGATATATTGCGTTAACAAACGATGATATATGTTGCATATATCAAGATGCGCAAGGTGTTCATATCGACACAAAAGACAATTATGTTGAAAAACCGGTATCAATCGATTACATTGTTCAGCATACCCCCGATCCATACAAATATTGGACAATGAAAGAAATACAGGAACAACCACAAACGATTTTAAACGCATTGAATAGAGGTGCTCGTTTGAAAAATAATAGCGAGGTGAAATTAGGCGGTTTAGACCAATATGCAGGCGATTTATTAAATGTCCAACATATTATACTGCTTGGTTGCGGGACTTCCTATCACGCCGCTCAAATCGGCGTATATTTTTTGAAACGATTATGTGAATTTACATCGATACAATCATATGATGGTGCGGATTTTACAGAATACGATGTACCAAAGAGGGGAAGCAGTCTGATGGTATTTATTTCGCAATCAGGTGAAACCAAAGATTTACATAGATGTATAGAAATCGCAAGAAAGCACGAAATTATAACACTTGGAATTACGAATGTAGTCGATTCACTTATCGCGCGAGAAACATTGTGTGGCATTTATTGTAATTCAGGAAAAGAAGTCGGCGTTGCATCTACAAAGGTGTTTACTGGTCAAGTACTTACGTTGTCGCTACTGGCTTTATGGTTCTCGCAAAATCAAAATATTCATAAGCAATTGCGCAACACAATGATTACTGATTTACAGAATGTAAGTAATGATTACAAAAATGTATTGAATATGGTAGATAATCACATGCAATTGTTGGCGAATGAGCTGTATATAAAGAAACACTTGTTCATTTTAGGAAAAGGCGTGAATGAATATATTGCGAAAGAAGGAGCATTGAAAATAAAAGAAATTTCCTATACGTTTGCAGAAGCATACTCGTCGAGTTCATTAAAACACGGCACTTTCGCTCTTTTGGAAGACGATTTTCCGGTTTTGTTAATTGATACTGAATTAGAACATTACGAAAAAAATAAAAATTGCATTGAAGAGATATTATCAAGAGGAGCAAATATTTTTTTAATTACGACAAACACCGAACATAAACCGCGTGACAATTTACTTGTTTGTTCGCTTACCTATAATCCGTCATTCTCTTTTTTATTAAGCATTATTCCCCTTCAGTTGTTGGCGTATTATTTATCTATCAAAAAAAATATTAATCCAGACATTCCTAGAAATTTGGCCAAAGTAGTCACCGTAGAATAATTTTTTTCTATCTATAACATATATTAATATGGATAACCAAACTACCGCCATCGACGCTCTGTTCGGTCCTCTCTCGAAGGACTATTGCTTGTACTTTTACTTTCTCTCTGTAATTGGCTTTGTATTCATCGCCATGTTCCTTATCTCTTCGCTTATGCTAGGGTTTAACCAAAAGAAGGGACCTGAATACTACCTACAGGTGTTTGCTGTGGCACTTGGATACGGTATTTTCTACTTTCAGAACCGTCTTCTGAACTCTATGTGTTATAGTGCTTTAAGCGCATAAGCATCTATGTAATAAAAAAAATAATATATTTCGTTTAAAACAATATGATAATTTACATAATAATTATATAAATTATCAATCAGTATGGATATCTTTTATTATAGCAACTATTGTAAACATTCACAAAAAGTATTACAAACTTTAGTCAAAGGAGATTTGACGGGAAAAGTTAGTTCTGTGTGTATTGATAATCGCAAAAAAGACCCTAGTTCCAACCAGACATACATATTTTTAGAAAACGGTAGCAAAGTAATTATGCCACCTACGCTTCATAGTGTTCCCGCCTTGCTGTTGGTGAACGACCGATATCGCATCATTTTTGGAGACGATATCACGAAACATTTTCATCCACAGTTAATTAACAAACAGAGCGTCATGTCGCAGGGACAAAGCGAACCTTCTGCATTTCAATTAAATCGTTCCGCCGGTGGAACAAATATTGTGTCTGAAGCATACACGTTTTTTGATGCTCCTCACGAAGAATTAACTGCGAAGGGCAACGGGTCATCTCGACAAATGTACAATTATGTTACCACTGATAATGATCTATATTCGATTGAAACGCCAGATGATACTTACAAACCCGATAAGGTATCTGAAGGTACTACTGTCGATAATTTACAACAAAAACGAATGGATGATTTACAAGAAGTAACGAGTAATCAACCGAAAACAATATAAATAAATCATTCTATATTTATATACAAACATGGATAAGTCGAGTGTATTGCGTGCATTTAACAAGCATTTCTTTGAATTTTTGAATGATATTATTACGATTTTACCCGAGGAACAGGAGATCAAGAAAGGAAAGGTTTCTTTTGAGAGTATTAAAAAAATGAACCCTACCCTAATTTGCAAAACGTGGTTTACTCTTGTGTATGCCCCTTACAAAGAGGTCATTGACCAAGGAGATATTAGTTTCTTTTTTGAGAAAGACTATTCCAGCGATTTGAACAATGTCGCCAATGCCGCCGAAATTATGGGCATTATCGACAAAATTCGTATTCCAATTAAAAATATGGATGGTGTGAACAAGGAACATTGTTCGAAGTATATTCAGAACTTGAGTAAATTGTCTGCTGTATACAACGCCGCATAAATATATCACAATCGTATAAAGATATTCGTGTATATAAAGTATGAACCAATGTGTGTATACTTTATATTTTGATGGGTGCAGCAAAGGAAATCCAGGCAGAGCAGGCGCTGGATATGTTATTTATAAAGACGATGAAGAAATATCCTATAAATCGACTTACGTTGGGGACAAGGAGACAAATAATAAGGCAGAGTATACAGGAGCATTTGAAGGCTTACGATATGCAGTGGAAAATAATATAAAATGCATTCATGTGAAAGGTGATAGCAACCTCGTGATTAAACAACTAACCGGCGAATACAAAGTGAAATCGGAAAACATTATGAGTATTTATCGGGCCACGAAACAACTATGTGCACAATTCGATATTATCACGTTTGAACACGTCTATAGAAAAGACAATGCGCGCGCAGACCACCTTGCTAATTTAGGATTGGAACAAATATAATCACGCAATATGTAAAATTGTTATTGTCCTTTTACATATTTTGTAACAAATCGAGAGCGTATTGAGGATGTTTCTTTAATAAGAATTCCAACACCTGCGTTTTCGTTACTTTTGACTGCATAGACCTTGATTTGTAGTAGATATAATACAATTGATGAATTTCGTTCAAACAAGCGTTCATTCTGTTTTGAATGTACACATCTTTCTTGAATACATACTTGTCTATATACATTTGATGAATATATTTTACAAAAGCTGTCCAAATCGAGTGAATATTTTTCATATTGTATTGTGACTTGTAAATATACGGCAACATCTTCTTGTGTTTGTCCATTCGCGCATAACAAACATATATATACAGATAATACGGTTCGATGTGTCGCAGTTTGTGATATATATTGTATGCATCAGACACGTATTTACAACGATTCCCCGTTTGGGTATCCATAATCACCATTCCGGATATATTGAGGGATTTTATTTCATCTTGAAGAATGTTCGTTTCTTGGAATGTGCGAGTAAAATTTTGTGGGAAATGAATTAACCCATGCAGTACATCAAACATATTCCATTTTTCATATATTTCAGGACTGATTGGGGTGATGTACTGGTTATGCACTTCATATACGCTCGTTAAATATAATCTACGCGACTTGTTTACGTGACTGTATTTATTCGTCAATGTAAAATTGTAGCAATATTGCTTTGAAAAATTGTCCCAAAAAGGGAGTTTGGATACATCTTTTGATGAACTATATTTTAACACGTTGCATAGCACGCTCGACAAACTATGCTGTTTTGTTCCATCGTATTGTTGTATTACATTATTATGTGTAGTCAGTTTCCATTCATTCACTCGCGTATCATAGAACAAGTGAACCAATAAACCATCTATATATTCATTTACATAGTATGTCGCATTTTCTGATACATTTTCTGTTGCAAAAAATTTACCAGGCACGTCCATTTTAGGTGGCGAAAAACTCAATAACTTTCGTTCTGGATGCGAAAATACAACAGAACGATACAACATTATATTTTCTTTACTATCATTCATTAACTCTTTGTTATAGTTCAATATCGAATAACCTGGCTCTTTTTCTTCCGATATAACTCGTACATTCAAACAAGGGGTTCCGGATAAATTGTAATTTACGTGTATTGATTGATTATCGATTTCAGTCATACCCAACGTAGTTAAATAGATAACGATAACCTTAAATTGGTTTTGATTGTTTTATTCATTATGCTTGAATATAATTTAGATGATTAATATATATTAATACAATAATGGAATTTATTAAACATATTTTATCGTCAAATGATGCTGTTACTAATATGGCTCAATCAGGAGGAGAACACAAATTAACTCTTCTGTATGGAGATTTTATTGAGATCATTTCCCCATCCAATGATGAACTTCATGAAATGACCTTTATGATTACGTATATTGATATGCTAAAAATCACCTTATTTAATACTTCTACTGGAAATTTAACCGATTTGAATACTACAGAGGATGGTATTTTTAGTGACGAGTCCATTGTGGGCATTAATTTGATACATCGAAGTGAAGAAAAGGGGTTTGCGCGTATACATAATCTATTGCCCAAGACATATATCGATATTTATTTTGGCGGCGAGATACCGGCGATTATTACGGCCCAAATTATCAGCTTGGAGGAAGATACGATTGAAATCGTGACTTATCCCGATTTAAAGACACTTTATATTGATTTTGCGTATCAAGGGTTACATCCTCTTATCGATAAGATTGTTATTCGTGAGAAACCTGACGGGTTGAACAATGTTTCTTCGTTGGTGGATGTACAAGATAAGTTAAATGAGAACGAGGATATTACATTAGAAGAAATCAACGAGCAGCAACAAGCCGATATGGAATTTACGCCAGAAGGAGAAAGTATTATGAATATTCCAACTGATAGCGAAGCGGATGCATCATTTAAAGACAATTTGAGAGATATGTATTTGGACGCAAATGAAATTGTATTTGGTGAGAAATTAGACGCGATTACACGAATGGTGGAAATACCAGAGAGCGAGAAAACGTATTCGATTGAGGCACAAGTCAATGATTTAATGGACCAATTTTTATCCACTATTCCAGATAATAAACGCAGTGATAAGGTGTTGACAAATATTCATCGTCTTATTTTACGTTTCAAAGAATTAAGAACTCTGTATTCTGAATACGACGAAAATCAAGATATTGTCGGAAAGAAAATAAATGGTCCTTTTCATAAACCGTTGGTAGAGAAAATACACAAATTGAATACCCAGTTAAAATGGATTTTACCCGTTGTGCAGAACCGCAAGATTATTTATTCTGATGAAAAAGATGTTGAGCAAGAAAGTGATGTTGTATATAGAAATGCAGTTAATTCGGTTGACCAAATGAGTGAAACATTAACTGAATTTCATAAGTCCAAAACGGGAGGAATGGAAAATAACTATAGTGAAGCATATAACAAGATTGATACGAATATGAAAGTATTCGATACACCCATTGACGATTCGAATTGCTTGGCTGTGAAACCCGTAGTAGAAGATTTAGAGGCCATTGTGGATAATCTCGGCATGTTTGAATCAAGCGTTGCGAATGTATATAAATCAGGTAAAAACGCACAATCTACATTGAATCGAAAGAAATATTTGTTACAGAGATATACAACTGGGTCCAGTCAACTGGAAAGAAACGTTATGAAGACAGGGAAAAGCGTATATTTCCGTAAGCAGATTACACCAAATGATACTATGTGCGTTTCATCGATTGTTACTCTACCAGAGCCATTCATCCGTATGAGCGCGATGTACTTGCCTTCGCAAAATATTTTGAACAAAGCTGAACTGAACCAACAATATCGATTTTTGTTTCGTATATTGAAAACCAATTTAGATATTGTCCCACGTGTGGTGAACGACTTGTCCAAAGAACTGGACTACGACAATGAAGAAGGGAGCGATTTGTTTTCATCATTCAATGAATTCATTATTAACAATGATAAAGAAGAACTTGACCAAGACAGAGAAGACAAATTCAAGAAATTTCTAGAGGTGATCATTCCCAAAACGAGAACCATTTTGAAATTAGTTCGCAAAAATCTACACGATAAATTGTCCTTTGTAGATGTAGTCAAGCAATTGGAACCTTATGGAATACATACCGAGGATATCACGTATACACAATACGTCGATATACAATACATTGTGCAACAGCAGATTTCCGAACTGAAATCGAAAATGGAAACAAAAAGAGGATTGTATAATGCTTTACATAAGCAAAGAAATGTGAACAAGACTCAAAACCCAGTCAGTCGCATTGTTACCGATAATGCTGATATTTTGGACGCGTTTACAAAGGCGTATTTTGCTATGCAGCAAAAAGATGACTTATCAATCAGTGAAAGTGAAATGATTTCAAAGTTATACACGCAAGACGAAAATCAACTATATCCTCGATTGATTAGTTCAAGATTAACATCTTTGATGGCCGAAACAAACTCGTCTACATTAACCGACGTGTTGTTTGGTAAGGACGCACAAGGCGCATTCGAGAATGATGAATATAAAATTCAATCGGTTGACTGTACTCGCAAATATTTGGCCAAGAAATATGAAAGTCTGGGTGAACTTCAAAAAGACAACAATGTGGACGAACTCTATTATGATAATGAATACGATGATGCGCCTCATCACATTATGGACAAATACAAATCAAAAAAGGAAGAATTGGATCCAAAGGCGTTCAAAGAGTTTCTTATTGAAGTCTTGATTCACAAACACGATTGTCCAGTCGACTATGCGGAAGAATTGGCGACGATTTTAATCAGCAAAAAGAAGCCGGTGTCGGAAGGTGAGTATGCAATTTTGGATATTTTACCCGAGAAACAGAAAAGTCTTGAGTTATCTGAAATTAGCGAAGAAGATGACCAAACGATCGAAAATACGCGTAAGTTGATGTATTATAAACGCATGAAAAATCATTGGGTTCGAGATGATACGATTGCAACAGAAGCATTTTATGATACGAACACGCTGTTTTGCAATATCAATGAAACATGTTTTAAAAATACGCGGTCCAATGTATGCGAGACCAATGATGAAAGTACGATTAGGTTCAAACAACACAACAAAAAGAGTATATTGAACGAGTTTGACCGAAGATATCATCTGACCCGTGAATTACTCATACAAGAGTTAGAAAAAGAGATCACTTATTTGCTGAAATACAATAAAAATATACAGCACCTTCGTCGCGTCCAATTATATAAAGCAAATAATCTGGCGGTTGAAATCGGAAACTTCGCAAAGAAGAATGAACTTATTGTTTCTCCGCGTCTTGAATTATTGAATTGCATATTGGGACAAACTGATTTTGTGAAAAAACAAAACAACATTATGTCGTTTGCTTCTCAATATACTCGCAATCCTCTGGTTGAACAATTAGAAGAAGACAAACACTGGCTATATTGCAAAGAAACCAATACCAAATTGATGCCTATTACTATTTTTGAATTGGCGAAGGCATTTGTCTCTGGTGAAAATTATAACGAAAAATTAAACCAAATTTGCAATGATTATGGTAGAGAAGAAGGAGGCGACATTGTAGACAAACACAGTGGCGTTGTTTTGAGAAAGAGCGATTTCCAAGAAGAAGAAATGTTTAACGACAGCGGTTTTCGCATTACCACGCATAGTATGTTAGAAAAAGATTTGGGTGATGTCTATGCATCCACAAAGGGGAAAACAAAGGGCGTGCCTATTTTTGAAAATGAAACCATGTCCAGCATATACAATGTGCTTGTGACTATATGTGAACGTATACATCTTCCCCACGAAGAGATACAAGATTTTGTGTTACGCGTATCGAGTATAGTTATCGATAAGGCGACCATTAGTGAAGATGAATACAAACAAAAAACCGATAAAATAAATAAGGGCAAGGAAAAGAAGGTCAAAATACCCAGTTACAAGAATTACAAGAATGAGAACCTAATTCTTGCCGTTGCAAATTCATTGATTATTGCGGTCCAAACACAAATGCCTTCTTTCAAATCGAACAAAACCTTCCCAGGGTGCGTGCGTTCTTTTACTGGGTATCCTCTTTCTGGTGTCGAAGACACAGGAGCGATACAATATATATCTTGCGTCATTTTCAAAATTAAAAGTACGATCGACCCTTGGAGTTCTCTGAAAGGATATAAATCCGTCGATAAAATTATTCCCCGCATTACAAAAATGATGGAGGAGCGATTCCTGAAACGTCCTGATGTTCAAGAGAAATTGACGGACAAACGACAATATTTGTTATTGAACCCAGAATCTACTATTCCAGATACACACGCTATTGCGAAATGGGTCCATTTCTTGCCGCCTGTTGTTAAATATGAACTGGATAAATCCATACAAAATGTAACTCCTGAATTTAATAAAGAGTTGAACGCACTTATCAAATCTGGAAACGCAAAACAAAACCATCTCGTAAACATTGTAAAGAGTAAAAATATGTTTTATGGATACCATATTATCAAAACCATCAACGAATTGGTGAAGGATAAAGAATTATTATTGAAGACGGCTTCTTCTATGCCCTTTCTTGAAAATGCTTGCTGCAATACAGGTTTAGTGAACCCAGTCAAATATTTCATAAATCAAGAACCATTGTTGTCTACTTATTTCCATTCTGTGAAACGCAATGAATTATTATTGAAACAAGTGACTAGTATGTCTGCTGCTCCATTGATATATCATAAAGAATTTACTGGTATGGTCTACCCAGTTGTATCGAGCGGCAATTTAGAGGAAAAAATATATTCTTTCATTATGAAACACTGTTTGTATGATAGAGATGTACCTGTTCCTGAGAAATATAAGGCGGTATGTAGCGATAAACCGGAGGGCTATAACAAACAGTGGTCGTTGCCCGAAAAAATCGAATTCTTAAAGCGAAATGGAAAGCAATATACGGAGAGCGATTTAAAGGCTTTATTGAATATTGTAAATGAAGAACACATTGTGCAGATTGAACCAACAAAACCTTACGAGTTAGTAGATGGATTTCAAGACATATTAAATTATCTTGAAGATAAAGACTCTTCTATCATTCCACAAAAAATGCGCAAATTGCTTTTTGAAGTCATCGATAATGTCCAACCTGGTAAAATGTATACAGAAGAAACATCTCAAGTAAAGAGCCTAGCCAAACATCTTGATAAAGTAAACAAAAATGCATATGTTGCGATTAATACTTACTTGTCTTCCAAAAATGAAGAATCGAAATACAAACACGTTCGTGAATTCCTAGAAAACATCGATACATGGAACATTGTCGACAACAATCACAACGATAATGTGCAGACATTTTCTCAATTTGTAAAAAATATGATGTATCACGTTACACAAGTATATCCAAATGTAATTCGTAACGGAAAAGGCTTCCATCCGTATATGGATAGCAACAATGGTTATAAAAAATGGAACTTATCTAAATTGCACGTTCAACACTTAATGGACTATCATGAAGAATATTACATGCATTTGCGACCCTTTTATGAAAATTCCATTGTAATCAAGTTGTTTAATGAAATGGACGATATGTTCTCGGACTTGAATAAATTCATTCGTCATTTCCCGGTGCAAGAAGAAGTAGTGAAACAAACGGGAAACACGCGCACCACCTATTATTCGTTTTTGAATAACAAAACAACTATGTTATTATTGAAATATTGTTTCTACACGTGCATTTGCATTTTTATTGAATCCACTGAAAATACAATGGTGGTTCAAACCAACTTGAATGAATACAAAGGCAATGTTCGCAAAGAGAAAGAAGAGATGAATGAAACTCTTGGAAATATTATTACGGAAACAAATACCACCGAAGAAAACAACGACTATGTAGGTGCACTTCAAGAAGTAGATATATCAGATGTTACACACGATCTCAAGGTGAAGATTGCAGATTTGATCGTCGCATTATTAAACATCGAAATGGATAACAAAAAGGTAATGAACTTGTCTTATGCGGATATTGAAAGAGGTATGCGACGCGAAAGACAAGACGAGCGTCAAGCAATGATTACATATTTAGGAAATATGGTTCCACAACAACGTAGAATAGAAGAATTGAGTAAAATTCATAAACTCGGTAACTGGAATGTTGGAAATCAAGACGCAATTTGGAAATACGATAAAAAACGCTTCGACAATGAAATGAACGAAGGCGAATTTTTTGAATTTCAAAACAAAACCACATCTAAAGAAGCCGAGCAAGAAGTTGTGGATTTGGACGATATGATAGAAGAAGACCAATACGCGCAAGATATGGAAAATGAAAGCGCAGGATACAGAGACGGTGTCGACTTCAGCGAATTGCAAACAGATTACCACGATGGGGATTTTTATCCCGAAGATAGAGATGAAGATGACTTTAATGGCGAAGATTAATTTTCTCCTTCTTTTTTATCTTCCTATTGTAAGTAAGTCATCATGGCGAATTTAAAAGGGTTTGTTCAAGTAAATAAATTATCAGTCACTGTTTCTATTTTTTTAATTATATTTTCGATTATCCATATGTTGAAACCAACTATTATGTATAGCGAAGATGGCGGATTTCGTCCATTTGGCGTCGGATATCGTCACAAAACAGTCATCCCGATTTGGTTAGTCTCCATCTTGGTAGCAATATTCAGTTATTTAGGTGTTCTCTATTATTTAGCGTATATGTAACCTAATTTCTCTATGCAAATAAAATATATACTTCTATATTTTATCTGGACTATGGAACCGCCTCTGCTCATTGATCCATCTTTTCGCAATTACATGTTCCATACTTTACAATCTTGCCATCAATATCGCACAAACATGTACTATTATGTATTGAACTTTGGTATTCTCTTTCTCTTTGTACTCATTGCTGGGTTGACCCTCTATAACTGCAGTCTAAACAAGAAGAGCGATTTAGAAAAACAACAGAAAATGATTGAAGATCAGCAATATGTTATGTCCAAAATACGTTATTATAAACAAGAAATGGGCGAGAACAAGGAAATGATGACCAATATTACAAATCTGCCTTCTTTAGAACATTTCTAATTTTGATAATGTTGTCTTGTTATTATTATTTGTTGGTTATATATATCAATATAGAATGAACATTATCGAAGATGAAAGAAACGATGTAATTCAGAATAACAATAGGGCACAAGCGCAATTCGAGAACCTGTTAGGAACATATTCAAAGGAAACTACTGAAATCATAGTGAAAGACCCTCTTTATGGAGAACTCGATATGTCGATATTAATAGCAAACGGATTTTTACTTGTGAATAAAATCGTGTTCGGAGAAGGCAAATTGACGGACATTGTAAATATTCCCACCAAACTTCCCAAAATTAAAGTGTTTCACTGTACAAATAATTTATTACAACAAATCGAAGACTTACCTAATTCGCTGGAAGATGTGAATGTAGATGGCAATGAATTCGCAGAATTCGATATTTCCACATTAGACAACCTGAAAAAACTATCTATCAATCACAATCGCCTGACCGCTTTGGAAAACTTCCCTGAAACGCTGGAAGAATTACATGCATCATTTAACCAGTTAACCCAACTCAACTTTGGCGATGCGCAACAGCTAAAAATAATAAACGTATCCAACAATAATATTCTACGTATCGAGAACCTACCTGAAAGTGTGATCGAATTTGATATGGACAACAATCCAGACATTCAATTTATTAACTCCAGTCTTCCTATTCAACCCAAAGACGAATATCGCAGAGGAAAAAAACGCATGGATGTGTACGAATCATTGGACAAATACTTCAAAATGGAGAACAAATACAAACATAAACACGTATCCAAAAACAAAAAACCCAATTGCGTAAACTGCAACAGAAATGTGGGCTCCAAGTTTTTCAAAAAGGACCAGCACTATATGGCGATTTGTGGAGATGAAACCTCACCTTGCGATTTGCAAATCGACATTTATATGGGCGAATACACAACCATGGACGAAATGATGTCTGTGTTCAAAGAATCCGCGGAGGGTTTAAAGGTAAATATTATCAAACAGAAATTAGATACTCTTTTTAATTATACCAGCGAAGAAGCATCTATTGAGAACTTTAAACAGGCATTGGAACAATACAACGACGACAGTGTAATATACAAAGGTCTATTGGACGAATACAATCTTCATATGAACAACAGCGTTACCCAGCAACTCATCGATAAATTCGACAAAGATATGTACCTATTGACACAAAAGATAAAGGTTCTCATTGATGAATATAAACAAACTAACAACAAACAATTATTAACCGATGCAACTAACATACAATTAAAAGAACTCAACCCTCTCATTCTAAAGCGTCGAGAACTTGCTCACCCTGTTATGGAAATGGTCCACTATACTACAGAGAAAAAGCAGATCGAAAGAGAAGACATTCACGGAAATGACTACGACGAACTGTTTCAGTATCCAATTACACTCGACAAATTAATGTCGAGCAGTGGAGAACCTCCCAAGGTAATTAAGTTTGAAACTGGAAGCACAACCAAATAAGCTCATATTTATTCATAATCTATACATATGTATGTACTAAAACATATGTATATGTACCATCTACGTAAGAACCGTATTTAGTGTAATTACTTAGATCTAACAATCATTGTAATTTGAAACACCGTCCCAGATAATGCTGAACTGGTTGGCCCACTTCTTTTTCATACAAGGACCAGTGTACCATTTTTTATCGTCGAAATCAATCGTATTGGATATTTCATCGTAACCGGGAGTAGAGTCGGTGGTAAGTGTTACTTGTCCGTTCTCGTAGATGGAACCTAGATTGGGATGAGGGTCCTCATCATTTGCCGAGGGTATCTGGCATACATTGATGTTATTTCTTTCAATAGACTCCCAATAATCCGGGCAATGTCCATGTTGAGGAGGATATGGCGTATCTTGTCCAGCATTGCTAGAAATTTGCATTCCAATATAAGCCAAAATAACAATAAGGACAATAATAGCAACAATTAATACAATCGAATAAAAGCGATCCATTCTATACTATGTAGAAACATATTTCTCATACAACACTAAATATATTTAGTAACTCGAGTGCAGATATAATTTCTAAGGAAAGAATATACCAGAATTTGAAACATGTCATCTTTATTCAACACAAATAACTACAATAAACCACAAGAATCTATATTAAACAAGCAGGCACTGAATGGACGCGTAAACCTGATCACGGAACCTTCCCCTGAAGTGCGCTTTAAAATGCAGGAAAAAGTTGCGGCCAAAAACAAATCCTCTGAATACAGAAATGCCCTTGCAGGAGAGTTGGAGAACAACATGTTATCCAATGTATTCTTTTCCGCAGAGAATGTGCAAATACTGCAAAACGGTATTCGCGCCGGCGTTCACAAGGCGTCCAAAGAAGAAATTTTAGTCCCTCCTCAAAACGTCGATACATTGAAGATCATTATGAGAAGCACCTATCTACAATACGCAGAACATCGTTTGGATAAGATTACCCAAGAAGTCGAGCGCCTCAACAAACTAGTATTGAACTATTGCGTTCCTAACGTACACAGTGCTGCTATCAGTTACCGCAAGTATTTGGAGGACCAGAGTACCATTGCTATGCCTATGGAGCGTCCTCGCAACCACGATCGCGACTACAAACAATTGGAATTGAAGCATTTTATGTAAATAATTTAGTTAAAGAGAACATTTATATGCAATGGGTTGATACATAACACGCCAGGCGGTTGGGCAGGGCGCAACGAATGTGACTGGTCTTCATAAAAAATAAGTAATATAACTTCAGGAATGATTACTTATTTTTTTTCTACACAAATTATTCGTTTTCATTGTAACTATCTAAATAGTCGTATATAATAAAGATATGTTCGTCTATCTTTTGGAATGTACCGACAATGCGACGTATGTAGGCGCAACGGTAGATGTAGACAGAAGATTACGGCAACACAACAAAGAAATTAAGGGTGGAGCACACGCCACCGGGGTAAAAGTCGCAGCCGGAAAATCTTGGACGAGGGCATGTTACGTATCTGGATTTCCCGATTGGTCTGCCGCGTTGCAGTTTGAATGGCGATGGAAACAATTATCTAGAAAACTACCCCAACAAATGTTCCCACTTGAACGAAGAATGTCTGCGTTACAAACACTATTGAACTTAGAACGCCCTACCACCAAAGCAGTCTCATATACGGAATGGGAAAATAAACCGGTTGTTCACATAGAGCAAAACATGGAATTGTGTTCTGTTTACTTACAAAATGACCCTGACCAACCCTATACAATCGCAGAATAATCAATTCGGGGTTATTTAGTATATTATCTCACTATTCTATAAGATAACAATTTATGTCGCAAATAAACACACCTCGACCGAATAACGCACAACTAAATATATCTCAACCAAAAAAAACAGTTCGCCCAAAAAAAACAGTTCGCCCGAAAAAACCAGTCATCATACAACCTAAATGGGTAGGCGAAGGCAGCTACGGATGCGTCCACAATCCCCCTTTGCTATGCGTAGATCAAAAACAACAAGACTCAATTAGCAATGTATCCAAATTGATGGGGCATCATGACGCACAAGAAGAATTGAACGAATTTTTTCTCGTTAGCAAGGCAGATAAAAACGGCGAATATCATTTGGGAAAACCAAGTATATGTAAACCATCCAAAATACCATCCAATTTACTCGCCATCAAAGACTGCAAACAAATTCGTCCGACTGCACAAGAGATGAAGCGGTTCTCATTGCTCATTATGAAGAATGGTGGTTTGAATATTGAACAATTCGCAGGCAAATTTAAGAAACAAAACGCAAATACCGAAAATATGGGACAAATCATTGATTTCTTAATTGAAGGTATCCGGTTACTAGAAGGCTTAGAATTATTTTTAGACAACGACATTATTCATCACGATTTAAAATCGCAAAACATTGTTTATAATCAGAGTGAAAACAGAGTGAACTTCATTGACTTCGGTTTAATGGATAACATTAACAATGTAAGCAGTCAAGCAATCCATAGTGATTATGGATACGATATTCATTGGTCGTTCCCTTTTGAAATTGCGCTGTGGAACAAAAATGACTTCAAGACGTTTGTAGAATCGAGCATTCACGACAAAGAAGTTCGTATGCGTCCGATATTAAAGAAAATAGAAAAGAATTGTCCCTATTTTTTTGAGGTGATTTACAACAACGATAAACAATCAATCAAGAATCACATTACGGAGTTTATGAACTTTTTGGATATGATTGATAGCGATTACGACCAATTTTTAGACAAATCATTGAAGACCATGGACCTATATGGTGTAGGCATAGCGTTTATGGACCTTTACAATAATACTGAACATATTTTGGAAACGATTGAAATAGAAATGGATCTGAAAATGAACAAAGATACTCTTCTAGCGTCACGTTTCAAAAACTTATTTATGAGCATGGTCGACCCCAATGTGTATAATCGTACGACTCTACGGAGTGCATTGTATGAGTATCAACATATATTAATCGACAGTGGACTGGTGGATAAAAATACAAACACTCATTCCAAGTTATTAAAGCAGTCGATTGAAAATATGCAATCCATTCAAAAAACGTCTTCTTCTGTCGCGAATGAAATCTCCACAATATCTCTATCATTAACTCCTGATCAAAAAGAAGAAATAAAGGAAAGTGTTCCCAAACGGGTTTGTCCAGAAGGAAAAGAATACAATAAGCGAACAAAACGTTGTGTTAAAAAATGCAAAGAAGGTTCTCGTCGCAATGAAAATTTTCGCTGCGTGAAAATCCCTAAGAGTAAAACGCAAAAGAAGAAAAATTCACTTGGGATTTGTCCGGAAGGAAAAGAAAGAAATCCTCTTACCAACCGCTGCGTAAAAATATGCAAACCTGGATACAACCGAAATGAAACTTTCAAATGTGTGAAATCCAAAAAATAAATAATTGAAATATGATGATACCAATTATTTACAAAAGACCAAGAGCAGGTTTAAAAACTAGCACCGAAGGAACCACCTAACATACTGTTAGCAGCCATAGGGTCGACGCCAATATTGTAATCCATCGCTTGCTCTTGTTGCTGAACACGTTGTTGAGGAGGTTCTTGTGTAGGTTGCATACCATTTCTGGCCTGGGTTCCAGCAACAGCCGCAGGTGGGAATGATCCCTGTTGCATCTGAGAATTATCTAAATGGTCAGCTTGACTGGGAATGTGTTTGGATTTTCTACCCTTCTGCTGCTGCATCTCTTCCTCTTCATCAGGACCGTTAATCAGTTCCATAACACGATCAACCAAAATATTCACCTTGATGCCTAATTTGGTTTGAATGCTGAGGACAATCATCAGGAACGCCAAGATCACATTGGTAAGGGTTAAATTCTCGTATTTGAAACCGCTATATGTGGGGAAATAAGTGATGAGACGATGGATTAATACAATGCCTATGAATAACAAAGATAATTGGATTAATACTTCTGCTAAAAGTTCGAAACTTGACTTTTGAGTATCAGCCTCGGGAATAAAATGATGAATTGTCTTATTCAATAAAACCACGGGAATTACGCCCATTACGGCATATTGAAGAACATTCATCAATTCGCCCATACTCTCCTCGCTGCTGGAAAATACATGATTGAAAATAGTAGGTTTGATAACTTCGCCTCCGTCTTGTAATAGATTTTCCATTTGTATATACAATCATAAAGAAATTATATAAACAAAAAACTGAATTACAGTGTATTACCATGTCTCATCCAGAGCAACAATACTTACAACTTATTCGTGATATTCTTGAACGTGGACATGATCATCATGGTCGCAATGGAGATACAAAAACTCTATTTGGAAACATGATGCGTTTCCCACTAAAAGACGGCACGGTTCCTCTTCTTACTACGAAAAAAGTGGCTTGGAAAACTTGTTTCAAAGAACTCATTTGGTTTATTCGTGGATGTACCGACAACGAAGACCTACAAAAACAAAAGGTGCATATTTGGGACGGCAATTCCACTCGAGAATTTCTGGACAGTCGCGGTTTAACCCAGAACGAAGAAGGCGATTTGGGGCCCGTATATGGACATCAATGGAGACATTTCAATGCAGAATATGTAGATCGTTATACCGATTATTCAGGCAAGGGCATCGATCAGTTGCAATATATCATTGATAATCTAAAAACCGAAGAAGGACGTGCATCACGTAGATTGATTATGTCTGCGTGGAACCCGTGTCAGTTGGACGAAATGGCGTTGCCTCCGTGTCACGTTCTTGCTCAATTTAATGTCCGCAGCGAGGGTGACAAACACTATTTGTCGTGTGCTCTGTATCAGCGCAGTTGCGACGTCGGTCTAGGTGTACCTTTCAATATTGCATCATATTCATTTTTGACCCATTTGATCGCGAAGGAATGCGATTTGATTGCTGAAGAATTTGTATATTTTATGGGCAATACTCACATTTACAATGACCACATTGACGCATTGAAGATACAAATTACTCGAGAACCATTGCCGTTTCCCACGATGGATATCCCAAACAAGAAATCTTTAGAAGATTACCAAGTTGCCGACATTGTATGGAAGGAAGAGTACAAAAGTCACGAAACAATTAAAATGAATATGTCTGCGTAAAAGAAATAAAAACATTATTCGGTCATAGATATATATTACTTACATATGAGTTCTTCCAATGCTGCAGCAATCCGCAGACGTGTCGGCGCTCAAGCAAATCCACTTTCAAACTCTACGCCCAACTTGAATTCTATATCCGAAAACTTGAGTACAGAGCCCAATGATAACAAGTCGAAAACCTATACCACATTCGAAATGATTACTTTGTTGAATTCCCGTGTAGTTGCACTCGAAAAAGGGACGAACCAGACATCTTCAAATGGTGACCAGAATACACAACAAGAGTTAATCTCACTAGTGGATGAAATTAATATTCGCTTCGAACTGTTTGCGAATGAGATTGCTGAAATGAAAGACACCGTCTTGAAACTGCAAACATATACCATGGACGTAAACAAGCTGTTGGTAAACGAACGCATACAGATACTATCAAACATGGACCAGACAGAGATTTCTGAACCAGAATTCCAGGAACTCGACGCAAGTTTGAACAATGTATTTAGTAATGTGAACGAGGTTACCAGCGTGGATGTATCTACTCTTGCGAAAGAAGAAATACGAACAAATGATGAATAAAACAAGTTGTGCAAATAAATTAAAAACATGCATTTATTTTTGTATAATATAATATAAGTTGATTATACAAAATGTCCGACAACAATCTCAATAACAAGATCCAATCTATACAAGACCAATATTATCAAGAAAATACCAAACATCGATTTTTTAAAAAGGCACAGAAAATAGATTGCGCGAACAAAGTATTAAGCGAAGTCGGAATGAACGAATTAATCGGAAGAACCGTGTATTACAAGGAAGGTACAAACATGTTGTTGCTGAACTATCCTGTATTTAAGACATTTGCCACTGATGATGTATGTGGTCCATTAACTGACTATTTTATCGAATTGTTAAAGTACGGAAAGAAATATTATAACAGTATTGATCTTAGGATAGATTTTGATACACTAACAATTACTGGTTTCGAGCGATATAAAAATTTTATTAAAATGAGTATGAGCAAAATATCTAACAAATATGACGATGTTATTAAAACATGCACCATAGTCAATGCGCCTAGTTTCACTGGTCAGATCATTAGTTTATTTGCAAGCATTATCGGACCAACTGAATTTACAGATTTACAAACGAAATTGTATGTCATTAGTAAGAAATAAATTATATAAACACTGTCTGTTCATATACTATATATATTATACGTGAAGCCATTGTTATGTCCAATAAATTCGCTATTACCAAACTACACCACGCCGATGGTTTCGTGTCTTTGTTTCAACACGTAAAACTGTTCTCTGAACATATCAATATTATTTTTGACGAGGACAAGATGTACATTCAATGCATGGATCCAAGCAAGGTATCGGTATTTGAAATTTTCCTACCCAAGGAGTGGTTCGATTCATACGAACTTGTCGATAATGCATCCATTACTATCGGAATTAGTTCGAACATGTTGTTCAAAGTATTGAATACACGAGACAAAAAACAAGATATCCATTTATCGTTTGATTCGGAGGGTGAGCGTATTTCGATTGAATTTCACTGTGATGATAAAAATGTATACGATAAAGAATTTACACTGCCTTTGATGGACATTGAAAGCGAAATTATGAGTATTCCTGAAATGGCCAGCACTGCTGATATTTCACTGCCATCTGCGAATTTCGCCAGCGTAGTGAAAGATATGAAACTATTTGGCGACACCTTGAATTTGTCTTGTGACCAAGAAAATCTAACTATGAGCGCGAACAGCGACGAGAGCGGAAAAATGAATGTGAAAATTACCACAGATGACTTGACTTCTTATGAAATCGAGGAAGATGCAGAGTTGAATATATCCTACAGTTTGAATATTTTGTCCAATGTGTCGTTGTATTCCAAATTGTCAGAGCATATTCATTTTCACGCAAAGGAGGGATTTCCTCTGAAAATTGTATATGAACTGGATAGCGACATTGAAGCTGCGAAAATGGTTTTCTTCATCGCCCCCAAGATTGACGACGAATAGTGGTCCAATTCATCGCGTTCAATATATAGACAAAAAACAATATAATAGTGTATACCAAAATACTATATTATGTCATTCCTAATTAATTTACTGGTATTTTTTCTAGTACTTATTTTTTATTTACAATTAGCAGAGCAACACAAAAAAAATAATGATTTAGAAGTATACCAATTGGACTATATTGAACGAAAAGATGTACACGACTATTGTCGCTTGAAACTGCCTATCGTAATTAACTACAATAATGTGAATCCAGATTTCGTTTCACGCATTAACAAGACTGATGTAGTCCGTGCGCTCAAATATATGCAAATTAAGAACGAACACGATTTTTATAAAGAAGTTCCCGACAACAGTTATGTCGAAATGGATACACACAATGCGAATATTTTGCTCGAAACATCTTCTGATGAACCTTATTATACAGAACACAATGACGAGGCAATACAAACCAGTCCATTGCGTAAAGTCTTCGAAACCAACAACTTTTTGTTGAAACCCGACATGAATATTGTGTCTAAATACGACATCTTGTTTGGAAAAGATAAGTCACATACTCCCTTTCGTTATCACACACAACATAGTCAATTTATTTGCTGTCATGAAGGCAGTGTTTCTATTAAAATGTCGTCTTGGGAAAATACGGATTTGTTGAACCCGCATCATGATTATGAACGGTATGATTTCCGCTCGCCTATACATATCTGGAACCCGCAATCAGAATGGGCGGCGAACGTAAAACAAATGGAAACAATGGACATTGTGTTGGAAAAAGGGTGTATGTTATATATTCCTTCTTTTTGGTGGTATTCCATAGAATTTCAACAAGGTTCGTTGGTATCATCGAGTCAATACAGTTCGTTCATGAACTGTTTATACAATCTTCCTTCGTGGGGTCTGCATTATATTCAAAAAATGAACGTGGAAGACCAACTATTAAATCTAAAGAATGGGTTATCGACATCGCCGTCAAAAGAGGAACTTGCTGATACAAAAGAAGATATCGCTACTAAAGAGATTAGCGAACCCATATTAGTTGAAGATACTACACCGCTGCATGAACCAGAGGTTGCGAATGCGAAACATGATATAGAAGAGAAACATACAAATAATGATGAAGAAGAAAAGGAAATAAAAGATACGTTGAATTATCTTACAAC